ATCTCAATATCCCTGGGGTCAGGCCCTTCCGGGTCTCTATCAGTTCCTTTCAGTAGATATAATCTAACTCTGGTAGATAATTCTTCATAATTTAAAATTTTTCTGACTTCATTATAACTTACTCCATTCCAAACCTTGAACCTCTGATAATATTGTATTTTCTACTACAAAATTCCCAAATTCTTCATCGCTATACCAAATCTTAAACATAGTTTTCACTCCCTAAAATAAATATTACTTAATCTTTATTTTTCATTTGAAAAATATTATCTCCAAATGATTTAGCTAATAACGGAGGAACTGCTTGACCTGTTAGTACACGCCCTTGAACCATGCCTCCTTTAAATTCAAAAAAATCAGGAAAGCTTTGTAATCTTGCCCTCTCTCTAACAGTTAATCCTCTTATCTGACTGGGATGCCCATATTGAAATTGCGGTCTTATTCCTCCAGAAATTATGGTAGGTGCAGGTTTATCTGGATGTAATCTTACTCTTTGTCTAAACTTTTCATACATTGGTTCTCCAGGCTTAGTAGAACTTATTCTATCTATTGTGACCTGTCTATGATTAGGTGCTTTATGATTTTTTAATACTTTATTATTACTTCTCATTAATTGCTGAAAATTATTTTGAGGCATTTTTTTATATTTACTTGCTGATTCTCCTACTTTCAATTTAGGTAAATCAGAAATAGCTTCCCAAACACTTATCTCTTCATCATTTTCTACCGGCCAATCTAATTGAATATCTAAATCTTTTCTAACTCCCATAAAAAACAACCTTTTCCTTTGTTGAGGAACTTGATATTTTTTAGAATTTAAAACTCTAGTTTCAACATTATAATTATCATTTAAAGCTTTTTTAATAGTTTCTACAAATTCTCCATCTTTAGCTTTCTTCATTGTAGGAACATTTTCAACTATAATAAATTTAGGGTTAGTTAAATCAACAACTCTTAGAAATTCTTTAAACAAATAATTTCTTTCATCCTCATCATTTTGCTTTCTATTAGCAATTGAAAATCCCTGGCAAGGAATTCCCGCAGTAATTAATTCAATTTCTTTTCCTAAACTTGCTTCTTTAATAGCCTTCTCTAGTAACTTATCATTTGCTTCTCTAATATCTCCAAGAATCGCATGAGCAAATTTATGATTAAATTGAAATGTTTCAATTGATGGTACATGAATATCAACTCCTAAAACAACATCAAAACCAGCCATTGAAAGACCAGTAGAAAAACCACCTGCCCCACAAAACAAATCAATCATTGGATGGTTCGGTGCATTTTCCCTTTCTTTCATAGATTTTAAATGTTTAGGATCTCCTTTAGAATTATAACTACTCTTTTCAACTTCAACTTCTGGATCCCAAATATTCTCTTTAGTCATTTTATTTATTCCTCCTATAAATAATTAATTAAACTTTAATTCGCATACTATTTTATTATTTTCTTTATTTATTATTATATCCAATTACCTGAATTATTCACGGTAATTTAAAAAATAGTGTTTCGAATCGCATAGTTCCTGCATTTTTAAATATTCTTTCTTTCACTTAAAAAGTGATGCAAAAAACAATAGAAAAAGGGCTCCTCTTTTGATAAAATGAAGTTAGTAAATAAACATTCACACAAAGGAGGAATCCTTATGTCTAGTTTAAGTGAACTTCAGTTAAAAAGCAATAGTAAAATCAAAATAAATTTTAATGGAGGAGATTTATCCTCTGATTCTGGGCTTCTTTTAATCAAGGAGTTCGCCCATAAAATTGGTTTAAATAAGCTAATTAATAAAACTTTTAAGACTAATGATACCTCAAAAGATCGTTTTCACAAAGATGATGAAAATCTTCGTCAAATGATATATCAGATTTTGGCAGGTTACTTCAATGATAACGATGCTGATGAGCTAACAGATGAACCGATTTTCAAACGTATCCTTGAAAAACCTTCTTTAGCATCACAGCCTACTTTATCACGTTTTTTCAATCGTATGGATGAAGATACCCTAAAGCAATTTAATGAAATTTGCAAAAAATTACGCGCCTTGGTTTACAAGATTGAATCTCCAGAAATGGTGTTATTAGATCTTGATTCAACTTTACTAAATACTTATGGCAAACAAGAAGGAGAAGGTTTTAATTATCACTACAGTTCCCATGGATACCATCCTTTACTCTGCTATGATGGTTTAACTGGTGATTTACTAAAAGCAGAACTTAGAGATGGTACAGTATATACATCTAATGGTGTTGTAGAATTTATGCAACCTCTTTTAGATGAATACTTTCAAGATTATGAAGATATTTCTTTGTATCTTAGAGGTGATAGCGGTTTTGCAACACCAGATTTATTTAAACAATGTGAATGCAATGGTGTTTCATATGCTATTAGATTAAAAGCCAATCAGAATCTTTATAAGTTAGCAAGCCATGCAGAATATAAAATGGCTGAACTTACTGAAAAAAATCTAGTTGATTACGCTGTTGTGTATGATGAATTCTTTTATCAAGCTAGTAGTTGGGATTATCCAAGACGCGTTGTCGTTAAAGTTGAGAAACCAGCTAATCAGTTAACATATCAATATTCATTCATTGTTACTAATATGGATTTGATACCTGAAGAGATCCTAAAGTACTACTGTAATCGTGGTACGATGGAGAACTTTATTAAAGAATGTAAGAACGGTTTTGATTTTTCATCAACAGGAAGTAGAAGCAAAATAGTTAATGCTAATCGTTTACAACTTCATGTTTTAACATATAATTTATTCAATTATTTTAGACGTATAGTTTTACCTGAAAGCATGAGAAAAATGCAGATAGATACCATTCGTTTAAAACTGATTAAAATTGCTTCAAAGGTAATCAAATCAGCAAGATATATTTATTTTAAACTGTGTAGTAGCTGTCCTTATCAAAACGAATTCTATAAAGTTGTAGAAAATATAAGGTTGCTTCCACAATTAGAATAATACTAAATAATGAACCTTGAAAACTCAAAAATGCTAAAGCGATAACTGTAGGATAAGTCTGCCTTCGTCATGGAAAATATTGGTTAATTAGAAAGCGATAATCTTTAAAAAAGAGTCGCGAACTGATTTTAGGGTAAATCATAGACTCATGAATAATTCAGGTATAATTAAGAAAGGTAATATTGATAAGGACTAAATTTAAAAAAATAATTTGGAGGTTGATAATATGGTAACTTATTTAGATGTTTTAAATACTTTTTTAGAAAAGGGTTATAATAAAATGGTTAAATCAAGAACTTTAACAGGAGATGATTTAACTATTGAGGATGAAATTTATATGCTTGATGAAGATAGTATAGAAGCTAAAGAAAAAGTAGTATGGCAAAAAGTTGAAAATAGTCATTTACAAAGAACATTTGTTTATATTAGATCTATTAGTGAATCAGGAAGAATTGAAGAACCAATAGCAATTATTGAAATAGAATAAAAGAGAGGGATTAATTTCCCTCTTTTAGTTTTAAAAAAGAGGTGATAAAATGAAAAATAATAAAGAGACTCTTAATAATATAAAATCAATAAAGGAATTAGTAGAAAATGAAGTATTATGTGATTATTGTTTTTGTACAGATTTTGGAACACAGAAAGTAAATACAAATCCAAAAAATATGTGTTTTGGTGAACATTGTGAAGAAACATATGAAGATTATATTTATGATGAATATGGGGAAAAGATTTATGATTCATATATATTAATAAATAAATTAAAAAAATAATTTTAAAAAACTGTTTACATTTCCATTAAAATGTGGTATAATATAATTAGAAAGTAAGAAAATAAATAAAAAATAAATGGAGGTTGATAATTATGGTAGAAAATGTAAAAGTTGGAGAGGTATATTATATTATTAATAATTATGATGGAGAAGTACAAGAACTCAAAATTGAGGAACATATACCAGCTAAAAATAACCAAAGAGAATATTGGAATGGTGATGTATTAAATACTCCATATCACCAAGGGGCTTATAAAGAAATGCTTTTTAAAACCAAAGAGGAGGCAATTAGACATCGCAAAGCTGAAAAAGAGAAAGACCTTAATAATCTAAGAAAAGCTGTTGAAACTCCTGAAAAAACATTAGAATTTTTATTTAATAATTTTAAGCATGATGAGTATAATACTGATAAAAAAAATAATATCGTTAAAGAAAAAATAAGAGACCATTTTGGAATTGAATTAAATTAATTAAGGGGGTAGATAATATGGATAATGAAATTGAAAATTTACGATATGATATTGAAGCTACTTTGGAGGATGAAAGTGTAATTGAATTAGAAATAACATTAAAAAATGGAAAAAATATTAAAGTTCCTAGAGATAATTGTGATCCTGTTACTAATATTTTTATTGGCCTTGATCCTAAAGGTCATAGTGTTAAATTTAATATTAGACAGATTGATAAAGTTAAACCAATTCATGATAATGCACTTCGTTATAAGTATTAAGATTAATATTATATTTTTTTAATTATTTTAAAAAAAGCCTTTACAAAATGCATATAATATGGTATAATATAATTAGAAAAGGTAATAGGGAAACAGGAAATATTATATCATATTTTTTTAATTATTTTTAAAAAAGCCTTTACAAATTAATTAAAGTGTGGTATAATATAATTAGAAGGTAAGGAAAAGGAATTAAAAAAATAACTTGGAGGTAGATAATATGGATAAAATAAAAAAAGCACATTTAAAAGTTGCTAAAACAATTGTAGAAGAACACAATATGGAAATTATGAAAGAATATGATTATGATATGACACAATGTGAAGATCAAATTGCTACAGTTACTACTAATGGATTTAATTTATGGAATATTTTTGAAGATGAAACTGGTAGAAAATCTGTTGATCCTTTTGAGTATTATGATAAATTTGTAGTATTAGATTTTATTTCAGATTATCATGAAAAAGTAGTAATGACACAAATTTAATTATATATGGGGATTAATTTCCCCATAATTAATTTTAATTATTTTTAAAAAACTGTTTACATTTCCATTAAAATATGGTATAATATAATTAGAAGGTAAGGATTTAATAAAAAAACTTGGAGGTAGATAATATGGGACGAGGAATTGGTTATAGTCATGATTATTTTATTTTATTGGATGAAACTAGTCAATATTTTATGGAAATGGACCATTATATAGCTCAACAGAAATTTGATGAAATTCAAAATAACTTTATTAATTGTTTTAATGCTTATGAATTTAATAAAAATAAACCTACTGGGAAACGAGATGCTTGGTATATTGGAGAAAATATGGATAAAGGAATTAAATTAGGAATTGATACCACAGGATCAATCCCAGCATTTTTTGTAGAAATTAGTTGTGAAGATAATATTGAATATTTTAATGATTTAAAAGAAGAGATTAAGTCCAATAAAGAATTAATTAAAAAATTTGAAAAACAAGAAAAAGAATTAATGATTACAAAAGCTAAATTTCCAGATCAAGATGATTTTTATGATGATTTACAAGATCGTGTGGAATATAGAATTGAAAGTAGAGCTGACTATTTAAAAGAAGAAAAAATTGAAGAAAAGATAGAATTTATTAGAGAATCATTTGATAAATTAATCAATTTATATCCAATAGGAATATTCAAAAAACCAACTTCAAGATATACTACTACTACTCTTAAAAAATATAGTGTGTAAAATATAGTGGGTGAAATTCCCTCTTTTTATTTTAATTATTTTTAAAAAACTGTTTACAAATCATTAAATTTATGGTATAATATAATTAGAAGGTAAGGAAAAAGGAAAGGAAATTAAAAAAATATTTGGGGGGTAGATAATATGAAAAAGCAAATTATTATTACTTTAATCTTATTAATAGCATTTACTGGGATTTGTCAAGCTAAACAAACTACTGTAGAATTAAATGGTAAACCTAAAGCATATATTCATTATCATGGTAAAGAAGCTACAAAATATGTATTAGATAAAGTAATTTGGAAAAATAATAGTATTAAAGATGTTAAGTATAAGCCAATTAAAACTTTTACTCTTAAAGATAATCAATATGGAAAAACTTATTTAGGTAAAGAGTTTATAGCAACTAAAATAGTTATTATTGATACAGAAAAAATTAATAAAAGTCGAACAACTAAAAGATTAAAATCATATAATTATAATAAAGATAAAGGTTTTTATGAATAATTTTAAAAAACTGTTTACAAAACAATTAAAATATGGTATAATATAATTAGAAGGTAAGGATTTAATAAAAAACTTGGAGGTAGATAATATGGATTTTGAAGAAAAATTTGAATTATTAGTGGATGGTGAAGGATTAATAGTAGTTGGTAATAAAGATGATTTAAAAAAAATATCTAATAAAGCTAAAGAAATTTATAAAGAAGGTAAAAGTTTTTTTGATATACTAGGTTATACAAATGAAAATTTAGAGGTTGAATTAGATAATTTTAATGAAGATCATCATATTACAATTAATTTACCACATTGTAATATTAATGAATTATATAATTCTTATTTATTTATTGGTGGACCAGCCTATCCTGAACACAATAAATATGAAAAACTATTAGAAAAATCTACAGATCTTATGGAAAAAATTAAAAATAATAGATCATAAATATAAGAGGGTGAAATTCCCTCTTTATTATTTATTAGGAGGTAGATAATAATGACGATAGGTGCAACTGGAGAAGTTGAAATAAAACAAGACAAAAATGGATATTGGTTATGTGTTAATGGGGGATCATATCATAATCAATTTTTAGGAATATCTCCACAGGAATATAGAGAAATATTATATAATTACAATGGAAAATTAAATACTAAAAATTATGTAGTATATTTTAAAAACAAACAAAATATTAAACGGGCAAAACAAAAAATTGAACAAATAGTAATAATGAACAAACTAAAAAAGTAAAATTTTTATTTTTTTAAAAAGCCTTTACAAATTATTAAATTTATGGTATAATATAATTAGAAGGTAAGGAAAAAGAATTAAAAAACTTGGGGGTAGATACCATGTTTAAAGTAAATGGCTTTTTAATTGACAATAATTTTAAAAAGATTAATTCAAATTTTAGTCAAGGAGATATTAATTGGATAAATGAAGAGCATGATTTAAAAGTTAATTTATGTAAAAAGAATGATAACCCTATATTATCCTTATATCAAAATGATGTATTTATAGCTGAATATTATCTTTCAAATAATAAAAATTGTCAAAAATATAAGGATTTTAAAAGCGATTTAAAATTAATTATGTATAAATGGTAATTAATAACAATTTTAATATTTGTTATTAATAATAATTAAATTTTACAAACTATATAACTTATGTTATAATATAAATTGTATTAAACACTACTTAGAACATACTTAAAATCAATCCAGTTGTTATCTAGTACATAATATAGTAATATATAAGGTATATATACCGCAATTAGAGAAGGCCTTAGAAAAAAACTAAGGCCTTCTCAGAGGGTTGCACCAATCCCTCTCGTACACCATATAAAATTTTAGCCAATTTTTTTACACTTCAATAGTGCATTTAAAAAAATTTCAAGAAAAAAATAAGCCAATTTTTTTACACTTTATGTATTTTATTAAGAATTTAATAAATAATTCCATAGGAAAGGATGAGGAGCATTGATAAAAAATTTAGAAATAGTAACAACGAGAATGGAAGATAATAAGTATATTATTATGTTAAGAAATATAGAAACAAATAAGTTAATAGAGTGGGATAAAAGTATAGCAGAAAATTTAGGGGTTAGATTGGAATTTTATCAACATAAATTAAAAAGTTATGGGGCAAAACAAATGGCTTTTATAGATCAACTACATTTTGAAACAAAAGAAAGTATAAGTAGAGCAAAAAAGTGGATAGAATCAATTTTAATGTCAAGAACATTTAAGAGGGGTCTTTAAAGAGATTCCTCTTTTTTATTTTAATTGTTTTTAAAAATATATTTACAAAATATAAAAATGTTGATATAATAAAATATAAGGAGGGATATAATAATGCAAGTAAAAATAAAACGATATAATCCTAGAGAATATTATATAGTGATAAAAACAAAAATGGCAATGAATGATTTAATCTTAGATTATGAAATATCTAAAAAATTAAATCTAACAAAAGAAAAATATCGTCAAAAAATAAGAAATATAGTAAAAGATAATAGCTATATAGGAAGATTAAGTGGGGATATAATATTTTCAAATAAATCTGATGCTAAAAAAGTAAAAGAATGGATAGAATCAATATTGTTAATAAAAAAAATGGAGGAGGATAAAAATGAAATATCACGCTAATATTGGACAAAAAATAAATGGAGTATATTATATATATTTAAGCTTTGATAAGGGAAATAAAATACCTTTTGATGGATTTCAACAATATGGAGCAATGATTGATAAACATATAGCTGAAAAATTAAATATTTCTTATGAAGAGTACCATAATAAATTATTAAGTTATAATGGACAATATAAACCTGATGAATATGATAAGCACCATGTATATTTTGAACATAAATATGATGTTAAAAGAGCGTTAAAGTGGGTAGAATCATTAATAATAGCAAAAAAATGGAGGGAGAAGTTAGTGGATAATATTAAAATTGAAATACAAAAAGTATTAGATAATTATATGATAATATTAAATGAAAATAACAATGATGAATATTATGTAGCTGATATACAAATAGCTGTTTATTTAAATATATATAATGATGAATATCAAAATCTTTTATTGAAAGTAGGAGGGCATAAAGCAGGAGGTAAAGGGGATATAATGTTTAATAATAAAGAAGATGCAAAAAAAGCAAAGGAATTAATACAATCATTATTATATACTAAAAATATGAGAGAAGAATTAATGTTAATTAATAAAGGGGGATAAAAATATGTATAAAATAGTTATAGATAATTTATTAAAAGATAAATATTATATTAAATTAGTTAGTAAAAAAGGAACAAAAACATATAATAGAGATTATGATATAGCAAGAATATTAGATATACCAGTAAATGAATATAGAGAAAAATTAAATAATTTTAGAAAAAGACCATATAAAAATAGCAAAAAAGAAAGTGATATTTTATTAGATTCATATAAAAAAGCACAACAAGCAAAAGAATGGATAGAATCAGTTTTAATATCTAGTAAAATGAAAAATGGAGATATATCATGATAAGAGGGGGATAGTATTATGGCAAATAAAGAAAAAATAAATATATATAAAAATAGATGTTATGGTTATTTTATATCAATTGGGGAATTAATAGAAGCTGAACAAATAGCAAATAAAATAGAATTAAAAAAGCAAGAATATTTAAAAAAAGTTAAAAAGGAATATGGTGGAATAAGCCCTCAAGGGTTTGTAGTATATTTTAATAATAAAAAGAATGCACAACAAGCAAAAAAATGGATAGAAAAAAGATATGTATTATATCAACTAACAAAATAAACGCTTCAATTTATTGAAGCTAAAATCTTAGGTGGATCTTACCTAAGATTTTAATGAAAGGAGAATATAATATGATAAAAGCTGAAATAAGTAATACAATAGGAAGTAGTTATATGCTTACTTTAAAAGATCATGATAAAAATAAAAGGTATGTAACAAATTCATCAATAACAGGATATTTAAATATGGAACAAGAAACATTTAATAAGCAAATAAAAAAATATATGAATACTAAAAAATATAAGAAACACTTATCACTTATATTATTTAAAGATAAAAAACAAGCAAATAAAGCTAAAGAATGGTTGGAATCAATATTATTAGCTAAAAAAATAAAGGGGGAATAATATGGAATTTAAAGTAGTTAAAGCAATGGGAAGAAATAAAGATCATTATTATATAGCATTCCATGATGGAGAGTTTTATATAGATAGTGATAGAAAAATAGCTGAAATAGTAAATTTACCTATAGAGCAATATATTTATAAATTAAAAAATAAATTTAATGCAACAACTCTTGATTATGAATGTTTAGTATATTTTAAAAATAAGATTGAAGCAAAACAAGCAATGGAATGGTTAAGGTCAAGAATATTAATAAAAGAATTAAAAGGGGAGGGGAGGCAATAATGATTAAATCAATACATGATACTAAATTAAAAATAAAAGTATTAGAATATACTAATAAATATAGTATAGCATTAATTAATAAAAAAACAGAGGGAATAAGTCTTGTAGATGATGATAATATAGCAAGGTATTTAAATATATCTTTAAAAGAATATCAAAGCTACTTAATAAACAAAGGAGGAATTAAACAAAAAGAAAATATAGTTTTTTATAATAAAGAACAAGTAAATAGAGCAAAGGAAATAATAGAGTGGTTATTAATTACTAAAAAAGATCGTAAACAAAGATCTAGAAAAACAATAAAAATAGATGTAAGTAAAGCAATAAAAGAATTAAAAGAGGAAGGGTTAATATAATAAGAAATAAAGAGGGAGGATAAAATGAAATTTAAAATTCATAAAAATTCTAAAGATATATATTTTATAAGGCCTAAAGAGGAAGGTAAAAAATATTTTAAATATATTATGCATAAGGATTTATCAATTGCTAATTTATTAAATATAGAATTAAAAGAATATAAAAATAAAATTAAAGATAAATTTAATATAATACAATATAAAGGGGGAGGAATATTTTTTAAAACAAGGGACGAGGCTATTAAAGCTAAGGAATGGATAGAACAACAATATATATTAAATAGATTAAGAGGGGAGGGATAAATATAATGGATATTAAAATAAAACAAAATAATGATAATTATTATTATATAAAAATAATTGTTGAAGAAGGAAATATGATAGAGAATGATTGATTTATAGCTAATTCAATAGGATTAGAATTAAAAGAATATACTAATATACTAAAAGAAAGATTTAATGCAATTGAACCTTATAAAGAATATCAATTATTTTTTAAAACTAAGATAGATATTAATAGATTTATAGAGTGGTTAGAAAGGCAATATGTATTACAAAAATTAATTAATACAAATAGTAATACAGATGTTAACATATAATATAAACAATATATATTACAAGAATCAATTAATACAAATAGTAATACAAGTGTTAACATATAACAAATTCCAATTAATAAAATTTTTGTATTATATTATAAAAAATCTATTTACAATTTAATTAAAGTATGATATAATATAATAGAAGTTAATAAAAAATATATAAGACCAATTAATATAATGAGCTATTTATTAAAAAGGCGAATTAAACAATATATATTATAAGAATTAATTAATACAATTAGTAATACAGATGTTAACATATAATATAAGCAATATATATTACAAAGATTAATTAATACAAATAGTAATACAAGTGTTAACATACAATACAAATAATATATATTATAAGAATTAATTAATACAAATAGTAATACAGATGTTAACAAACAGTATATTACAAGAATTAATTAATACAAATAGTAATACAGATATTAACTCGCCATAATAGATATAAGCTCAATTTAGATATAGGTCTATTTAATTAATATAAGGAGGTAATATATGAATAATAATAAAGTAACAATTAAAGTTAAAGAACATAATGGTAACTATTATATTGAATATAGAGAAGATAGTGATTTAACAAATTATGGGATAATAACTCAATGTTTACCAGCAATAGGAGTAGCTATAAATGAAGATAAAGATAAATTTATTAAAGATATTAATAATAAATTTAATTTAAAAATAGATGAAGATACTCATATTAATTATTTTAATAAAAAGGAAATTGCTAATAAAATTGCTAATTGGATAAGATCAAAATATATATTAAATAAAATGACTAATAAGGGGAGATAATATGGGATCTAATAAGTCTAATAAATCTAATAAAAAGATTATAGTAACGAGTGGAAAAAAAGATGGTTTATATTATATTAACATTAAAGGAGTAGGCGGAAAAAGAGAGACCTTTTTAGATCCTAATTTAATTTCTATATTATGTGGTATTAAACAAAAAGAGTATAAGAAAATTTTAAATAATAAATTTAATGGAAAACATAAAGAACATAATATATGTTTTAATAATAAAGAAAATTATAAACAATTTGCTGATTGGTTAGAATCATTAATAGTAGCTAAAAAAATAAATAAGGAGTGGTAATATGGAATACCAAGTAAAACCTATAAAAATGCAATTATCAACATTTAGATTGAGAAAGAAAGTATATATAATAAAAGGGATTAAGGGAGGTAGTGAGGAAGCAACGTCGGATCATCAATTGTGTAAATTGGCTGGATTATCAATAAAGGATTATAGGGATTTAGCAATGGATAAATATGGAGCTAATAGAGAAAGAAAGATAGGGATATACTTTGATGATTATAAACGGGCTAAAGAATTCGCTAAATGGATTGAAAGGGGAATATTAGCTACAAGATTAAGGGGTAAAGTAATAAAATGGTAATATTACAAAAGCTTTTTATATTATAATAATAATTTTTTGTATAATAAAGCCTTTATATTACAATAAATTTTATGATATTTTGCTGAGATTCAACAATAGCATGGAATAGAGAGCTTTAGAAAGCTCAGAAGCGTCTCGTGCACGGCACTAGTAGTGTACAAGCCCCCTCCATAGAGTAAAAAGTCTAATTAGAGAAAATATAAAAAAATGTTTACATGATAAACAAAAATTGATATAATATAATTGTAACAAAATAAATATTAAAAGGGGGGATGTGATGATAAAGCTAATTATATTAGTATATTTGATATTTGTTTTTTTAAATATTGCTACCTTTTCAATTCCATTAATAAAGAAATATTGTATTGGTTTAACATTAAAAAAAGAATATATATTAGATTTAATATTTGCAATATTAGTTCCTTTCCCATTAAATCTTAATCTTTGTAATTTTATAATTAGTAGGGTAGATAATTTTGTTTATTTAGATGTATTAAAAAGATTTAATATTAGAAAATATTCTTTTTTAGATAAATTAGACAAACATTATAATGATCTTCCGTGGGGAACTATAAGTGAATATCAAAATTTACCTTTTAAAATAGCTAAAAAATATAAAGATAAAATTAATTGGGAAATATTAATAAAAAATTATAGGGGGCAATAAAGATGAATTAGAAAAAATTGAATCATATTATATATTAAATAAATTAAAGGGGGAATAATAATGAGTTATAATTTTCAAACTTTTGAAGTAGAAAATTCTAAAAAAAATGAATATAAAATAAAAATGAATAGTTTTGAGGGAAGTCACTTTTTATATGCTGAGAGTAAAAATAATAGACTTGAAAAAGATGATGAAATAGCAAAAATTTTAAATATGACTTTAGAGGAATATCATCAAAAATTAATTAATGATTTTAATGGAGTTAAAAAAGAATGGGGAAATGAAATATTGGTTAATTTTAAAAATAAAGCTAATGCTATGAAAGCAATTGCTTGGGCCCAATCAAGATATGTTGGTCTTAAATTAGGTGGTCAAATGTGATTAAAACATATTGTATAATGATAAGCTTTCTTTATATAGCAGGGATATTGACAACAAATCTTATTTTTTATTTAAGAAATAATGAGATAAAAAAAATGTGAGTAATAATGAAAGATAAATATAAAAGAAAAATATTAAAAAAAAGATTTATTCCTTTTCCTCTTAGCACATCTTTTTTAGATGAATTATCAATAACTCAAACTATGATAATGGGGGGAATGTTACATCAATATTATAGTGATGATAAATATAGAAAACAAGTTATTGAAATATTAAAAAGATTTAAATTAAAAGATAAATATTTAGGTAATTTTAAATATAAAATAAATTGGAAACAGATATGTAAATATCAAGATCTATCTTTAGCATATGTAAAAAAATATAAAAAATATATATATTGGAAAGTTCTTTTAAAAAATTATAGTGGTAATAAAGAGGAATTAAAAAAGATTGAGTCATATTATATATTAAATAAATTAAATAATGATATTAATGACGAACCTAATGATGAAGATGAATATATAATTAAATCATTATTAAAAACAGTAGAAAATTTTAAAGTAGGAAGATATTAATGTATTTCTTCGTATGATTCAAAAAGTGCAGCCATAAATATATTATAATAAATATATAAAAGAGGTGATTTTTTTAACAAAAAATTTAAATTATTTTAAAAAGGTTTTATAATTAGATATTAACTCTCCAGGCAAGCTGTCGAGTTAATATCTAGAGCGAAGCTCTAGGTTACAAGTAAGTTGTTACTAAAAAATAGTTAAAAGGGTGATGTTAATGGAAGTAGATAAGTTAGTAAATAAAATACACAACGGATTAAAGTTTAATAAAATGATAAATATTTCTAAAGATACTATAGAAGAAATCTTATTACTAAGAGAAAAAATTATTAACCAAAAGAATATTGATAATTTAATTGATAATAATAAAGATTACTTACATTTATCTCCAAACCAAATCTATATTGATTTAGACTTTTCTAATATAAAAAAAGATTTAATAGAACATTATAAAAATGCTGATATTAAAGATTGTAATAGTATAATAACAATTTATTTAGATAATTTTAAGTTTTCTGTTAATAGTATTGGTGAAATAACTGTTATTGAATATAATATATCTAAAAAAGAGTTATTTAATGAGATTAAAACTATTGAGTCAATCTTTCAAAAATATTGTAATAATTTTAAAATAAAAGCTAAATAAAGGAGGTAATTATGAAAGATGTAGATTTTGAGATTGAAAAGAATTGTTCTCGATATTTAGAAAATTATATAATAATAGGAAAATCATTTAATAAATATTATTATGATAAAGGGACTGCTAAATTATTAAATATTTTTATTGATGATTATAAAACTATAATGAAAAATAAATTTAATGCTAAATTATCAAGTTATAATCAAGTATTTTTTAAAACTAAAAAAGATGCTAAAAAAGCATTAGAATGGATAGAAAGTAAATATTTAATAATAAAATTAAAGAGAGGATAATAAAAATGATATATAATGGTGTTGAATTTACTTTAGATGATATTAGTTTTAAAATAGTAAAATATGGAGAATTAACAAAAAAACAAAACATTAGATATGGTATTAGAGCTAATATTAGTGAATCATTATCAATTAATGATTATAATATTGTTAAATATTTATTAGATATGTCGCTTATGGATTATAGGTGGTATCTAGTGGATAATTTTGATGGTCAAGGTGATATACATGGTGATGTATATTTTAGGTGTAAGAGTGATGCCAGAGATGCTTTAGAATGGGTACAATCTAATTTTATTATAAAAAAATTAAAAAAGGGGAAATAAAAATGAAAAAAATTTTAATATTTTCATGTATTATATTATTATTATCTCCAATATGTGTAGCTAAGGAAAATACTTCAAATTTTATTCTTGTTAATTTAGATGGTACTTATATTAAAATTACCCCACAAAATTTACATTATATTGGTATTTATGGATCTAAAAATGATTATTACATAATGTTAAAAATTCTTTATTATAATACTAGAAATAATCAACAATATATGAAATATTGTAGTAAAAAATTTAAAAATAAATATGAAGCTGAAAGTCGTTTGCAAATTATTATTAATAAAATTAATAAAGCATTTAATACAACAATAATTAAATAAAAAGGAGGGGTTACATGAAGTTTAATGTTATTTTAAAAGAGAAAAATTATAATTATGAAGTAAAATTAGATATTGATAAAGAAGCATTTAAAGTGTTAGATTATATTGATCAAGAATATGGAATTTCATTTGGGGAAGTTTTTATGGAAAAATTTTCTTGTGGTTGGGATGATGGTAGTTTTATTTTTCAAAATAAAGAAAAAGCTCAAAAAGCAAAACAATGGTTAGAAAATCAAGCAATGATATTTAAGATGGTTGATAAGTAAAAAAAGGGGGGAATTAATATTGGATTATTATATACTTGGTAAAGATGAATATGGTTATAGAGTTATGATAAATTATAAATATGAGGATTATAAAATTATTCATATAATTCAAGATTGTTTTTGGTCAAGAAAATATAAACAATATTGTATGGATGAATTAAATGCTAAAATTAAAAAAAGAGAAAATGGAAGAAAAGTAATTTATTTTAATAATGAAAAACAAGTAAAAAAAGCTAAAGAATGGTTGGAATCACAAGTATTAATGAAAAAAATGAGAATAAAATAAAAGGAGAAGAATAAATTGTGAATTATAAAAATTGTTATATTATAACTAAAAGTAATAAAGGATTTTTAATTTTAATAAAAAATGAATTTTTATATCATAAACATGTACGTATTTTAATTAATATACTTCAATCGAAACAATATAAAAAATATTGTATAAATGAATTAAATGCTATTAGTAAAATAGTTGATCCTGATTTTGATAAAAAAAGAATTTATTTTAAAACTAAAAAACATGCTATAAAAGCTAAGGAATGGTTAGAGTCAAAATTAATGATAGAATTAATGAGGTGATATAATGAAAATTGGAGGGATTTCAGTTAAGTTAAATGAAATAAAAATAATATGTCAAGAGGTAGATAATAATATTTATGCTTTAAATATTTTATTAAATGATAAATATTGTGCTGATTTTGATTTAGCTATAATGAAAAGAATATTAGGTATATCGAAAAAAGAATTAAGTAATATTATTAAGGGACGTTTTAATGGTAAACAAAAGTATAAATATAGTAATATATACTTTAATACTAAAGAGGATGCCCAGGGTGCACGTGAATGGTTTAGATCACAATTATTAATGAAACAACTAGGGAGGTAGTAATAATATGAATAAATATGAAATTGAATATATAAAAAATTATTCTTCTGGTCATTATTTTGTATGTTTAGAAAAAAGCAATGTTAAAGGTAAAAGATTTTTTCCATATGAAATTTGTGATATTTCTAAAAAGGAATATAGAAAAATATTAAAAGAAGAATTTAATGCTGTAAAGTGGGGAGGTCTTATGGCTTTTAAAAATAAGAATGATGCCAAAGAAATTGAAGATTGGTTAGATTCTTTATTATTGGCCAAAACAATGGAGGGGTAAAATGGAACAATATTATACTATTCATTATAACCAATCTAAAAAAGGCTATACTCTTTTAATAAAAGGAGATAATATTAGTCAATATAGGGATTTACATAAAACACTTAGATCAAAAAGGTATCATAAATATGCTATAGATAAATTAAATGGTAAATTAATTACAATTAAAAAAGATCATGATATAACAATAGATAGAATATACTTTAAAACTAAAAAAAATGCTAAAGAGGCTATAAAGTGGTTAAATTCATTATTATTATCATTAAAATTAGGAGGTAATGAGAATTAAAGTTATTATTTTTAATAAAAGTGGTAATAGAGCATTAATAATAAAAAATGCCCCAGGAAATTATTGTGTAACTGATAAACAAGTTGCTCATCAATTAACAATAACTACAAAAGAATATCAACAAAAATTATTAAATGATTATAATGGTATTTTAGAAAATGAATTTTGGGTATCTAATAGTACTAATGTTATTTTTAAAACTGAAGAAGATGCTATAAAAGCAAAAGAGTGGTTAGAAAGTCAAGCAATAATAAGTAAAATGGGGGAAAATAATGGAATCATATAAAAATTCTTATGAGGTTATGATTGAACCAATTAATAATAAATATAGAATTTGTATAGCAGAATGGGGAGATAAATTTCCTAGTGGAGCTAAGGGTGGCCCTTTACATTTAGGAATGGATTTATATTTTTTATTAAATATTAAATCTAATATTATTTATAATAAATTAATAAAAGAACTTGATGGTAAAGAAACTAATGACGATAATATAATATTTCCATCAAGAAAAAAAGCTCAACAAGCTAAAATATGGGTTGAAGCTCAATTGATTCTTACAAAATTAGGTGATACAAATGATAAAATATAATTATAATATAAGAATAATAGGGGGAAGCCATTTAGAATATGAAATAATTATAGAAGAAATAAGAGAATTAAAATATAAAGATCTTAATAATAATGATAAAATTAAAAGAAAGAAACAAAAATTTCCTCCTTGGAGTTTTTATAATATTTTAAATATTAGTGAAGATAAATATAAACATAAAATAAAACAAAAGGGTTTTGTTAGTAGAGGGCCTATGGATACTATGGAATTTATTGATAAAAAAGATGCTATAAAAGTAAAAAAATTATTAGAATCATTATTATTAATGAATAAAATAGAGGAGTGAAAATAATGGAAAATGACTTTGATTTAAAAGATATTTATAATATTGTAATTGAACCTGAACATTCTAAAAATACCTTAAAAAAAATAATGAAAAATAAAAATTTAGATTTAATTACTACTTTAAACATTTTAATTACAAAAGATTATAATAAATTTAATATATCTAAAGAAGAATATAAAGAGCTTAAACATTATTTTTTAATTTTTATTAATAGTGAAGGTAATTTAAATAAATTATAAAAAAGATGGTGATAATATGTGTGAATATAAAATTATTAAGCAAGATAATAGATATTATATTACATTTGATGATATAGAATATGTTGTAGATAGTGGGGCATTAGCTCAAACTTTAGGTATGAAAAATGATAAGTTACATAAAATTGCTTGTAATAAATATAGTGCTATTAAAGAATGGGAATATGCTTTTTATTTTAAAAAACAAAAAGATGCTCAACAAGCTTTAGAATGGATTAGATCAGTATATATAAGTAATCAATTAAAACAAAGTCAATAATTTTTTTTAAAAAACTATAAAAAACTATTTACAAAGTTATAATAATGTTATATAATATAAATTGTAGTAAAGAAAACATCTCTCAAGAAAAATTTTAATTTTTTACAAAAAAACTGTTTACATTTTAAATGAGAGATGATATAATATAATTAACAAATAAATAAATGAAAAGGAAGGGGGATTTATTATAATGAATCAACAATTTTTAAAACATGTAGCTGCAACTTATCCTTTATTATGGATTGATACGGCGGAATATGATAGGGCTATTAATTCTTTAAGTGAATCAATTGATATTTTAGATCATAATTGTGTAAAATGGGATATGGTTAATGGAATTACTGATATGAATGGTGATATTATTGAAAATTCAAATGATGATCCTATTCAACCATTAGAATATTTAGAAGATAAAGAAGATACAGTAATGTTTATTCAAGATTATCATTTATATCTTGAATCAGAATATATTTGGAGAAAATTATTAAATGATAAAAATGATTTACAAAAAAGAGGGAATGTTATTTCAATAGTTTCACCAGTAATGGAAATTCCAGATGAAATTGATAGATATATCACTGTTATTGATTTTGAATTACCTAATTATGATAAATTAAAGAATATTGTAGAGGATATTTGTGATGATATGGATATTGAACATCCTGAAAATATTGATGAAATTATTAAATCAGGATTAGGATTAACACAATTTGAATTTGAAAATTCTTTATATTTATCAATTTCTAGTTATGGTGAAATTAGACCAAATGTAATTCACAAACAAAAAGAACAATTAATTAGGAAAAATTCTACATTAGAAATTGAAAAATCAGATCGAGGTTTTGAAAGTTTATATGGATTAAATAATTTAAAATATTTTTCTAAAAAAATGGCTAATAGTGAGAATGGAAGAGGTATTTTATTAGTAGGGGTTCCTGGTGGAGGTAAATCTCATTTTGCAAGAACACTAGGTAATGAAACTGATCGAATTACAATTTCAATGGATTTTGGAAGTATGATGGGATCACTTGTAGGAGAAACAGAAAGAAAAACTAGAGAAGCTTTAAAAATAATTGATGCTATGGAACCAGCAATTTTATTTGTAGATGAAATTGAAAAAGGATTAGCTGGTGTAACTGGTAGTAATGGTGATTCTGGTACTTCTCAAAGACAAGGTGGTCAATTTTTAAGATGGTTATCTGATCATGAATCAGATGTATATGTTGTTGCTACTTCTAATGATATTTCTAAATTACCACCAGAATATTTACGGGCTGAAAGATGGGATGCAATCTTTTTTGTAGATTTACCAAATCAAGAAGAAAGACAAGGAATATTAGATTTATATAGGAATGAATATAATGTTAATGAAGATGAGGAATGTCCAAATATTCAAAATTGGACTGGAGCTGAAATAAAAACATTATGTAAATTATCTGATTCTTTAGAAGTTCCTTTAAGTGAAGCTAAGAATTTTGTAACACCATTATATAAAACTATGGAAGAAAAAATTAAATCATTACAAGACTGGGCTAAAGATAGAACAATTCCAGCATCAAAAATTGAAGTTGATACTGATAATAGTAATGAATCTAAAAGAAAAGTGAGTAAAATTACTAGTTTAGGATAAAAATATATTTATAAAAAATAAAGGAGGAATAAAAAATGAGTCATATTGCTACTATTGAAACTAAATTTAAAGATAAAAAAGTATTAAAGAAAACTTGTGATCGTTTAGGAATACGTTATGAGAATGTAACTAATTATAAATTTTATGATGGAACAAGAAAATCAGGTTTAGCAATTTACTTAAGTGGTTGGAAATATCCTGCAGTTATAACTGATGAAGGAGAAATTTTTTATGATAATTATAATGGTAGTTGGGGAAGTATTGAAAAATTAAATAAAGTAAAAGATTATTATGGATTAGAAAAAGCTAAAAAAGCAGCTAGATCAAAAGGTTATTCTTATAAAGAAAGAAAAAATAAAGATGGGAATTTACAATTAGTAGTAAATGTTTAAAAAGTGAGGGATTAAAATGATAATTAATTGTGTTGCATATTTTAGATGTGAATCAAGAAATAATAAAAAAATAAAATCCCAATTAAAAAAAATAGAAGAAAAAAGTAATAATTATATTATAGAATTTGAAAATAATGAATATAAAAATGTTTCAGTTAAATTTAATAATTCCCAAACAAAAGATAAAGAATATGGTTATTTAATTAGAAATAAATGTGTAGTAAAATTAAATGTTAATTTTAAGTCTAATAATTTAAATAATAATATAAAAAGATTTGTACAGTGCCTTATTAATGCTCTTTTAAATGATGTTAATTATTTAAATTGTATAGAAGTTACAATGGGATCTAATAATAATTTAAGAATTAAAACTAAAAAAGGAAACAAAAGGAAAATATCTATTTTGGGGTGATCTAATGAAGGATATAGAAATAGATTTTTATATAACAGAAGAAAAAGATTATAAAAATAAATGTTATTCATTAAAATTTAGACCATATGAATTATGTGATATTAGAGGGAGGACTTATTATGGTGATCATTATAGTAAGCCAAGTTATTATCATATAAATGATAACTTACCTCCTTGTTATCATAGTTGTATGTTAAAATTTTTAAAATGTTCTAAAGATACTTTAATTAATTCATTAAACAATAATTCAAATGCAAGAATATTTGATAATCGTATATATTTTAAAACTATAAAAGATGCAAAACAAGGTATTAAAGTATTACAATCACTTATGATAGCTCAAAATTTTATTAGCAGTGATCTTAATGTAGTTAAATTTAAATATAAAGTGTATAAATATAGAGAAATTGATGGAGGATTATTTCAAACATTGTTAGAAATTTTAGATTTACGTGATCCTATTGAACAATTAAAAGAGATTGAAACAGGAATTATTTAAAAGGAGGAGATAAAATGGGAGAAGTTATTATTACTTTTAATGATGGTGAATCTACAGTTGAAACTAAAGGGATTAAAGGTAAGTCTTGTAAGAAAGCATCTGAATTTATAGAAAAAGGATTAGGAGATAAAAAATCTGATAAAAAAACAAAAGAATTTTATGAAAAGGAGAGTAATACAAATAAAATAAGGAGAAGGAGATAATATGGTAGAAATACAATTTAGATTATATTTTACTTCTAATGATTATAATAATGAAGATATTAAAAATAGACTAGAAGATATTAGAGATAAAATGTATTATCGTGATGATATTCAAAGTAGTTTTGAAATTATTGATGTTGAACCAAGTAATGCTTGGGATGATATTGAATATAAAATTAATTGTTTTTTAGCACTTGATGAACGTCAATATCAAGGAATTGAATTTGATTATGATATGCCAATTAAACAAATTATCCGAGATTATATACAACACCATTTAGAAAATGAGAATTTAAGATATTCTTATATGGATCATTTTGAAGCTACTTTACATCCTTTTTATAATAATTATGAATTTGATGGGCATAATAGAGTTCGTGCTGGGGCAACTTCTGGGCACACTTATGATTCATGGGGAGATGACCCATGGGAAGATACAAGTAGTGCAGAAATATGGAAAAAAGAAGAAACATGGAAAAAAGAAGGTGATACAGAAAAAGAAGAATCTAGACCTTATCAGGAAAAAGTAGGTAATAAGAGAAAGATTTTTATATTAAATAATGAAGAAGAGGAGGATGAATAAATGCCCCCTGATGATTTTGATGCTTTTATGGAGTTCATGTTAAGAGAAGAAGGAATAATAGAAGATAGAGAAAGGGAAGAGAATTATGAAGATGATTTAAAAAGATTACAACAACATATTTTTTCAGAAATAATTAATGAAATGCATAAAGATATTCAAAGTGAAAAAAATGATAAAATTATTAATAATGCAAAAGATTCAAAACAAATAAATAATCAAAAAGAAAAAACTAAAGAAGATAATAGTGAAAAATGTAACACTAAAGAAACTAATAAAAGGAAAATATTTCTTTTGTCAGAGGAGGTAGATAATAATGAGTAAAGAAATTGTTATGAATTTTAAAGATGGTATTGTAGAAACATTATATGAAGATGATTTAAATTTAGATCAAATTGGAGAAATGGATATACGTAGAGCATCTCATGTTGAGCCTAATAATAATGGAAAATGGATTGTTGATTTATCTCCTGTTAATGGTCCTAAATTAGGTCCTTTTAAAAAGAGGAAAGATGCCTTAAAAGCAGAGGTTAAGTGGATAAATAAAAATTACTTTAATAAAAAAAATGCCCTTTAAAATAGGGTATTTTTTTTATTAGGGGGTAATATTATGATTAAAAAAGTTAAACTTAGAGTAAGAAAAACATATACTCTTGAGATTTTTTTTATAACTGATAGTTCTTTAAATACTTTTTGTTCAGGGTGGAGTGGTTATTTAATAATTAATATGGATAAAAATAAATATGAAAAAATTATGAGGGATAAATTTAATGCTAAGAGAAAACCAAATAAAATGTATTTTAAAAACACTAAAGATCTTAATAAGGCAAAACAATGGTTAGAAAAACAATTAACAATGGTAAAATTACAAAAGGGTAATTGGGGAAGAACAAGAGATTATTTTGGAAATAAGAATTAAAAAATAGATTAAATTACAATATATAACTAATAAAATAGTAGAATAAGTTAAAAAAAATATATATAATAAATATTATATATTATATAAAAGTACATAATCAAATATAGGGGGTTAATAATAAATAAAAATGAAATTAATTTTAGGTTAGGAAGTTTTGGTGCTGCGGTTCCAATGTTGTTTTTTATATTTTGGGCAATTTTTATTTCCGTTCAAGGAGCTCCTGATACTAATGGGTTGATTGTAGGGGCATTAATAGGATTAGTATTAGGTATGTTTTTAGTTAAAGATGAATGGGAAGAATATTGTCAAAAGATATTTGAAGGAATGTCTAAAGATGTTGGGGTAGTAGCAATTGTAGCATGGTTTTTTGCAGGTACTTTTGCTCAAATCTTACAAGAAGGTGGATTAGTTAGGGGATTGGTTTGGATAGCTAATATAACTAATGTTCAAGGAGCTTTATTTATAGTTGTTACTTTTTTATTAGCTGCATTATTTTCTACAGCAGTAGGAACTGGTTATGGTACAGTAGTAGCATTTACAACATTAATGTATCCTGCTGGATTAGTTATGGGAGCACATCCAATTGTTTTATTTGCTAGTATTTTAAGTGGAGCAGCTTTTGGTGATAACTTAGCTCCAGTATCAGATACAACAATTGTTTCAGCTGTTACACAAGATACTGATGTCCCTGGGGTAGTTAGGTCAAGATTTAAATATTGTATTATAGCCGCACTTCCAGCAATGGTTTTATTATATATTTTTGGTAATACATCAAGTGATATAGCAATGAGTACCACTAAAGCCGCAGAATATATGGCAAATTCTGCTAATCCAAATGGTTTATTATTTTTAGTTCCTTTTGTTTTAGTAATTTATTTAGCTATGAAAGGTAAACATTTAATTATTTCTTTAACTTGGGGAATTATAACAGCATCTGGTTTAGGGATGTTAACTGGGTTAATTAATTTACAAGATTTAATATATATTAATGGAACTGAAGGAACAGTTACAGGAGCAGTTGTTTCTGGAGTTATAGGATACGTTCCGATGGGTATATTAATACTATTAATTGTTGCCGCTGGTCATATTATGGAAATTGGTGGTACAATGAGAGCATTAAAAAAATGGTTATTGAATAAAATTAAAGATAATCCTTCAAAAGCTGAATTATCAATGTGGGGATTAATTGCTAGTTTAAATATGTTTATTACAATTAATACAGCTGCTGAAATTGCTGCAGCACCTTTTGTTAAAGAGGTTGGAGAAGATTTTGATATTCATCCATATAGAAGAGCTAATTTTTTAGATTCTATTAGTTCAGCATTAGGATATATTTTTCCTTGGAGTGGAGCAGTATTACTAGGTTATAGCACATTACAAAATTTAGCTACTCAATATGATTTTGTGAATGTAATTTCAACAACAAAAGTTTGGCCTTATGTATTTCATGGTTGGTTATTAGTATTGATTATGTTTGTTGCTGCTTTAACTGGGTTTGGTAGAAGATATATTGGAGAAAATGGTGAGCCTGTTAAAAAAAGATAATTATTAATATCCTCTAGTAATATTACTAGAGGATATTTTTTAAAAGGAGGAGTAAAATGAGAGGTAAATTTACAATTAATAAAAATAATGATGGATACTATATTGAATTTATAATTAAAAATAATGGACTTTGTAAATCAGTATATGATTCTGACTCAGGAATTTCTGATATGGTTTTAGAATTATCATTAAAGGAATATAAAAATATATTAAGAAAACAGTATAGTGGCCAATTTAAACATGATAGAACATATTTTAAAAATAAAGAACAAGCTGAAGAAGCTAAAAAATGGTTATTATCTATGGAAACTATGATGAAATTAGAAAAATAAATATTATGGGCTAATTTTTTATTAGCTCATTTTTTTATAAATAATAAAAAAGAAAAGGTGATATTATATGAATAGTAAATACTTTGAAATACGAAGATCAAAAATTCATTGTGGATGTTATTATATTAAAATGAAAATTGGATTTAATTATTATCATAATAATAGTGATACTAATGATAGAAAAATTGCTAAATATATTGGGGTTACTTTAAAGGAATATATTAATATAATGGTTAATAAATTTAGAGCTATAACAAAGGAGAATGGGATATATTTTCAAAATAAACAAAAAATTAAAAAAGCTATTAATTGGTTAGAATCATTTATAATTTCTCATAAATTACAAGTAAAATAAAAAGGAGGAAAACAAATGAAAAATTTTAATAATAAAATAACAATAAAAAAAGAACAACCTGGTTATTGTATAAAACATACTAATTATGGTCATAATTATAGTGAATTAAAAATTACCATTAAACTTGATATTTCACTTAAAGAATATAGAGAAAAATTAATTAATCATTTTAATGGTTTTTTATATCATGGCAATGTATATTTTTATACTAAAAATGATGCTCAGAGGGTCATAGAATGGTTTAATTCTAAGATATTATTAGACACCATTGGAGAGAATGATGTTGTTTAGAATTGAATCTAATCATTATAATGGTAATTATTATATTACTTTATGGGATTATAAGAATAAAACAAATTTTATTAATGATAAGAACATTGCTAAATTAATAAATATATCTTTTGAGAAATATCAAAAAATTCTTCTTAATCAATTTAATGGTGTTTATAAATTTGATAATAATATTGTTTTTAATAAAGAAAATGATATAAAACAAACAATAGAATGGATTGAATCAAAAATAATAATGAAAAAAATGAATAAAAGTAATTAAGCTGCCATTTGGCAGTTTTTTTATTTGGTATAATTTTTAGTGTTAATAAAGGTATATAATAAATGAAAGAAAATAATAAAAAAAGGAGTGTTAAAATGCAAAATAGGGTTACTAAAAAAATATTAAAAATAGTAAGAACTTATCTTAAAGAAGAAGATATAATTTTATCTGAATTAGCTAGAAGAAGTGATATTAGTAAATCTTGGTTGAGTAAACTTCAAAATACTGATGCTAATTTATCTGTAGATACAGCTTCAAGATTGTTAAAAAACATGGGGTATGAATTAATTGTAAGAAAGAGAAGTTCTAAACAATCATCTCAGGATGATATAATGGATATGAGAAATAATAATGTTAAAGATTTACGAACTAATTTATAATTAAGAGGTGAGAAAATATGCCTAAATATGTAATTCCATTTAAAGATAAAAATAAATGGGAATCTAAAGATGATTGTTCATTATGTAGTCGAATTGATAAAAATTATAATGAAATATTAAATAATGATAATATATCTTATAAGCAAAAACAAATAAATTTTTTAGATAGACATTTATTAATTAGTGGATATAGTCTTATAGAATTATATGAAAGAAATGGATATGGTATATATAAAAAAGATAAAATAATTGAAGTAAAACAATATAAAAGTGAATCGGATATATTTTATAATAAAGTAGAATATTATTTAAACAATAAAAATTATAATGATTTTAATGAGGTTAATATTGATAAACCAGTTTTAATGTATTCAAAATGGTGTAAAGAATGTGGGAGTAGAAAACCTGATATTTATGATACCGAAAAACGTGATAATTTACCAATGTTAGATATAGTTAATTTTTATACTAAATTACAAAATAATAAAGTATATATAACTTGGAAAGATATAGAAGCATTTAGTCGTTATGGTACAAAATTAATAAAAAAGCAAGGATCACCTCCTAAAAATATTAATGATGGTGAAATATTAATTGATTATACCAATACTGTTAATAGGTATTCTTCATTTCCTTTTGTTGATAAAGATGTAGTTCAAGGGAATTTATATTATTATAAAATATATACATATGATAAATTTAATAAAATAATTAAAGAAAGCAATACACAAGAAGTATATGTACAAACAACTGATTTTTCACCGCCAAATGCTATTAATGATTTACAATTAGAACAAGATAGAAAAATTGAAATTATTGATGATAAATATAAAATAAAAGATTATCTTTACATTAATTGGTCTAATCCTCAAAATAAAGATTTAAATGGGGTATTATTAAAGATGCATGATGAATATGTCCCTACAAAATCTGATGATTATATAACTATTAATGATTATAAGAATGGTGAAAATTTTGAAAAAATAAAAATAGATGTAACTAATAAAAGTAAAAATCAATTATATGTTAATAAAAGATATTATTTTAAATTATTTCCTTACGATATAATAAAAAAGAAAAAGGGTAATTATCAAAATACATATGAAGATTATAGAAATTATAATGATAATAGCATTGCTCAAAGTATAAAATTATTTCCTCATGTTAACAAAGTGAAAAATATTAGTATTAAAGAAAAAGATCATAAATTATTATTACAATGGGAAGATCCTAATGATGATAAATGGGAATATACTAAAATATTAATAAAAGAAAATAATAAAAGTTTAACTAAAGATGATGGGGAATTAGTACAGAAAGTTTATCAACATAATAAGTATTCAAATGATTATTTTGTAATTGATAATTTAAAAAATAATGTTGAATATAACGTTGCAATTTTCCCAGTAAATTCTGCGGGAATATGTAATGTAAATTTAGATAATCAAATTAAGGGAGTGCCAGGATATTATACTAATGGTTTTAATTTTGATCTTAATCAAGATTTAAGAGATTACTTTGAATATTTAGGCGCTTGGGAATTATATCAACATAATGAAAGAGGCAATGTAATGAAAAATCCTCCATTACCTCCAAATTCGGAAAGTATGTGTTATTTTGAATTATTTAAATTAAAATCTGATGATTTAAGATATAATGGTTATTTTGAATTTGATTATAAAATTACTACTATTCAAGAAAATAGTTTTTTAAATGTTTATATTAATGAGGAATTAATTGAATCATTTACTTGTGATAATTTATTTAATCCTCATGAGGAATGGAAAAAAGCTAAAATAAAATTACCAAATAAAGATTATATTAAAATTCAAATTAAATTTGAAACTAGTAATAAAAATGTTGATGATTATGTAATGATTGATGATTTACAAATAAAATATAATTCATATGAAGAGGAGTGAAATAATGAATTTAGATAAAGAAGAAATTGATAAAATGGTTGATTTATTTAATAGTCCAGTAAAAAATATTTATAGAGAAAATAACTCAACTATTGTAGAATTTCAAAATGGAAAAACAATACCATTATATGGACAAAGTTTTGAAATAGAAACTAATGGTCCTAAATGTAATTTTTGTAAGGAGCCAAGTAATGGATTAATTTTTACTGTTGATGATGAAAATTATATTTGTTTACAATGTACATTAATTGCTTTAGAGGTATTTGTACAAAATGGTGCTGATATACAAATAAATTTAACTGATAATTTCCCAGGATTAGCTAAACAAATTAAAAAACTATCAAATAATCTTGATGATATGTAAAAATGTTAAAAAAGGAAATTAAGTTTAATATTATAATTACAAAAGGATAAGGGAAGGTGGTTTTAAGTGTCTTTAGAGGTTAATTCGAGTTTTCAAAAAAGATTAGGTTTAGGAAATATGAAAGAAGAATATGTAAATGATATATTAAATTTATGTAATATTCCTAGTGAACTTAATAATGAAAAAAATGTTATGGATATAGATTTATTTTTAACTAAAGATAATTTATATTTAGATGTTAAATATCTTGAATCATATTGTAAAGATGCTAAATTTAAATGTAATATAAAAGAAGAAAATTGTTTAATAATTAGTAATAGCCATTTAAAAAGATATGAACATAAAAGAGAAAAAACTGGGATTGATACATGGGTTTGTTTTATAGTTAATTATGAAAAATATGATATATATGAATTAAGATTTATAAAAACACAAGATATTATTAATTTATGGAAAAATGAAAAAGCTGTAAAACGTCCTATTATGTCTAGAGGAAAAAGGAAAATGATTTATAACTTAAATCGAAAGGATTGTTTAAATATGAATGATTTTATGGAATATATTTTTAACAAAAGGGATTAATAAAGATTATAATTTTTATCCTTAATAATATTCTATAATAAAGCAAAAATAAGTAAGGATAAAAAACCGAGGTGATATATTAATGGATAAAGATAACTTTAAAGTATTAAAATTTCAACAAGATAATAATGAAAAAATTGAGTTAAATTCTAAAGAAAAAGAAATTAAAAATAAATTAGTTGAAATAGATGATAAATTTTCTTCCATTCAAAGGGTAATATCATCAATTAAAAATGATAATAGAGATACAATTTATAATATTGAAACTTTTGATATTTTAATTGAATCAATTGCAATGACAGCGGCTACTAATAAAATATCGGAATATTTTGATATTAATACTGAAGAAATAGATAATTTATTAGAGTGATATAAAATATTAAGGAAAGGGTGAAAAAAGTGAGACCATTAACACAAGAAGTTGTTGATCTTTTAAATGATAATGATGTTAAAAATGATGAAATTTTAGATAAACTTTCTTTGATTTATGAAGATATAGAAAAAAACTTATGGGAGTCAATTGAAATTTCCCCAGCAATATTTTATAACTTAAAAGATGTAGTATGGTATAATTTAGAACATATTCCTAATGATGGAGTACAAAAAGGAGGAACAACATTAGAATTTTTAGGTACTAAGTATCCTAATTTTATTTATTGTTGTAATGAATCAGATATAATTAAAAAAGATAATTTACCTTCTTTATTAGAAGAAATTGAAGAGATAATAGCTAAATGGGATAAAAATTGGAGGTTTGCTTCATTATTTACTAGATCAACACAAAGTTGGAAAGGTGGCAGAAATGATGAGCCTTCCAAAGTAATTATTTATGATGCTAATAGTGAGTCACCTTCACAATATGGATATAATAAGCAATATAGCACAATTGTTGATAGTAAAGGCGATTCAATTAAAAAATATGGAATAAATACTGTCTTATGTTCTCTTGGTGAAACAATAGGGCAATATACTCAAGGAAAAATCTTATATAATGTTTTAATAAAAGTAAGAGAAAAATGTAAAGATGCTATTAGGAATAAAAAAGGATTAAAATTTAATTTTATTCAGAATCAGGGGTAGGTGATTAATAATTAAAAGGCTTATAAGAGAATCAAAAAAAGTAACCACTTATCATGGTACTTCAACTGATAATAAAGATAGTATTTTACAAGATGGATTAAGTTCAACACCAGGTGGATTTGGAAAAGGGGCTTATACAACCACTGATTATGATGAAGCATGTAAATATGCTATTAAAGCAGCAGCAGAGCATATTGAAGATCAATTATATGATAATGTTAATGATTATCCTGAACCAATTGTTTTTGAAATTGAAATTGATGATAAAAAAGCTGAATCAATTTATACATCATATTATATTTCTGAAGATGGAATTGATCCTAGTCAAATTGTAAAATATGAAAATATATCTAATGACTCACGGTGGGAAAAATTAATAAAATTGTTTAATAAATTTTTAAAAAATGAATTAGATAATGAATGGGAATTTTGGGAATATGCCTCAAAAATGTCTAATATTATTTAGCCAACTTTTATAGTTGGCTTTTTTATTTTATTGAAAATATTGTTAAAAAATGTTTATTATTTGAATTATATTTATATAGGAATTATATAGCATTGGAGGTTTTATATTGGACAAAGATAATATAATTATGCAAGGATTTTATTGGAATGTTCCCAAAAGTGGAAAATGGTATAATATTATGGCTAATAAAGCTAAAAAACTATCAAAAGTTGGGTTTGATTCCATTTGGTTTCCTCCACCATGTAAGGGAATGAGTGGTAAAAATTCAATGGGGTATGATTTATTTGATCATTATGACTTAGGTAATTATAATCAAAAAGGTACAATACAAACTAGATTTGGAACAAAAGAACAATTAAAAAAAGCTATTAAAGAATATCATAAATATGGAATAAATGTATACGTTGATGTTGTAATGAATCATATGATGGGGGGAGAATTAGAAAATAACCCTTATAATAATGAAAAAACTTATACAAAGTTTAAATATAAACATAGTAAATTTGAAAAAAATTATAAACATTTTCATCCTAATAAAAAACATAACTGTAATCATAAACCATTTTATGGGGGTGATTTTGAACCTAGTGTTTGTTTCGAAGCAGATAATCAATATATGTTTAATGGTTTAGTAAAATGGTGTAAATGGCTTTATAATGAAATTGGATTTGATGGATATAGGTTAGATTTTGTTAAGGGAATTCAAAATAAATATTTAAAAAAGTGGAAACAATGTAAACCAATGAATTCTAGTTTTACTGTTGGAGAATATTGGGATGGTGATGATTATAAAATAAATAAGTTTATTAATGAAACGAATATACGTGCTTTTGATTTTAATTTGTTTTATATTTTAAGGGATATGTGTAATAACTTTAGTAATTTTGATATGAGGAAATTGGTTGGGGTTGGAGTAAATCCTAATAAATCAGTAACTTTTGTAGAAAATCATGATACTGATCGTGAATGTCCAATTGTTCAAAATAAAATAATGGCTTATGCTTATATTTTAATGCATGAAGGGTATCCTACAGTCTTTTGGAAAGATTATTATAATTATAATTTAAAACATAAAATTAATAAATTAATTTCACTACGTAAAAAATTTGCTAAAGGTAATACTGTAAATTTATTTTCTAGTACTGAGACTTATATTGCTCAACGAACTGGTGATCCAGGGGTGATATTTGCATTAAATAATGGTCTTTTACATAAAAATTTTAATATTACAACTAAATGGAAAGATGTTATATTATATGATTATATTAATGATAAAGAAATCGGGAAAACTAATAAAGAGGGTCAAATTAATATTTTAATTCCACCCCAAGATTATATTATAGTAGCACCAAAAGAGGTTTAAATAATAAATATAATTATAAACATTTTATTATTTTTTATATATCTTATGGAAGGAGTATAAAAATGAAAAAAAATGAAGTAAAAAGAATATTAGAAAAGAAAAATAAATATGATAAAAAAAATAATATTCCTGAAAATAATGCTCCAACTACTAGTAATAAATATTTTGTTGAATTAGTTTCTTATATATTACAGGAGGTTGATTAATATGTCTAGTAAATTTTTAATTGTTGATGGTAATTCTTTATCTTGTAGAGCAGCTTTTGCCCATAATCCAAATTGGGGACCTGATTTGCATACCTCAAATGGGAGAAAAACAGGGGCAACATATAGATTTATTAATATGTTTGATAGTCTTTTAAGAAAAGTAAGACCTACTCATATTATTGTAGGGTGGGATGTTAGTAGTGAAACATTTCGTAAATCATTAGATGAAAATTATAAAGCTAATCGTAAACAATATGACAAAGATTTATATGAACAATTTAAAGATATTAAATCTATTTTAGAAGCAATTGGTATTCATAATGTTGGTATAAGGGGTTATGAAGCTGATGATGTTTTAGGTACTTATGCAGAAAAATCTAAAGCACATAAAACTTTTATTGCTAGTGGTGATAAAGATATTTTTCAACTAGTTGATGGTAGCACTACTGTTTTATATCCTAAAAGTGGGTTTAGTAAAATGAAATTAGTTACACCTGAATATATTATAAACGAATATGATATAGATCCTAGAAAATTTATTGATTTAAAAATGTTAATGGGTGATAATTCAGATAATATTCCTGGAATTAAAGGTTGCGGACCAAAAACTGCTAAAAAGTTATTAAATTATTATAAAAATGCTGAGGAAGTAGCTGATAATGCTGAAACCATTGACGAAATAAAAGGAGTTACTAAAACAGCTAAAAAAGGTGCCATAGAATGGAAAAAAGATTTTGAAAAAATTAAGAAATTAGTTACTATTAGAAAAGATGTTGATGTTCCATATGATTTTGAAGAATGTAGAGTTAATTATGATTGGGATAATGCTAAAAATATTTTTGAAAAATTAGAATTTAAAAAACACCTTAATAAATTAAAGAAAGGTGGATTTTATGGCCAAAGGTAAATTATTTAATGAATCAAAAATTGTTAATTCTCAATCAAAACAACAAAAAAGTAAAATTGATAAAAATAAAAAAAATGATAAACCTAAAAATGATTTAAATAATAAATCTAAAGATAATAATGATAATAATAACAATGATAATAATGAGTCTAAAAATAAAGACTTAAAAGAAAAAGAATATAAAGATAAAATTGATATTAATATTGATAAAAATAAAAAAAGACCTAAAAAAAATAATTCATATTTAAATACTGTTGAAGATTTTAAAAAAAATCAACAAAATAAATCAAATAAAATAAATAATAATGATAATAATCAAAATACTAATAAAGATGTTATTAATAAAGAAAAAAATAAAACTACAAATAAAAAAAATAATTCATTAAAACAAAATAGAATAGAAAAGATGGTTAATAATGAAAAAAATAAAATAAATGATTTAGAAATAGAAATTCAATTACATTTAAAATTAATAAAAGATACAGGTGATAGATCAAAGAAGGAATTATACCAAACTAAAATTGATAGATTCAGAGAAGATTTAGAATATCATAAAAAGAGATTGTATTTTTTAGAAAAAATGTAATTATTTAATACTCAGAGCAATTGCTCTGAGTTTTTTATTATATAAAAGAATATTTTTTTTATTAGTATAATAGAAATATAATAAAGAGGTGTTAATATATGGCTGAAGGTAAGGTACATAAACATTTAAAACAAGTTGCGTTAAGATGGCTTAAATTTAAAGTAACTGATCTTGTAGGAGCCGAAGTAAAATTCCATAATGCTTATTCAGTGGCTGATGCGGCAGGAGTAAATTTAAAAAGAAAAGAAGTTAGAATAATTGAGGTTAAATCATCAAAAGCAGATTTAAAAAGAGATGATAAATTATTTAAAAAACCAACTTCCTATTACTATCATGCTCATTATTCATATATCATGTGTCCTGAAGGGGTATTGGATAAAAATGATATACCTAAATATTTTGGTTTATTATATGTTGATGATTATGATAATGTTGAAGTTATTAAAAATCCAACAAAAAATAAAGGTAGATTAAAAACATATTTTAAAACAACTTTAAGAAGAACTGCAAGAGCTTTAACTAATGATAAAATATTTAGTAAAGAAAACATTGAATCATATGATAGAACAAATGGCCACTATAAACGAAAGGCTAAATTATGGTTAATTAGAACTCGTTGTCCTGATTGTAAGAAACATCCAAAAATATTAATTCATGAAGATAATACTAATATTGTAGAATGTCCTAAATGTGGTACTGAAATAGACTTAGATAAAGCTAAAGTTAATAAAGTGAGTGGTTATAATAAAAAATTTATTAAACAAGCTAATAATCTAATAGATGGTGATAATTAATGAAAAGATTAATAAAAAAAGCATCAAATGTATGGGTTGGAGAACCTGAAGTAAGGTTAGATGAAGGTCCATCAGGATGGGAAGCAGGAGCTTATGATGTTACATGTATGAAACAAGGGGAAATAAAAATAGATGCTCTTAAGGGTATTCCTGGGGCTAATGGAGAGAATCGACAATGGCATAAACGTGATGGAAAAGAATATTTTGGTAATTATTCAAAAGAAGAATGGGAAGAATTTAAAAATGATTTAGAACAAAATGGAATGAAATATCCTATTTTTATTACAGTTGATAAAGATGGCACTATTTTAATGAGTGAAGGAAATCATAGAATGGAAGCGGCTAAACAATTAGAATGGGATTCAGTTCCTGTTGAAATTAAATATTTTGGAAATTCCCAACAAGATGTTCATAAATTTGATTAAGGAGGAAATTAGTAATGAATAAACTAAAACAATTACAAGATACTATTAAACATAAAAATAATGTTATTGAGATTGGTACTCAATTATCACAAAAATTAATGCAGATAGGACATGAAAAATTGTCATTAAAATTATTAGAAAGAATTTATAATCATGACAATACTAAATTTTCAAATCGAGAATTTTATGGATTAGCAGACAATGTTCATGATAAAAGATCATTAAAAAATGTTAATGAAGATCAAATTGCTAAAGAAGAAAAGATGAAATTCATTAAATTTCATTGGTTTTCTAATAAACACCATCCAGAATATTATAGTGATGTTAATGATATGAAATTATTAGATATTTTAGAAATGTGTTGTGATTGGTATGCGCGAAGTAAAGAATTTGATAATGATCCAATAGAATTTTTTAATAAAAAACAAGGTACTCGATGGAATTTTAATAAGGAAATGCAAGAAACAATAATAAAACATTTAAGAGCTTTAAAATCTTTAGATAAGTAATTTTTTTAAAAGGGTGAAAACCCTTTTATTTTTTTTAAAAAATTATTTACTTTTTTTGTTATGTATGATATAATATTAATGTAACAAAATAAAAGGAGGTAGATAAGTGAATAAATATAATGTTACAGTTAATAATGATTATGATATTGGTTATTATATTGTTATAGAAGATAATAATAGTGTTAAAGCATGTTATGATAATGAAATAGCTAGTTTATTAAATATATCTATTGATAAATACAAAAAAGAGTTAAAAAAATTTAATTATATAAGTAATAATGGAGAATCTTATTTTAAAAATAAAAAAGATGCTTTAAATGCATCAAAACGAATTCAGGATATATTAATAATGAGTATATTAACTGTATCTGAAAGGAGTTAATAATTATGATAGCAGAAAAATTAAGAAAATTTCAACGTCAAGAACTAATAAAAAAAATAGAAGATGAAATAAAAGATCATATAGCTTACAATAATTCAAAAATTCCAAGACATAAACAGCGTATAGAATTTTTTGATGAAAAAGTTAATATATATAAAAATATATTATTAGAAAATAAATCTGTTGAAGATGTTTATAATTTTGTTAAAGATTTTTCCCATAAAAAAAATTTTAAAAATATAATTTTAAAAAAAATTAAACAGGATTATTTTAAAAAAGCTACTAAGGAAGATTATATAAAATGGTTAAATGGTTATTTAGAAGATCAAAATAATGATCCTACTAAATATTTTCATTATGATTTTAATGCGGATAACCATATAGATCCAACCTTTTATATAGCTACAAAAGATATACCTATTTTATGTTTTTATGGAGTAGGACAATTTAACCTTATAGTACCTAAAGGAATTAACGTTGAAACTAAATATGGAACTGGGCATTGTAATTTATATTTTATGGGAGATTATCAAAATGTTGGAGATGTTCCAATATATAAAGATATTATAGAAGATATAGAAGAAAAAGAAAAATCTGGATTAGATAAAATATCCAATAATAAAAAAAGAAAAATATTTATGTTACATAATAACAAAGAAAATAAAAATATTGATAATTCTTGGTTACATTTTATATCAAAAATACCTTTTATAAAAAAATATATTAAAAAGAGAGAATAATTTTATTAATAGGAAGGGGTAAATAATATGCGTGTAATAGTAGCAGGGACAAGATCTTTTAATGATTATAATTTATTAAAAAAAGTATTGAATAATAAATTAAAAAAATATAATGATCTTACAATCTTATGTGGCTGTGCTCAAGGGGCAGATACATTAGGTAAAAGATGGACTAAAGAAAATGGATATAAAGTTGAAGAATATCCAGCAAAATGGGATGATTTTGGTAAAAAAGCTGGTTATATAAGAAATGAAAAGATGGCAAAAAATGCAGATGCTTTAATTGCTTTTTGGGATGAAAAATCAAAAGGTACAAAGCATATGATTAATTTTGCTACAGAATATAATTTAAATATTAAAGTAATTAAATATAAAAATAAATCAAAAATTTATCTTTCAAGTCTATCTAAATCTAAAAACTTACCAGATAATGTAATTAAATTATTTATTGCTAGGCAACCTATTAAAAATATGGGTAAATATGATTTAAAACATGTTACTGAATTAGCCCCTTCAAAAGAATTATTATATGATTATAAAGGGGATAAAATTACTTGGAAAGAATATGTTGATTTATATCGTGAAGAAATGAGATCAATAAATGCTAGAAAAATGTTAAATAAAATTATTGATTATTTAGATATGTGTAATGATATTGCTTTAATTTGCTATTGTGGTAGTTCTTCTAATTGTCATCGTAATATAGTAGGAAATTATTTTAAAGAGATAGGTAAAGAAGTTATTAATTTTGAATGATATTTCTAAGAAAGGAGGGTAAAAATGATAGAAAAAGAATTGGGAAAAGAGATAAGTATTAAATATGAATATGAAAATATTGAATCAATATTAAATAATTTAAAACAAGAATTAAATAAAATAAATTATAATATTCAAGAAGTTAATAATAAAATAAAAAGAATAATTAATTCTGAAAAATATATAGCGGCATTATTTTATTTATTAATTGATTATAAATCTCTTTTTAATAAATTTAAGGATGATATAATTAAAGCATGTCATAATAACCCCCTTAGTGCAGTTCAAATTCTTAGCGAATATCAAATTATAAATTTAGATGTACTAATTAATATTAATAAAGATGAATTACAATTATTACAATCTACAGATAATTATAAAAATATTATAAAAAAATATAGAACAAAATTAATCCATATTATATCTCAAGATCCTGAATGTGCTTATAAATTTATTAGAGAATGTAAAGATAATGTTGAAAGACAATGTTTATTAAACTCAATTTTAAAATCAGATACGTATTCTTTTAAGCTTAGAAAATTATTATTAATTAATTTAGATAGCCATAAAAAACAACAATTAACTACTATATGTTGTGGTAATGATTATTATATTATGAAATTAATTGAAGCCCATAGGTATTCTTATATTAAATTAAATAATATTGAAAAATGGATTATTATTGATCGTATAATAGAATTGCAAGATAATAAATTAGCTGAAATAGCATATCATAAAGGTAATTTAGATTTATCACAGGAATTAAAAGAAAAATTAGAACCATTATTAATTATGAATAAATTAAATAAAACTAAAAAAAATAAAGAAAAATTTATTAATTATAAAATAAAATTTATTAATTTTTAAATAAAAAAAAGGAAGAGAATCTTCTCTTCCTTAATCTATTATTCTTAAATGTTGATTATTTTTTACCATTGTTTCATGAATATCTTCTAACCATTGCTCCCATTTATCATTTTCCTGCCATGCAGTAATAGAATTATTTTCTAATCCTGATTTTATATCAATTATATTTTTTGGTTTAATTTTTTTTGGGTATAAAAAATCATATCCATTAATACATTTTATACATTTGCTTTGTTTTACTTTAACTGTTAAAATAGAAATTTTATTATTATGCAACCATCCTCCATATTCTATTGCTTTCTCAATGTTATTTGTTAAAAATATTACTCCATTGTGGTCTGGCCAACATTCTTTAGGTATATCATTATTATACCTAGAATTATAAGATGGAATCAATCCTTTCTTTAAAATTGAATTAATATTATAATCTGGGGTGCCATGATAAAGAATTTTAGTGTTATTGTTACTCATATAAATCCCTCCTAATATATTGTTAATATATTATATTCGACTATTATTAAAATATTACTTTAAAAAATAAAAAAATTCTTTTTATAATATATATATAATAAATAATACAGGGGGTTTACTTATATGATAGGTAAATTAATTACAATAGAAGGTATTGATGGATCTGGTAAAAAAACCCAAACTAATCTAATAAAACAATATTTAGAATCTAAAGGAAAAAAAGTTAAAGTTATTGAGTTTCCTAGGTATAAAACTGAAGTAGGTAAAGTTATAGCTAATTATTTAAAAGGTGATTATGGAAAATTAAATGAAGTACCTAATGAATTGATTTGTATTGCATATGCTTCAGATAGGGCAGGAATGTCTAGTAAAATTAGAAGATTACTTAATGATGGTTATTATGTAATTGCTGATAGGTATACATATTCTAATTTATTTACAGCTGCAAAATTACCTAAAGATCAACAATATAATTTTATAAAATGGATTGAAAAAATGGAATTTAAGAGTTTAAATATAGTAAAACCTGATTATAATTTTTATTTATATCTTGATCCTGAAATAGCTTATAAAAGAATAAATCAAAGAGGTAAACGTGATTATCAAGATGGAAAGGATGATATTCATGAACAAGATATTAACTTTTTATCTGATGTCACTGAATGTTATTTCAATATTGCTAAAGATAATCCAAAATGGAATATTATTAATCAAATACAAAATAATAAACAATTATCAAAAAACCAAATTTTTAATAAAATAAAAAAACATTTAGATAAAATAATTAAAGAAGGTGAATAATGATGTTTTTAGAAATAATTTATCAAATGTTTCATTGGGCATGTAAAATGATTTTTATTATAAGTTTTTTAAGTGTATTATATGAATTAATGTACCCTGTTAAAGAAGAAGGAGTAATAGAATTAACTAAAGATGGAAATCAATATAAAGTTTGTTTTATGGAAATAAGGTGGGATAAAAAATTGCAAAAAGTACCATTATTAATATTAGGGGATAAATCTTTAAATGTTACTTTTATTAAATTTCCAACTTTACATCCCGTAATAAAAGAACAACATAAATATAAAATTTTAAATAAAAATGAATATACTGTTATTAAAAGGTTTCCTGATCAAATTAATGAAAACATAAAAGCATTATTTTTTATATCAGCCATTTCAGGATTATTATTAATATTTTAAAGCCACTTTAAGGTGGCTTTTTTTATTTTTAATTATAATTATATTTTATAAGGATATTTAATTAATAAAGATTATAGGAGTGATTTAATGAAAAGGTTAATAAAAAAGTCAAAACATGGTATTGAAAATAGAGATGAAGCATTAACTTACATAGATGGAGAAATATATACTGGCCCTAACCATCCTAGGATGATTGATGAATTTTTAAAAGAAAACAAAAAACAAGGGAGAAAAATAATAGAAGATTTTATAGGCAATTTCGGTCTTGATGATGAAGAAGCTCAAATACTATTAGATAAATTTGAAGATTTAGGAAGAGTTCCATCAAATGTATTATCAGCTTATAATGAATTTGAAAGATCATCTGATTATTATCAAGAATTAGGTGATGTTCCATTAGGATTTGGACATATTGTAGAAGATGATAATGCGATATATATTGAAAAAGATTCAATTCAAAATGTTGATTTTAATACTATAATTAATGAAATAAAAAATAATTATCCTGATTATAATGTTTATGATGATAGTAGTTATTCTAATTATGGTGGTACTCCTGAAGATTATACTAAAGTTGCCAGCAAACAATTAATAAAACAAGCTGCTTATGTATATTGTCGTAATTGTAATTGGAGCCAAGATGATTTTTGGAGTGAATCATATAATCCATTGAGGTATTTATTAAATTGAGAAGATATGTTATTAAATGAAGATTTAGAAGAGCAATTTACAGATGATTGTAATTTTATTGATCAATATGGAAATTTAAGTAAAAAAGAAGTAATTATAAAAGAATTAAATGATGCTATTAATAAAATTAAAAAAATGGAATATAAAAATGAAAAACAATTAAAAAAGAATGATAATAGATGCCCACAATGTGGAGAAAAATTAACTAGAGATTAAAGGGGGATTATATGAAAAGATTAATAAAGAAAAGTGAAAATTCTCAATATACTGGAGCTAAATTAATAACAGTTGAAGATGATTATTTGGATGAAGTACCTGAAGATAAAGTTAAAGATACTCATGTTACTAGAGTATTAGAAGGGGTAATTGATGTTTTTGATATAATGGATTTTCCAGGTGCTAATGGTGAGGATAGAGATTGGCATTTTAATGGTGATCAAGCATATTTTGGTACCTATACAGAAGAAGAATGGTATGATTTTTTAGATGATATAGAACAAAATGGTATTAAAAAGAAGGTTTTTCTTAAGGTATTTCCTAATGGTGATATAAAAGTTATAGAAGGAAATCATAGAATAAAAGCAGCATTACATCTTAATATTAGAAAAGTACCAATAATGATTAAATATTTTGGCAATTCACAAAAATTTGTAGATTATTTTGATAAACCATAAAAAGAGGTTTAAAAATGAAAATTAAAAAAGTAATAAAAGAATTTAAAAAGTTTGATAAAGATAATGTTTTAATTAAAACTTTTACTCAAGGGTTTTGTTATGATTTTGCTTGTATTCTTAAAATGAATTTCCCTAAAGGTGAAATATATTTTATAAAGAATAGAAGGCATTATGTTTTTAAAATAAATAATAAATTTTATGATATAACTGGTGAAGTTAATATAAAAAAAGAAGATATTTTAGAAAAAGATACTATTTAAGCACCTATAAGGGTGCTTTTTTTATTGTGTATTATAATTTTTTAGTTGAAGTTTATATTTTTTATGAAAATAAATATAATATAGGTAGGTGGTATAGTGTTTAATTTAGATTCTATAAAAAATGAAACTAAAGCACTACAACAAGACATAGAAAAAATCCAAGAAAATAAAATTCAAGGAATGCCTCTTGGTGATTATATTTTTAATAAAGTTATTACAAGGGTTGATCCAGTTGAATATTGCGAAAGAGTTTTAAGAAATCATTTACCTAGGGAGCAAACAAAATTACATGAAAATCAAAGGATTTTAGTAAGAGCTGTAACAGATCCTAAAATTCGTAAGGTTGCAGCCTTGATGTCACGGCAGGCTGGTAAAACAGAATCAATTGCTTCTTTTACAGGTTTTTTGTTAGATAATTATCCAGGAATGAGAGTGGGTATATTTACTCCTAGAATTCAACAGGCACAAATTGATTTAGGTCGTACTAAAGTATTTTTTCAAATGAATGAAGGATTATTAAATAATGAAATAGTAAAAGTAACAAAAGATAAACTTAAATTATCAAATGGTTCATATGCTCAAGCAGTATCTGGTTCTGATCAATCTAATATTGAGGGTTTAACTTTTGATGTAATTATATTAGATGAGGCTCAAAAAATTACTGATTATACTTGGTCTGAACGTATTGCTCCTATGGGTGGTGCTACAAATGCGAAAATGATTAAAATTGGAACTCCTAAAACAAAAAATCATTTCTTTGAATCAATGAAAGGTTCAGCATCAGAAGCATGGGAGTGTTTATATCGGGATTGGACTGAATGTGAACAGTTATGGGTATTAAATCAAACCGTTTTACCTGATCATACTGATCCTGAAAGTGGAAGAGTTCGACCATATTCTACATATGTTTTAGGGTTAATGCCTAAATCCTTAAAGCAAGAATATTTTCCAAAAAATCCTGAAATATGGACAGAAGGAGAAATGTCAGTTCAGGACTTTAGAACCCAGTATATGTTAAATTTTGTAGCTTCTGCAAGTAAATTCTTTAAAACACATGAAATTGATAAATTGAAAGATGGAGATTTTCATTGGTTAGAAAGTGGTAGAAGAAATGAAACATATGTAGCTGGTATTGACTTTGCTGGTTCAAGTGCTGGAAATGCTGACTATACTCATATTTCTGTAATGCGAGTTAATGATGATGGAACAAAAGAAAAAGTGTGGGGTACAGAATTTAGAGGTAAGCGTTATCCTGAACAAATTAAAGAGATTGCTAGTATTTTTGGTGGTCCTCGTCCAAAATTTATGGTTAAAAGTATTTTTGCAGACTATACTGGTTGTGGTCGACCTGTTATCCAAACATTACAAGATGAATATGGACTACAACAATTAGAAGGTATAACTTTTAATGCTAAAGATACCTATACAAATTCTGGTATGAATATGAAAAATATTATGTATGCTAAATTTAAACATGAATTAAATTATGATCGTGTAAAATATCCTAATCAAGAGAAATTTTTAGAAACAGCAGGTTCTGATAAAAAAGGATTTTATCATAAAATGATTGGAGAGTGGAGTGATCTTGAGATGGAGATGGGAAGAAGTATTAATAAAAGAATTGAAGCACCATCTGGAGGTCATGATGATGTATGTGATGCTGATGCTTTAGCTAATTTTGCTGCATTAAATGGTCAACAAAATCGTGGAATGCCAAAACCTAGTCAAGCTAAAATTAGTCGTTTTTAAATAAAGGGAGGATAAAAATGAAAAGATTATTACAAAAATCTAGTGTAGAAAAAGTTACCCCTATTGAAAAATCATATAAATCTAAAAATCAATTAGATGATTTTATAAGAGATGATAATAAAGATAACAGTGATAATAATGATAATATTGATGATGATTTTAAAGATATTCTTAAACAAAAAGAAAGAAAATTAAGAAATAATAGTCGATTAACTAAAAAATCATATCATGGTATAGATTCTCGAGATTCAGCATTAACATATTTAGATGGGGAGTTATATGTTACTATGACCCATCCAGTTGCAATTGAAAAGTTTTTAGGTTCAAATAGAGAAAAAGGAAAGGAAATTATAGAGAAATATTTAGAAGAAAATAATATAGGTAAAGATAGTGAAGAAGGTCAAGATATATTAAATGAATTTGAACAAGTAGGGATATTATCTACTGATATTTTCAATGCATATTCTGAATATTCAAGAAGGAAAGGGTATTATCAAGATTTTGGTGATATTCCTTTGGCTTTTGCCCATATTGTAAATGATGGTCTTGCAATATATATTGAAGAAGATTCATTACAAAATGTTGAATTAAATACAGTTGTAAATAAAATAAAGGGAGAATTTCCTAATTTTGATATTTATAATGATGATAGTTATCCTGAAGAAGATGGTATGCCAGAAGATTATGATAAATTAGCAAACCAACTTGATCCTGAAAGAATAAAAAAATATAAAAATATACAAAAAAGACCACGCCCTAATTGGAAATCATTAATATTAAAGACTAAACCCCAATATTTAGTTGATAATTATTATAAAAAAAATAAAAGATTAATTAAAGATAGGGATGATAATAATGAAAAGATTAATTAAAAAATCTTATAATTATTATACAACTCGCGATATATTTTTATCAAAAAATAAAGTTGATTTTAATTACTTTGATGAAATAAAAAGGTTGATAAAAAAAAGAAAAAATAAAAAAGATAAAAAGGATGAATCAAATGAAAAAAAACATAAAACAAGAGTTTAATTCACAAGTATTTGATTATGGAATTAAATTAATTAACCCTTTTAATATATGGAAAACAACTTATGGAGCAGGTATAAAAGTAGGATTATTAGATTCAGGTATTGATTATAAACATTCTAATTTAAATAAGAATTTTGTTAAAGGGGTTAACTTTACCTCTAATGATAAAGATGATTATATGGATTATAATGGTCATGGTACAATGTCAGCTGGGGTAATAAGTAGTTATAATGATATTGGATCTGTTGGTATTGCTCCTAATATTAATTTATATAATTTAAAAGTATTAGATAAGAATGCTAAAGGAAATATAGATAATATAAAAAAAGGTTTATTATGGTGTATAAGAAATAATATTAAAATTATTGTAATGAATTTTGGTTTAAATAATAGTGATAATAGTCTTCATAGAATAATTAAAAAAGCTTATACAAAACAACTTATTATGGTTGCTCCTACTGGAAATGAAGGTAAAGAATCAACTTGTAATTATCCAGCTCAATATAAAGAGGTAATATCAGTAACTGCAATAAATAAAAATTATGAAATACCTAGTTTTGCTACTATAGATAATGCTGAAATTTCTGCCCCCGGAACAAATATTACTACAACTTATCTTGATAATAAATTTATATCAGCTTCTGGGACATCATTGGCATCATCTTATATTGCTGGAATAATTGCTTTATTACAAGGGGAAAACTTAGAAAACAATAAGAGATTTTTAAATCAAAATCAAATTAGAAAAAAATTGTTTAAACATTGTAGTAAAATAAAGAATTTTGATATTAAATATTTTAGTTTTGATAATTAAATGTTAAAAAAAAATCATATAATCTATATAATTTATATAGATATGTTAATAAATGGTGGTGAAGTATATAATGGAAGTTTCAAAGATTAATAATGGATTAACAATAATAACAGATAAAGATAATTCTGCTAATACAGCAACAATAGGATATGTTATAGCTTGTGGTTCTCATGATGAAGCTGAAGATGAAATGGGCATTGCTCATTTTACAGAACATATGCTTTTTAAGGGAACTACTAATAGAAATGCTCAAGAAATATCTAAAGATATTGAAGCAATTGGTGGTATTTTAAATGCTGAAACTTCTTATGAACATACAAAATATCATTGTACAGTTCCATCCTCAGAATGGGAAATAGCTTGTGATGTATTATCAGATATGATTTGGAATAATTTAATTCCAAAAGATGAATTTAATAGTGAAAAGCAAGTTATATTAGAAGAATTAAAAATGTATTATGATAAACCTCGTTCAAGGGCAATGCAATTATTATCTATTAATATGCATTTTAATTATAAAAATAGACAATATATTGGTGGAACTATTGAAACAGTTAAAAAAATTAATAGAGAACAAATGATTAATTTTATAGATAAATTTTATGTTCCTAGTAATATGGTTGTTATTGCTACTGGTGATATAGAACATGATAAATTAGTTAACTTTTTTAAGAATTATTGTTTAGATATAGAAATTAAAGACGAATTAAATGATTATAAAAAGTCTGAATTTAATCCACCTAAATTAAATGGTGATCAATTAGTAGAAGAAAAAAATACTATGCAATCTCATTTATGTTGGGGGTTATTTGGGGCTCAACCTAATACTCAAGAATGTGTTATAGGAGATGTTATTGTAACTTTATTAGGTGGTAATACATGTTCAAGGTTATATCAAATTATTCGTGAACAAAAAGGATTAGCTTATACTATTACAATGGATAATGAAGAATTTAGTGATATTAGCATAATAAAAGGATATGTTGGTTTAAATAAAGAAAATATTAATGATGTAAAAAATATTATAAAAAAAGAAATGTTTAAATTAAAAGATGAGTTAGTAACTGATGAAGAATTAGAACGGGCTAAATCATATATTGAAGGAAATTTAAAAATAGGATTAGAAACTCCATCAGCTCAAAATGGTTTTCTTACTCAAGCTATAATAATTAATTCAGATATTGATATAGATAATTACTTTAATAAAATTAAATCAGTAACTAAAGAAGATATTATGGATTTTGCAAGAAAATATTTTAATAAAGATAATATTACATTTTCTCAAGTAATATCTAAAGATTAGGAGGGTAAACATTGGCAATAGAAGATTTAGATATAGAAGAAATTTTTGATAGAGAGGTACCTTTTGAGCAAGATTATCAGGATGCAAAAGAAAATAATAATGTAATTTGGGATAAATATCAAGATAAAATTTTTAATACAATAAATGGATTATCATATTGGAAGAATTTTGATAAAGATGAATTAATTCAACAATCATATTTGTATTTTTCAGAATTATGTAATAGATATAATCCTTATTATGCAGGTAACTTTATTCCTTTTAATAAATATTTATTTAAAAATATAATAATTAAATTAAGAGCTTTTATTCAAAGATATTATTTTAAAAGAAAGCGTGAACAGCCTACTGAAATATCAGACTATATGTTTAATTATATGAATAATAATGATGTATCTAAAAGTGATTTAAAAATACATGTTGAATATTTATATTCTTTAATTACAAATAGACAAAAACAAATTTTAGAACTTTCATTAAAAGGATATAAACAACAAGAAATTGGTGAGATATTAGATATTTCTCAAAGTAGAGTTTCAGTTATAAAAAAGAAAACTCTACAAAAATTACAAAAAGTTATGGAAAAAAGAAAAGAAAAATAATGTTAATTAAAGACCATTAAGAAATGTTTCTTGGTGGTCTTTATGTTTTATATAGTAATTTTGTATATTTTTTTTAAAAAAGCCATTGAATTATAATAATATAATAATGATTATAATATATTATAAGGTTCAATATATTTATTAAATGAAATAATAAGCTATTCTTGGGGGATATTATAAAAATAAGGTTATAATTTTATAAGAGGTGATTATATTATAATGGAAAATAAGAATAAATGTCAATATTGTGATACTGAAAATAAAAGTCATAAAATTTATTGTTCATATTGTAAAGGTAATTTATATAATAAAAATAATTAAAAAATAATTTAGTTTTAATATAATTTATTATAATATCCCTCAAAAAATAAGAAAGGAGGATTAATAATGGCTAAGATTACTAGATCAAATGATTATAGTGGATTAGATAATAAAACATTTAATAAGTTAGCTAAACAAATTAACAATATTAATGAAGAAAATTTAGTTGATATTGTAGAAAATGAAAAAGAGGCTAAAATATTAAAAAAAGAATTAAGTCTTGAAGGGTATAATACTAAAATTAAACCTCATAATAATAAGTTTAAAGTTATAGCTGTAAAAAATAATGATCAAATTAAAATTGATTATCGAAAAGCTAAACAAAGTAATTGTTTTGAAAAAGTTGCTTGGGGAAGGTATTGTTTTCAAAGAAAAAATAATAATAATGATTTTAGTGATTATAATTTTGATGATGGTTCAATTTGGAAAGTTGAAGAGGACGAGGAGGATAATAAATATTTAGTTAAAGAGCTTAATAATGATGGTGATATTATAAGAGCAGCCGATAATAATATAAAATCAGTAGTAAATAAAGATAATTTAAAAAATGTATTATCTTTATTATATGATATTGATAATATTAATAATACTTTAGTAAAAGATTTATTAAATAATATAGGAGATCAATTTTATTCTATGTTAAATAATAAAATATCATCATTAATTGATAATCAATTAGAAAAAAATTATAATATTGAATCTAATGCAATAAAAAATAATGTTAAAGGATTAATTACACAAGCAATTAATAAAAAAGAAATTAAAAATAAAAAACATTTTCAACAATTTATTAATAAATCAGTTGAAAATCAAGAATCATTAACTAATAAGCCTAATAAAATATTTAATCAATAAGAGGGGGTTTATAAATGACTAGTAAGAATTCTGATGTTTTATATGATAATAGAAAGAATGTTAGTGAAGATCCAGCATATGATTATAGGAAAAATTTAAATTGGAGAATTGATGGTGGCCCTCATAATGATGAAATTGAGGATCCAGGAATTAATGAGTTTTATAAAGGTTACCAAATTAACCCTTATGAATTTAGACGGTGGGCTAATAAAAATTTATCAAAAAAACAACTAGAAAAATTATCAGCCCAAGAAGTAATGCCAATGAAATTTACTACTGATTATTTAGCTGATAAAATTTTAACTTTATGGAATGGAGTCGATGGACCTTTACAATATTTCTTTGATGGGTTTACATTAAAATATGATAATAAATTAAAACAAGATATAGCTAAAAAATTAGAACAAAAAGGGTATAAAATATATCCAACCTTAACTGATGATCAACCAAATGATATAAGATCAAGAAATGGAGAACATCGCCAAGTATATAAAGAAGTAATGTCTTCTAACAATGTTGATAATATATTAAAATATGCCAAATGTGTTTCTCAACATTGTCAAGCGGTTAATTTATTAGAAGGAGAAATTAATGATTTAAAAGAAGCTGGAAATGAAATTGAAAAATCAGATGCAAGTGGATTAGCTGAATATTATAAAAATATATTTCCAGAAGATTATGCAGTTTCTTTAGTTAATATTATGTTAGATGATTCTTTAGATGGTGCTTCAATTAATGATGAAAGCTTAGATATTAGTTATCCCCATGATCAATATCAACACATGTCAGAAGAATCACAAAAACAAATTGAAGATTATATGTCTGGAAATGCTGACCCTTATTATAATAAAGATGGTGGCGGAGAGTTTGGGTATAATTTTGTTACAGATATGAGAAATGATACAACACGCCCTACTCAGTATGAAACTAAAGTTAGTAATAAAAAAAAAGGTTAATAAAAAAATCTAATGAAATTGAAAATATCCCTTTATATGAAGTAATGAATGCTATTTCACAAGCTAGTAAAAATGTTTCAGGTTTATTAGGAGAAAAATTAGTTCAACCTCCAGTATTGGTAGATACTATACGAGAACAAGAATTTAGTAATATACAAGAAGATAATTCTAGTTTTGAAAATGTAGTAGATACAATTAATGTAGTTCGGGTTCATGAAATTTGGGAGGTTTATTTAGGCGATATTGATGATAAAAAAGATATAGAAACTATTTTTATAGTCATTTCAGGAGACAATAAAATTAAGCAAAAATATGAAAAAGGAGATTGGAATAATATTGAATATCAAGGTTTTTATTCTACCCTTGAAGAAGCTAAAAATAATATTAAAGGTTATTTAGACTAATACAAATAGGAGTGAAATAATATGAGTGAAAAATTTTCTACAACTAGTTCATTGTTATTTAAAGAGAATAATAATAATAATGATAATTTACCTGATTGGATGAAAGATCTTGATATAGATTTACAAAAACAAGCTAATAAAAATAAAAATATACCAGATTTACCAACTAAAGAAGAAGGAGTTTTTGCTTCTGAAAAACAAAAAATTAATAGAGATAGCAAAAATGGAACTCCTCGACAAATGGAGGCATCATTAAGTAATGGTAGAATGGTAACAGGAGCTAAAATTAATTTAGCTACATTTTTATCAGGTAAATATTATAAAGTACAACCTGATATAAATGGTAATCAAATTCATTTAAAAACAAAAATTGAAGAAATTCCTGCTAAATTTAATTTTAAATTTACTGCAAGTAGTGGAAAAATAAAAAAAGCACAAACTTTCTCTGTGTTTTTTAATAATGAAACCGCTGAGTATCCTTTTAGTAAAGCTGGTTTTGATGAATGTATTGATGATATTAATAATGAAGACATTAAAAGTGTTGAAGGTGAAGTTGGAGAAGGGGTTAATAAAACCTATCTTATTAGTAAAGAAGAAATTGTAAGACGATTTAATGGGGAATTAAGAAAAGCTACTGATAAAATTAATGAATTATTAGAAAATGATATGATTGTTGGGGTAGGAAGTAATACTTTTGCTTCTTTATATAATGTAGATCAATTATTTCCTAATGAACCTAAAGAAAAACCTCAACAAAAAGAAGGTTCTTTTGATTTTGCACCAAATAGAGAACATGTTGCAGCTAAACCTCATAAAACTGCTAATGTATTATCAATTGAAGCTAGTAAAATGTTATCTAATTTCTTTTCTGATTTTGCTATTAAAAATCATTTTCGAGAAGGAAAAGAATTATTTATTGAAGCTAGTGTTTTAAGTAATAATGGAGTAAAAAGAACATGTAATTTTTGTTTTGGTATTGATAATGAAAAAGTAAAATCATTAAAAGTAGCTGAATTAAATGGTGAAAGAATGACTGTGGAACAATTATTAAGTAAATTAAATATTAATAATAGTGTTTTAGATAAATACCTTACTAAAAATAATAGTAATTCTAAAAGAATTTATCAAGGACGTGTATTAACAGCTCGAAGAATTAAAAATAAATTATTAGGAATTGTAAAAAAACAAAATATAAAAGATATTATTCATAATTGGACAGATCGTGATTTAATTACTAAAATTAATAGCACAACATATACTACTCAACATAGTTTTGAAGAATTATTAGCTAATATTGAAGTTGATACATTATCAAATAAAGAACAACAAGAAATAAAGGCATATAAAAAGAAATTTGGTGAAGGTTTAGATATGAATAGAAATGATGTTGAAGATACTGGGGTAAGAGATTATGATCAAGTTAAACCTTCACGAGAATTAAGATTAGCTAATTTAAAGCAATTTTTATCAACTAAATTTAAAAACTTTAAAATTGAAAACTTTATTAATGATAATGGTATAAAAGAAGCTAAAATAATTATTAAACAAGGATATAAATTAGATACTTGTGAAGCTGATTTATATTTTATTAATCCTGAAAATGGAGTAAAAAATAAAGTAAAAGCAAAAGCATATTTTTATAAAAATCATATTGATAATGTTTTAGTTCAATTAGGTAATAAACAAGTTTCTATTGATAAAGCTAGAACATTATTTAAACAAAGTGAATTATTATCTAACTATTTAGAAGATAATTCTATTAATAAAACAGCTGGATCAATTATTATTACTGAAAATAAAATTAAAGATAAACTATCTAATTATGTTAATAATGAAGAAATTGATAATATTATTAATGAATGGTATAATGAAGGTTATATTAAAGAAATTAATTCTGGAATATATGCTTCAAATTATTCTTTTGAAAACTTATTAAATAAAACTGAAGCTCAATTATTATCAAATAAAGATAGAACAGAAATAAAATTAGCTAAACAATATTTTGGGGAACAAATTAAAATTGGTCGTAAAGAAATTGATGATACTGGCGTAAGAGAAGCTAATGAAAAATTATCAAATGTTAATGTATTAAATAAGGTTAATAAGTTTTTATCAAAACATTTTGATAATTTTAAACCTCAAGATTTTGAAGTTAATGGAGAAAATGTAACTTACACAATTAATTTATTTGATGAAGAAACTGGATTATCAACTAATATTGATTTTGATTTTATTATTAATGATAATGAAATAACTAATTGTTTAGCCAATTTAAATGGTGAACAAATTAAAATTAATAATATTAAAAGAGCATTTTCAACAAATGAAATTTTAAATAAATATTTAAATCAAAACAATAATAAAAAGACAAACGCACCAATGATTATTACAACTAAACAATTACAGGGTAAATTAAATAAAATTGCTAATATACCATTGCAAGAAATTAAACAAATGGTTAATAAATGGCATAAAACAGGAAAAATTAAAAAAATGGGATCCAATGTTTTTGCAAGTAATTATACCTTAGAGCAATTATTATCAATGTCTAATATTAGACCATTATCTGATAAAGAAATTGCTCAGAGGATTAATAAGAGTAAAAGAGATCGCGGTTTAGAAGTTAATGCTCAGCATATTAATGATCAAGATACAAGACAACCTATTGAACAATGGTCATCTCAAAGAATGGTAACTCATGCTAAATCTGAATTAAATAAAATCTTTGAAGATTATAACATATTAGATGCAAAAGTTAATAATGATTCTTATGTTATTACTGCTCGTGTTGTTAATCCTAATAATGGAATAAATCAAAAATTATATTGTAAATTAAAAGTTTTAGGTGATAAATTAGGAAAATTAATAGCAATTAGTGATGGTAAAAATACTGTTAGTCCAGATCAATTAAGTAAATTAGATGTTTCTAATGAAGCTTTAAGAGAATTTAATAACATTAATAAAGCTACTAAGCGAAACTATAAAAATGTTATTTCTAAAAGAAAATTAAATAATAAATTAATGGCTGTTATAGATAACAATAAAATTAATGATATAGTTAAACATTTAGTTAAAAATTCTGTTTTAAAGCCTCTTAATACTAATAAATTTGCATCTGATTATTCTTTAAATGAGATTGTAGCTTATTTAGATAAATCTAGCAAAACTAATTTAAATGCCGGTAAAAAACAACAACAATACGCTCAAAGAGATGAAAGCAAATTAAAAATAGATTATCGTGTAAATAAAGATGATAATTCAAGACAAATTGAATCTAAAGAGGAAAAATTACATTCTAATATGATTAAAGTTTGTAGTAAAATTAAAAATAAAGCTAAAGAAGCCTGTAAAAAGAAAATTATTACTAAAAATAAATTAGAACAATTAGAATTACAATTAGATAATGCTAAAAACAAAAAAGACATTGATAAAGTTTGGAAAGAATTAAAAAGATATTTTAAATAATAAAGGGGTTGATTTTATTGAGTAAAGATGATTTTAAAATTAAACAACCTAAATTGATGGGTTCTTCTAATGAACAACATGCTAATCCTTCTGGAGTAGATTATGATGATTTAGCTAGTGCATTAGGGGTATGTGAAGAAGATGATAGTGGTAATAATGATGAAGAAGATGAAGAAAATATAAATAAAAAAGAAACAAAAGGTGAAGTAAAAGATTTAAGAAAAAATAGTAATAGATATTATATGAAAACAGATTTAAAAAATAATGATGAAAATGATGATGAAGAAGAAGATAATAAAACAACTTTATTACAACCAGGAGTAGAAATGAGTTTTAGCACGGATAATTTTTCAAGAAGACCTGAACATTCATCACCATATACTCAAGGTCCTACTTGGAGTGATTAATAAGGGGTGATATAATGAAAAGTAGATTAAAAAGAAATCACATAAAAAATCGTATAATGAATAAAACTGCTGCTTCAAAAGCATATATAGATCTTCACTCTATTGTATTACAAAGTGGGGATTATATTGCTTTTGAGGCAAGAATTACTAATAATGAACCTTGGTTTAATATACGTCATGAAACACAATATAGTTCAAGTTCATTTTATAATGGAAATGATTTTGATAGAGCATGTGAAGTATATGGTGAAATATTAATAGCTTTTAAGGGAACTGTTGGCACTGAAGAAATGAAAGAAATTAGAAATAATATTGAACAAGAAATTGAAATTTTAATGGAAGATCATAAATTAATTAATAGAGACAATCATAATCAGCTTAATAAAAACCCTTATTTTTTAGGAATAAATAATTTTTAGGAGGGTCATATAGTGAAATCAAGATTACGTAAAAATAATAGTAAATTAAAGAAAAATAAAAAAGTAGCTTTAGAAATTACTGGTCCTGTTGGTCTTATTTTTCCTGATTTTCAAGATAAAGTTGATAATAAAGATGAAATTAAAGATAGAACCTATGGTCCTTCTTTTGAACATGAATGGTCGTTTGAAGATCCTATTAAAGATCCAGAATGGAATATGATTGAACAATATTATGGAGAATAAAATATAAAAATATTATAAAACATTATTTTATTTTTATATTCTATATGAAAAGAAAAAACGAAATGGAGGGTTTAATGTGCAAGTTTCTAATAATAAAGAATTACCTAAATGGTTAAATAACTTCGTTGATGCTTTTGAAGATGGCGATAATGAAACTAAGGTTGCTAAAGGTGATAATAGAGAAGATAATAATATTGAGGATAAAAATAATCAAGATAGTCAACAAGAAAAATATAGTGAGGTCAATATTGATGATTTAGATGAGGTTGTATGGAAAGATGAAACTTTTTATGTTATGTTTGATGGTGATGTTGCTACAATACTTAATAAATTTGGTAATACTGTAACAACTCTTCAAGGTACTTCAACAATAGAGGAGGTTAATGAAGAATTAAATGGTAAAGAAGTAGTAACTTCTAAAGAAAATAATCCTTTTGAAGAAGAAATTGAAAAAGTTTCTCCTTATCGTGAAGAAATTGAAGGGTTTGATGAACAACAACCTAATAACAACAATAATAATCAAATGACTAACCAACAACCTAATAACAACAATAATAATCAACAACAACAGCCTAATAATAACAATAATAACCAACAACCTAATAATAACAATAATAATCAACAACCTACAGGATTTGATGGTCAACCAGTTCAACAAGCTGAAAAAATAATTGCTAAGCAAAATGAAAAATTTGAAAAGCAAAGTGAAAAAATTAAACAAAAAGATAAAGAAATTAAAAAATTAAATGAAAAAGTTGCTAACTTACAAAATGATTTATCAGATTTAAAGAAAACAATTGAAGCATTAATTCCTCAAGATTATGCTCGTAATAATCCTGGAAATATTTTTGATATAGATTCAGGACAATTTGATAAACAACGAAAAGAAGAAGGGGAAGAAGTAGAAAAAACATTAAGAGATATAGAGCAAGAAGTTGATCTTACCACTCCTGAAGGTAGAGCTGATTTCGTTGATAAAGTAGATAAAGATGTTAGAAAGAAAGATACTGAAAAAGAGGATTATAATGATTATAAAGATATTGAAGATGCTGAAATTAATTTTAATGATATTGATTTAGAAGATGATAATTCAAGAACATTACAAGAAAATGATGATGTTGATAATGAAGTTGATATAGATATTGATTCATTGGATGAAGGAGAAGAAGTTGTTTTAGATAAAACAGCTAATAAAAAAATGCAAATTGAAAGATTATCAAATAAGAAAAAAATTAAGTTATTTAATAATAATATTTGTCCTAATTGTGATAGTGAAGAAGAAACCTTGACTAAGCATAATTCAACTGGTAATTTTGAAGGTAAATATTGTGAAGGTTGTGGTTCAGAATTTGCTATTAATACCAAAACTAATGAAGTTTATTGTAAACAATAAAAGGAGGTTATTTAAATGGAAGATTTAAGAAATAATGATACAAACCCTTTAAAGGGGAGTTTTGTTACAGCTGGTTATAGTGTTGAAGAAGAAAAGGTTAAGGAAATGTTAACTTTTATGGGTGTAGACCCTGATGAAGAAATAATTGCTGATGCTATAGGATATTTAAGTTCAAATAGTATGGAAATAGATATGAATAATTTACATCAATTTTTACAGACTAAACAAATAATGAGTTCTAAACATACTAATAAAGTTCATGATTTTAGAAAAAAAAACAAATAACCAAACAAAATAATGATAATGATAGTAATATAATTAAAATTAATAAACCAATTCCTGATGAACAATTATTTAATTCAACTATGAAAAATTTATGTTATAAAGAAGTTTCTAATAGTTTTTTAGTTAAAAATATACAAGGGATTGAAATTAATATTACTCGAAGAAATAATCAAGTTAAATCTATTACTGGCTATAAAAACAATGAGATTATAGAAATACCAAAAGAAATTATCGAACAAATAAAAAAAGATATAAATCAAGCTTTGTAGTAAAAAGAGGGGATTATCCCCTCTTTTTATTTATCTATAAAAAAAGTAAAAAAATTTTATTATTTTTTATATGTTATATATATGGAGGTGAAAATGATTGAGTAGAATAATTACTAACAATAACAGTAATAACAATAGTAATAATTCTCAACAAGGAACAATTAATCGAAGATATGCAAATCATGGAAACAATGGTAGTATGATGAAATCAGCTATAACTGATAAAAATTCACTACCAAATAATGTACAAAATCAAATAAATAAGAAAAAAGGCCCTAGAGCTAGAACAGCTAACGTTAACCGAAATAATACTAATCAAAATAATAATGGTGGTATGCAAAAACAAGGTGCAGTACCACGTGGTGGATACAACGGGTATGGTGGTGGTATGGCTAGTGGATCAAGTGCTAACATAAAACAATCTAGTCCAGAGTTTTATCATCCATTATTTCAAAATTTAAATATGATGTTACCACGTGATAGAAGGGAAAGAAATGAGTGGTGTAGACACTTTTACCGGGTTGAACCAATTATTGCTACAGCTTTAGATTTACATACTGAATTTCCTATTTCTGATTTTGATAATGTTGCTTCTGATCCATATATTAAAAAATTCTTTGATCATATGGCTTTTGATAAATTAAATATGGTTAATTTACTTCTTGATATAGGATTAGAATATTGGAAAATAGGTGATGTATTTCCATTTGGGCAAATAAATGAATCAGAAGGTATGTGGGAAAAGTTTGTATTATTAAATCCTGATTATATAGATATTCAATCATCAGTATTAGCGGAGGATCCAGTAATGGAATTAATTCCTGATGCTGAAATACAATCAATTGTTAATTCAGGTCCAAATGGAAAATATGGTGATATATATGATCAATTACCTGATGATGTAATTAGGCAAGTAAAAATGGGGAAAAACATTAAATTGGATAGTAGATTAGTTTCACAAATTTCACATAAAGCTGCTCAGTATGAAACTTGGGGAACTCCAGTTATGATGCGTTGTTTTAAAACATTAATTTATAAAGATAAATTACGACAAGCACAAGATGCAATTGCTAATAGACATATTACTCCTTTAAGGGTAGCGAAGATTGGTCAACCAGGAGAACCAATGCCTTCGCAGGATGATTTAGATGCTTTTAGAGATACTTTAATGCAAGCTGATCAAGATCCTAATTTCTTTTTAGTATATCATTATGGATTACAATTTGAATATGTTGGTTCTAATGGTAAAATTCTTCCACTAAACCAAGAATTTGATTTTATTCAAAAAGAACTAATGAATGGATTAGGAATAAATCAAGCAATGTTAAATGGTGAAGGTCCTACGTATTCAAATGCACAAGTTGGATATGATACTTTAGCACGTCGTTATATGGCTTATAGGTTGCGTTTAGAATCATGGATTAAAAATAAGGTATATAAACCAATAGCTGAAATTCAAGGTTTTTATGAATCAAAGAATGGCGAAATAAGTGCTAGTAATATGACTCCTAAGCAAAGAAAAATTTCAGCTCAACGAGGTGATATGGAATTAGTTATTCCAGATATTACATGGCGTGAACAAGATTTAACTACTAATCAAAGTGCAATGAATTTTATCCAACAATTACAACAAAAAGGTTTAATTTCTATGCAAACAGTATTACCAATGTTAAACCTTGATCCTGAAACTGAAAAGAAACAACTTGAAGAAGAAAGAGGAACAGTATTTGATCCAGATGCACCTAAGACAGGTCCTTTACCAAATCAAGGTAGTGGTTCTGGAAATCCAAAACCAGGCGATAAAAAACCATCAACTCCAGATAAATCTGATAGTGGTGGAGATTCCGGTGGAGATTCAGATACTACTAAAGAAACAAGTATACAAGATTTTTTCAGTAAAACAGGAAGAATAAAAACTTCGTCATATAATAAAAAAAATAATAAAGAAAAACAATCAGTAGAAGCAACAATAAATTGGCGAAATACTATGGAACAAATTGGATTAAATAGTCAATTTAAAAAATATTTAATTTCAATAAATCAAGAAGTAGAAGATTATTATAATGAATTATTAAATAATATTGAAGTTGATATGGAGGAAGATCTAGATGAATTTTCAGAAAATGTTACAGCAGTATTAGATTATTATACTGAACCAATTGTAAAAATAGGAAAAGAAAAAATAGCAAATACAATTAATGAGGATATTGTTGAAGAGGAAGAGTTTATTAATCACTATAAAAATAATGATTTAAATGATTTTGAAAAAACTTTAAAGGATGCTTTAAATAATTGTTTTGGTGAATTAAATAATAAAAAATTATTTGAAGAAATTAGTGAAATTATTTTTGGTTTTTGTTTGAAATTATTTAGATATTCTCAATTATTAGAATGTCTTAATCATAATATTAAAACCGTTTCACTATCCAGTAATTATAATAGTTGTCCTATTTGTAGAACTAAAAGTAAATTTAATCATAATGTAGGTGATTTGATTGATAATATTGATGAGTTTCATGAATCATGTAAATTAGTAATTAAACCTAATATAAAAGAAAGTGTTGAAGAATTATCTATTAAAAATACTAATATTAAATTTATTAATATACCAAAATCAATCAAAAATGAAATTGAACCACTAATTAATAAGATAAAAATGTCAACACCAGAATTATTAAGTGATAAAACAATTAAATTTGTTAATAATATAAGTGATTTAGATGAATTTAATACTTTATTAAATAATAATCATCCTAAAGATAGAGTTAATCAAATTATTAATGATGTTCAAGGGAGTGTTGTTTCATTTGAGTATAATAATGAGATATTTATTTCAAATGAACATTTAGAAAATATTAAAAATATTATTCTTAAATCAATATTAAAGGATAAATTAATGTTAAATAATGATTTAGGTTTTTGGAGAAAAGAATATAATAATAAGAAAAAATCAAAATATATTGGTAATGGAGTATCAATCTATGCTAAACCTTTTATAAATTATTTAGCTGAAGAAGATTTTAAAACATATTTTATTGAAAGTGCTATATATTATATTTTAAATCCACAATTATTAAAATCTATTGATAAAAATAATTATAAACAGCTTAAGGAAAATGTATTTAATAATATAGAGTTTAGGGTGTGATTATATGAATATAGGAATTATTTGTAATATAAATGATAATAAACCTATTGGAGTTATTGGAATTGAAGATAGTGGTGGAGAAGTTGATTTTATTACTCAATCAGAAAAACTTAATAGTGCTATAAGTATAATTTTAGAGCAAGATAAAATTAAAATGCCAATTAAAGAAGGTTTAGAACAAAACGAAATTATTAGAAATAAATATGTTACTTCAAATACTCCTCATTATTTATCTGGAATTAATTATAATTTACCTCGTCCTTGGAGAATATTAGGGGTGAGGTATCTAAAGGGAACCTTACAAGATCAATTAAAGAAAATGTATGATGAAATAAATCAATTAGAATAAGAGGGGGTGTTTTAATGAAAAGACTAATAAAAAAAGAGGGTAATAATGTATCTCCAAAAATGCATGAAGAAGTTGAAAAACATATAGAAGATTCTAATAAAGGTAAAAATAGATCAAGAGAATTATATTCTCAACAAGAATATATTACAGCCAAAAGAATTTTAGCGGAAATACCTGTTACTCCAACCAATGAAAGGATTTATGAATTAGTTGAAGATATAAAAAAAGGAGAGTTTAAAGATATTTCTACTGTTGCTCAAGCGAAAAAGAATTGGTCTGATTGGGTAAAAAGAACCACTACAATTTTAAAAGATCGTGGAGTAATTGGAACACAAGTTAATAATAATATAGAATAATATAAATGGAGGCTGGTTTTTATGAGTAAAGTTAAAATTAAAAATAATATGAAAAATACTACATTAACATTAGGAAATAAAAAGGTTGGTTTTAATAAAACAATTAATTTAACTAATGAGGAATTTAATAAATATATTACATTAGATATGATTAATAATAATGATGTTATTTTAATGGAAAAAATTCCTAATAAACTTGATGAGCTAAATAATTCTACTGGTGATGTTGATACAATTGATGAGGTAAAAGAAATAATTGATAATATTAATAATAGTATTGATTCATTAGAAACAACAACTAGTTCACTTCAAAGTACAACTGGTGATTTATCCACTGAAAATTCTAATTTATCTAATGAAATTAATACAATTAATGAGGATTTATCCTCTATTAAAACTGATATTACTAATTTACAAACTGATGTATCTTCATTACAAGATAATTTATCACAATTAACTACCGACGTAAGTACAAATAGTGATGATATTTCCACAATTGAGACAGATTTAATAAATTTAGAAGATAGAATAACACAATTAGAAAATAATACAACTGCATAATTTATTAATAGAAGGGTTTTTTCCCTTCTATTTTTTTATTTTATTATATTTTTTTATCTTATGTTTATTTAAAATATGAACAATAATATTATTTAAGGTGGTGAAGGTATGTTAATTAAAACTGATACACAATTTAAAATTAATGATTATTATACCAACAAAGATGAAATAACTTTTGTTACTAATAAAGAGCCTGATTTTAATTTATTAAAACAATCAGATACATTGAAGGTTAATAAAAAAGTAAAAAAAATTATGAAAACAGCAAAAAAGGTTAAAATTGCTCCTAAAGAAAGTGATTTTATTTATGTAAGAAATAGAGCTGTTTCAGCAGGGAATGTAATTGATAAAAAAAATGGTGAAACACAATTAATTCCAATTGATGAATTTTATAAGTTTTTTGAGAAATATGCTAATAAAGTAAGAGGGGCAAATGATAATGGAGATTTCTTTTCCCATGAAGAGTTAAAAAGAACTTATAAAACGTTTATAGGTAAATCTGCTTTTGTTGATCATCAAAATGATAATGTAGAAGATGCTCGTGGTATTATTTTAGATGCAGTATATAATGAAAAAGGTAGGTTTGTTGAACTATTAAAAGCAGTAGATAAAAAAGCATATCCTGAATTAGCAAGAGGAATCGAATTGGGATATATTACAGATACTTCAATGGGATGTCGTTGTGGTTATTCTATATGTTCAATTTGTCAAAATGAAGCTACAACTGAGGATGAATTTTGTGAACATGTTTTATATTATAAAGGTACTTCATATAATGGATTGCCGGTTTTTGAGGATAATAGAGAAATTGAATTTTTTGAAGATTCATTTGTTACTCAAGGTGCTGATGAAGATGCTAAAATTATGGAGAAGGTTGCTAAAATACAAAAAAATACTACTATTAAAAAACATAATAAAAGTTCACATAATAATAAACTAATGCAAAAAATTGCTAATGAACAAAATAAAAGAACTCGAAAAGGTAGAGTTAATACAATGTCAAATAAATTAAATAATTTACCTTGGACTTAACTTATATTTTATATATTTTATTTTATTTAAATATTAAAGAATTGAAATTAGGAGGAAAAATATGAAACGGTTAATAAGAAAAGCATTAATGGATCCTGAAACATTTGAAAATGCGATTGAACAATTAGGTACCCAAGGGAGAGATATTTTAAAAGAAATTGAAGAATTTAAATATAAATTAGATCAAGTTACTAGGATTACTCAAAATGATGAACAATTAACTAATAAATTAGAAAATAAAAAAAATGCTGTAGATAAAGCTGCTAATCAATTATATACAATTATATTTGATTTGGAAAATTTAGATATAACTCAATTATATCATCAATATGATGAAAATGTAAATGATCAAATGCCTCATAATCCATCTGATACACCAGAACAGCCTGGGGATATGAATACTAATGATGAAGAAAATGAACGCGAATATGACTCACCTGATGACACTGAGGATATTGAGACGCCTGATAATCCTAATAGTGATAATAATGAAGATGAAAATAATGAAGATAACGAAGATAATGAAAGTGGAGATAATGAAAATAATGATGATGGTGAAGAAGAAAATAATGAAGAAAATGAAAATAATGAAGAAAATGAAGAAAATAACTAATATTTTTAAAAGAAAGGAGTATTAAGATTATGAAGAATAAAAAATTGGGTATTAAAGTTATTGATAAAATTAATAATGATCAAAAAACATCAACGAAAAAAAATGGATATAAAATAAAACTTTCCAACAATTCTCGGCTAAAGAAAAAGGAAAGTAAACAAGAATATGTTGATGATATTCAAACTCAAGTTTCTCCTTTAAGCCCACAAATATCTAAAAATGAACAAAATAAAGATCAAAAAGATAAAGAGGTTAGTAAGGATGAAATTGAAGAAATTAAAACAAAAAGAAAAGTTAATCAATTAAAACAAGAACAAAATAAAAAGCAATCAGATAAATTAAAAGGTGATTTAGCCGATGAATTAATTGATATTGCCGTTATGAAAGATATGATTGCCGAAGAAGATGTTGAAATAGAAAAACAAAAAATAATTGCAATGAATGATGAAGAATATAAGAAATATAAAGAAAAAGTTGTAAATTATGAAGTTAATGGAGAAGTAACTAGTAAGGAAGATGAGTTTGAAGATAAAGAAGAATTAAGTGAGGCTGAAAAAATGCTACAAAGAGTTAAAGGAACTGGAGGAAATATTGGAGATTTTTCTAAAGGTCCATCAAAATCATCAATGCCATCTCCTTCATCAATGCCTCAGCAATCACAATCTAATGATAATAATAAAAGATCATTAAGTGAAGCAAAAAATAAAAATTTAAGTAATAGTATTACATTTGATAATCAACAAGCTCCTCCTTCTTTTAAGGATGGGGTTGCTGCAAATTTATCAAAACAATTTAACCAACAAAACAATCAAACATCTAACCAACAAAGTAATCAAATGTCTAACCAGCAAAAAACTGCTAATAAACAAACAAAAGAAGCTAAAAAAGAGTTACCTGGATTTGAAGATTTACAGGGATTAACTAAACCATTACAAATCTCTGATAAATCATCATCTAAATATCCATCAAATAGTAATATTAAACAATTAATTGAAAATTTAGATTGGACAACAATGTCTAAAGTTCATTAAAATTTTAAAAAAACTGTTATATTTAGTTTTAAAAATAGTATATAATAATTGAAATGATATTTTGTTGCAATAGTTGTAAATCAGCAACATAAAAAAATATAAATATATTTTCATTTGGAGGTGCAAATTAAATGGCTGGAGGACACAAAGAGTTTGGACCAACTTATAATACTACTACGTGGGTCCGATTAGGAATTGAAGGAGATTTAAATGGTAATCATCCTGTAGATGTTACTGAAGCTCAAAATGTAGATGGAGAATTAGCTGGAAAATTTGCTGCAATAGGTGCTAATGGAGTTAAGCTTGGAACAGATGGTGGAACTGATGTAGTTGGATTATATAGAGAAGATTTAGGAGATATGATGAGTGCTTCTGAGAAAGCTACTTTTTATTTCCGCGGTGGAGAATATTATGTTTCTGAGCATAGATTAGGAACTGCTTTAGCAGATTTCTCTGAAGGTGATGAAATTACTAGTAATGCTAATGGAGAAATTATTCCAGTTGGACAATCTGCTGCTGCAACACCTAAAGTACTTGGTACTGTTGTTCACGCTGGCGAATATGATTCTGGTAATATGTATGAACATGTTGCACCAGGCAATTTAGAAGGCGGAAGTTATTTAGGCTTTATTATGCATGTTTAATCAAACAAAATTATATTAAAATAATGAAAATCTTTTGGAGGTGCAATAAATGAATCTTGACAAAACTGCATTAACGAATAGTAATGCATTTAGTAATATAGCTAATGGAGATGGTGGTGCTGCTCAAGGTGGCGGCGAAGGAATGTCGGATGAACAAAAAGAATATTTAATTGCAAAGGCGTTAGAAACTGAAGAAGGACGAAGTGCTTTAGCACAAGCAATGGCTAATCCAATTAGAACTTCTTTGGATTATCAAGGTGTAGGAAGAAAATTATTAGTGGTAGATCCATTACCACAAGGTGCACTACCTGTTTATGATAAAGATGTAGATGCAAAAGCATTTACAATTAGTAAACGTGGTAAAGCTCCTGATCAAATTATTGAAGGAGACAGAATTCAAGTACCAACTTTTGAAGTTGTTTCTTATCCACAAGTTAGATTTAGTCAAGTTAAAGAAAGACGATTTAATGTTATTGATCGTGCTCAACAACGTGCTAAATCTGATATTATGGCTGTTGAAGATGAAAACATCTTTAATTTAATTGATTCTGCAGCTACTTCTGTTAATCCTAAAACAGTTTCAACAGGTGGATTAACAAGAGACGCTTTAACTCAAGCATTTAAAGAAATTGAAAAGCATGATTTAGTAGTTACTAAGATTGTAATGAATGCTACTACATTTGCTGATATTAGAGCTTGGGGACGAGACGAATTTGATCCAGTTACTCAACATGAAGTATTACAAACTGGTTTATTCGGACATATCTGGACTGCTGATATTTTAATTAGTAAGAAAGTTCCTCAAGATACAGTTTACGTATTAGCTGATCCTGAATTTGTTGGGGTAATGCCTATTCGTCAAGATATTCAAGTTATTCCTGCTGATAAACCTGAAGAATTACGACTTGGTTGGGTTATTTATGAGGAAATTGGATTATCTGTTGTTAATGGTATGGCTGTTGCAAAGATTGAAATAACTAATACTTAATAAATAATTATTATATTTTAAAATTATATTATATCGGATTAATATTTATATTATATATTATATTATATCTAAAGGATGGGGGTTATACCTCATCCTTTAATTAGTATAGGGGGAGTATAATGAAAAGGTTAATAAAAAAATCATTATTAGATGATGATATTGAACCAGATTTTAATTTTGATCCTGAAAATTTGGATTTTAAAGAATACTTAATTAATTTAGATGGGATAATAGAGGATGAAAGAGATAGTGCTATTACTTATATTGATGGTGAGTTTTTTGAAGGGAATAGTCATGGATATGGTATTAATCAATATTTTGATAATAATAAAAGTTTTTTAGAAAATTATCAGGAATTAGAAAATAACCATGAAATAGCATATTTAAATAAATTTACTCATAATAATAAAATATACATTGTTATTGATTCAAATACATTTGATATGAATTTAAATAAATTACTTAAAGAAATAAAAAAAGAATATACTAATATAGAAGAAATATATCAAGCAAATTCTAGTAGAACAAACTTTAAAAAATTATAATTAAATAAAAATAAAATAATAAAAAATGACCACTTACATAGGTGGTTATTTTTTATTTTTAATGGTATTATTAATTTTAATATGTTAATATTTAAGTTATATTTAATATTTGAAAAAGAAAATTAAATAAATAGAATATTTTTTTTTATTATTCTATATGTAAAAGAGTTAAAAATTCTTAAAAAGGAGGGAATAAAATTAAATGAGATTAGTATCCATTAATTCTTTAAAACCAGATATGGAACTGGCTGAGCCTATCAAGAGTAATGGTAGGAGGTTATTAAGTGCTGGATGTAGTAATTTAAATAGATATAAAGATAGACTGGAAAATTTAGGAATACATTATGTTTATATTGATGATGAAATATCAAAAGATATTGAAGTTAATAGTGTTATAAATAATAAAACTAAAGATGAAAGTAAAAAAATGATAAAAGAAACTTTTAAAAATGTTTCTATTGGTAAAAAAATGGATAGCCAAGCTGTAAAAGATGGAGTTACAAATATGGTAAAAGATATATTCAATAATGATGAGGTTTTAGCTAATCTAATTGATCTTAAAAATGATAATGATTATACTTTTGGACATTCAATTAATGTAGGAGCTATTTCATTAGTAATTGGAAAGGCATTAGGATATAATCGTAAAAAACTAATTAAATTAGGTACAGGTGCTTGTTTACATGATATAGGGAAAACCAAAATTCCTGATGAGATATTAAATAAACCAGGTAAATTAACTGATAAAGAATATGAAATAATGAAACAACATCCTAAATTAGGATATGATATTTTAAAAAAATATCCTAATACTACAGCAACTTCTTTAGCTGCTGTAGTAGGACATCATGAAAAAGTAAATGGAAAGGGCTATCCACAAAATAAAGAGGGGAATGACATATATGTATATGGAAGAATAGTGGCGATTGCCGACGTTTTTGACGCATTAACTAGTGACAGATGTTATCGTGATCGATGGCCAGTTCATAAAGCATTAGATTTAATTATTTCCGAAGCAGGTGAACACTTTGATTCTAAATTGGTAGAAACTTTTATTAGGAATGTTGCAGCTTATCCTAATGGAACAATAGTACAATTAAGTAATGGCTATAAAGCAATAGTAAAGAAACAAAATAAAAATTTCCCACAACGGCCTATAGTTAAAATATTAGAAGATAACAATGGCAATAAAAAATCTAAAGAGATTAATTTAATGAATGCTTTAGATATAACAATCGTAGATACAAAAAATGTATAAAAAAAATTAAAAAAATGACATTTTTTTAATATTATCTATATATAAAGTAGTAACAATAAGAAGGGAGGAGAATGATGTGGTTGATAATGAAAAAATAATATCAGAACTTAATAAGATTATAAGGCCTTTAAGTAGAAATGTTTCTAGTAAAGAAAAAAGTAATATTAAAACTATTATTCAATTATGTTTAAGATATAATTTTAAATACCAATTTGTTTCAAATTATGCTTTTATTTATTCAATTATTGATCAATGGTATTTTGATTATACTAACAATCAAGTAGTTAAATTATTTCATAAAAATAAATTTCACTCTATTAATCAATATCATTTTCAAAAAAAATTTTCTAATATAAAACAAACTATTAAATATATTAAACAACATGATGATTTTTATTATACCCCTAATCAACACAATAAACACGATAAAATTTATAAAAAAATTACTCAAGCAAATAAAAAAATTAAAAAGAAGTAATTTTTTTGTTAAAAACAATTTTTTATTTTTTTTATATAATTATAAGTAAACAATCAACAATAAAATGAAAGGATTGATAATATGAGTCAACTAAAACAACAAGCTGAACAACGTTATAAGATGGATGCTAATTGCCCTTATCATGAAGCAAAATGTAATATGGAGGATTGTGAATGTGCAAAATATAAAGCATATAAAAAAATAAATGAACCTGGAGTAATTGAAGAAACTTTAAAAGAGATTGGATTTAATGTAAAAGATGAAAATTGGAATTCATGGGATTTATTAATGGGAATGCAAAAGAATTTTGCAAGTAAATTTCATAAAGTTGATAATTTTTCTGTTGATGAAATAGACCATTGGGTTGATAAATACTTAGTCTGCATTGAGGACGAAATTAGAGAAGTTAGAGAACATATTGATATTGTTCATAATAAGAAAAAAGAAAATTTAAAAGAACTACAAAAAGAAATTATTGATATTCTTCATTTTTTAATGGATTTATATATAGTAGGTGAAGCAACTTCAAGTGATATTAAAAGAGCATACTTAGATTTATATGCGTCTGAAGTTAAAGATATTGATGATCTAATTAAATTTGCTTGGAATAATCAAGAATTTGAATTAAAACATAAATTACATTATGATTATAAGGATAATTTTGATTTAGCTATGTTAGATTTAAGTAGTACATTATTAGATTATAATGGATTAGTACGACAACATATTTCTTGGAAACATTGGAAACAACCATCTGATGAAATTGATAAAAAATCATTATATAAAGCTTTTGCTAAAACTTTCAAATCATTAATTGATTTATTTTTATTGGTTTTAGATAGCCCTGATGAAATTAAAGATATTTATGTTACTAAAAATATTGAAAATATTTGGCGGCAAAAATTCGATTATTAAATATGTAAGGGGGCCATTAAGGCTCCTTATTTTTTTTGTTAAAAAATAATAATATTTTTATTTATATTTAAATATAAACCTATTTAATAAAGGAGGATAAAATGTTAAAATTAAATAAATTTCCTTATCCTGAAATGAGGGATATACAAAAAACTACATTGAAAAAATTAAAAGATAATTGGGATGATTATCGTTATTTTGTTTTAGAATTACCAACAGGAGCAGGTAAATCAGCTATTGGTAAAACAATCTGTGGATCATATAATAATGGTTTTCTTATTACTGCAACTAAACAATTACAAGATCAATATATTAATGATTTTGGCCATTTAGGAGATATTAAATCAATTAAAGGAAAAGCAAATTATGTTTGTAATTATAATCCCGATTTAAATTGTGAAATTGGACCATGTGAGGTGGATGATTCTCTTAAAAAAGAGTGTAAGAAATATAATCGTTGTGAATATTATAAAGCTAGAGATGCTGCTTTACAGGCTAATGCCGCTTTAACTTCTTATCAATATTTTCTACGGGCTACTGAGTGTGCTGGATTTTGGAAGCCAAGAAATGTAGTTGTATTTGATGAATGTCATTTATTAGAGCAACAAATAGTGCAATGGGCTGAAATTGAAATTAAACCAAGAGAATTAGATGAAAAATTTAGCATTTTTGATGGAATGAATTTCTCTAAAATGACCTCATTAAGTATACCACCTGAAGAAGCTGGTTATCAAGAAAATAAACGTTGGATTAAAGACATATATACATTAATTAAAAAAAGAAGAAAAGAAATTGAACGAGAAATTAAAGCTACAATGAGTAATTCTGAATTAAATCAAATGAATCAAGATGAAATTGATGAAGTATTATTATATCATGAAGATTATTATGAAATTGATAAACTTTATAAACGATTAGATGTATTTTTTAATACTCGTGATTGTGATTGGATAATTGAACCTGAAGATGATGGATTAGTTATTACTCCAATTAAAGTTAATGAATTATTTCAAAAATTTGTAGATAAACAAGCAATTGATAAAATTATTTTTATGTCAGCAACAGTTATTGATCTTCCGGGGTTTTGCAAGGAATTAGGATTATCTAAAGAACAAACTGGATTAATACAAATGGATCCTATTTTCCCACCTAAAAAATCACCTATTGTATATTACCCAACAGGAAAAATGAATTATAAACAATTAAACAAAACTATTCCAAAAATAAATAATAATGTAGAAAAGATATTAAAATATCATAAAGATCAAAAAGGCATTATCCATACAGGCAATTATAGGATTGCTAGAGCCATTTGTAATGATGTTAATAGTAATAGGTTAATAATGAAACAAGATGATGAGAGCAATGAACAGTTGCTTTCTAGACACATTAATTCTAATGATCCAACAGTGTTAGTATCACCATCATTATATACTGGTGCCGATCTAAAAGAAGAACTTAGTAGATTTCAAATAGCTGTTAAATTACCTTGGAGTTCTTTAAAAGATAAAAGAGTTAAGGCAAAATTAGATAATAATAATAATAGTTGGTATGCTGCTCAAATGTTTAGATCTTTTATACAATCTTGTGGACGTAGTACTAGATCTCATAATGATTGGTCAACAACTTATGTTTTAGATAGTAGTTTTAAATATTGGATTAACAGATATAAAAAATGGTTTTCTCAAAAATTTTTAGAGAGAATAGTATGGAATAAGGATAATTTTTTAAATAAAAAGGAGTGATTATAATTCATTGTAAAACCTTAAGAGAATTAAAAGAATGGAAAAGGGATATTAAGGATAAAATTGAAGAGTTTGATTTTGATAATTATAATACTAGAGTAAAATTACAAAGTCAATTATTATCTATTAAAAATGCTATAAGTAAAATTGAAATAAAAAAAGAAAGTAAAAAAGCTAAAATACAAACTTTACAAAGATTAATCTTGGGTTTAATAATACTTGGTTATTTATGGTATGCTTTAGAATAAAATAGAGCTTGCTCTAGAGGTTAAATCGACAGCTTGTCTGGAGATTTAACCTCTAGTTTAATCCTTAAATTAATTAAATTTTTTGTTAAAAAAATCATTTCTTTTATATATTTATTATAGTATATTTATGGCTGCACTTTTTGAATCATAAGAAAATAAAATTATTTTAAAAATATTATTTACAACATACTAAATTTATGATATAATATAAATACAAGGTAAGATAATAAAAGAGGGGGTAGGTAATATGTCAAAATTAAATTTACAAAAGAATTTAAATAAAGAACAATATAAAGCTGTTACAAATATTAATGGGGTTGTTCAGGTAAATTCTGTTGCTGGGTCAGGGAAAACAAGAGTTTTAACTTATAGAATTGCTCATATGATTAAACAAGGAATTAATCCCTCTAATATTTTAGTTACTACTTTTACAAAAAAATCTGCAAAAGAAATGAAAGAAAGATTATCAAAATTACTTCCTAAAAAATATGTTAGTTCATTAATTATGGGGACTTTTCATTCTATTGGTTATAAAATATTAAAACATGAATATAAAAAATTAGATCACCCTTTAAAAGGATTTGATTTATTATATGGTAGTCCTCAAACTTGGTTAATTAAAGATATTTTAAAAGATTTTGATATTGAAACAACTAAAACTTATAATGCTTCATATTTTAAAGGTAAAATAAAAAAATTAAAACAAAAATTAAAATCACCTGAAAGTCAACTGGCTCATTTATTAGGTGGTGATTTAAGTGATCAAGAAAAAGAATTATTAGAAGTTTATGATGAATATGAAAAAAGAAAAACTAAAAAAGGTAAAATTGATTTTTCAGATATGCTATATAAATTATATAATTTAATGTTAGAATATCCTGAAATTAAAAAATCTTATCAAGAAAGATTTAAATATATATTAGTTGATGAAGCTCAAGATAATAATTATTCTCAATATGAATTAATTAAATTATTAGGAAAGCCAGAAAATAACATTTTTATTGTTGGAGATGATGATCAAAGTATATATGGTTTTCGTGGAGCAAGACCTGATAAATTTATTGATTTTGAAAATAATTTTGATGATAATATAACAATGATTAATTTAGAAACTAATTATCGTTCAGTTCTTTATGTTATTAATAGTGCAAATAAATTAATTAAAAATAATAATCATCGTATTAGAAAAGAAGCAAAATCTTCTAAAAAAGGATCTAAAAAACAAAGACCATATTATATTAAAGCTGATGATGAAGATCATGAAGCTGAAATTGTTGCCGATTCTATTCAAGAATTACAAAATCATGGTGAATCATTAGAAGATACAGCTATTTTATTTAGAACTAATGCCCAAGCTAGAGCTTTAGAAGATGCTTTAATATCTAAAGGAATTCCTTATGTAGTATTTAATTCTATTTCATTTTATGAAAGATCAGAAATTAAAGATTTAATTGCTTATTTAAGATTAGCTTATAATACTGATAATGATAATGCATTAGAAAGAGTTATTAATAAACCTTCTCGATATTTAGGGAAAAAATTTATGCAGAAATTAACTAAAGAATCTATGAAAAGAAATATAAGTTTATATGAGGCATTAGAATATATTGAAGTTAAAAATTATCAAAGAAGAGGGGCAAATAAGTTTAGAGATTGCATTGAAGAAATTCAAGTATGTATGAAAAAAAGTAATAATGTTGGTCAACTTTTTAAAGATATTAGAGAAATTATTGAGTATGATGAATATATTAATAAGAAAAATGGTGGTGAAGAAGATAATGATAAATTAGAAAACCTTAAATCTTTAACATGTGCTGGTGAACGTTTTAATAAAGTTAGAGATTTTTTAAAACATGTAAGTGTAATTTTACAAGCAAAGCATAATGATGTCGATGCAGTAAAGTTAATGACAGTTCATAAATCAAAAGGATTAGAATTTAATAATGTTTTTTTAGTGGGAATGTCTGATGGAGTATTACCTCATAACCATGCCATAGAGGGTACAGAGGAAGATATTGAAGAGGAACGTAGATTAACCTATGTAGCAATAACAAGGGCCAAGAAGTTCATTCTAGCAACCTCTCCACGTGAATATCAAGGTAATAGATCTACTACATCACAATTTATATATGATGCTGATTTTAAAAGATTTGATTTAGATAAAGAATGAATATTATACAATTAATAATATTGAAACAAAACAATCTTTAGAAAAATCAACCTTAGAGAGGTTATTAGATGATTCTAATTATTATCTAGTAATTAGTATTAATAATAATTTAAAAATAGAAATATTAAAAAAAGAATACAATAAAATTTTATATTATTTAAAAAAATATAAAAATATTAAAATTAAACAAAAATTTGAATCAATTTTTTATTTAAAAAGAAATAATAAAATTATATATTGTAATGATCATTATTATACTAATTGTAAACAAAATTGTGATGAATATAAAGATTGTATTTATTGTGTAATAGGTAAATTAAATAATGATTAATTTTATAATTAGGAGGTGATTAATAATAAAACACAAAAAATATAATATTACACAATGGGGATTAGAAGAAATATCAACAGGATTATTAATAGAAAGCCATCAAATAATAATTAATAATAATAATGATAAAATTAGAGTTGAAAAAGAAATATATGATTTTTTTAATAATTTTGATTCTTTTAAAAAATTAAAAGTGTTCTATCAATGTAAAACAGGAAGTAAAAAGTTTCAATATAAAGGGGAAATTATTAAATGTACTAATCCTAAAACAATTATTTTAGAAACTGATCATTGTTTATCATGTAATTTTTATAATAATTGTAGTATTAAAATGCAATATAATTTAATAGAAGGAGGAAGATAAATAATGAAAAAATATTTTAGTGTTGATTGCGAGTTTTCAGGATTAAATCATAGAAAAAACTGTTTATTATCAATAGGAATTGTTGAAATAATAAAAGAAGATGGTTTATTTAAACCATTACATAATAAAAAATTATATTTAGAACTTAAACCAACAGGAGATATTGACCCTGAATCAATGAAAATTAATAAATTAAATATACAACACTTATCCAAATATGGTATTAATAAAGATAATGCAATTAGGGAGATAAAAAAATTTTTAAATTTAAATAAAGATGATACAGCTATTTTTATTGGATATTGTAATGTATTAGATAAAATTTTTATTGATCAATTATTTCAAGATTGTAATAAAAAATCACCATTTCACTATGAAACTATAGAAATTTCCTCTTTAGCTATTGGAAAATTAGGATTAGAATGGGGATTTACTGAAGAAGAATTATTAAATAAATTAAATTTAAGTGATTTACCTTCAAATAAAAAACATAAAGCCGATGAAGATGCCTTTTTACAGGCAAAAGAATTTTGTAAAATTATGAATTATTAAAAAAAATAATACATTTTTTTCACTTAACCAGCTTATTGCTGGTTATTTTTTTTATCTTATTTAATAATAATATAGAAAAAAATATAATATAAAAAAAATTATATTTCTAAAATAGAACATACGAAAGAAGGGGGATAAAAAATTGATTTATAATTCTCAATATTTTAAAACAATCAAACAAGCTGGTTATGAATATTCTAAAGATAGTTTAGGGTATTATTTTACAAAAGGTGATAAGAAATTTAGTATTATGAAATCTGGTCCTTTATTTAAATGCTATTATAATATTAATAATAATGGACAATGGATACTTCAAGATAACAAAAGTGATTTTTTCGATTTTGAGCAATGTTTAATTTGGATTTTACAAAAAATTAATAATTAAGGAGGGAGGTAAAATGACATTACAAAAAATTAAATTAAGACAAATTGATTCTCCATTAGATAGTTATGTTGATTTTGAACAACAAATGATTGCTATGTTAGGTGAAGAAAGAATAGAAAGATTTACTGCAACTGAGGGACAACAAACATTTACATTAGATCAAGAATATGCTATTGGTCAAAATTCATTAAAAGTATTTGTAAATGGTATTTTACAAAAGCCAGATAATGAAAATGGGTATATGGAAATTAATAGCCAAATGATTCAATTTACAGAGCCGCTATTTAAAGATGATTTAGTTATTGTGGTTCATAATGTTGCTAAATCAAAAGCATATGAAATGGCTTTAGAACGAGTAAAGGCATATAATGTTGAACGAACAACATATTTTATTGATGATACTAACAATACTCAATTGGAATTTGAAACTCCAGTAAGATATAACACTGGTGAAAGACATTTAAAGATTTATGTAAATGGTATATTATTATCTGTAGGTACTAATTTTGATTATGTTGAAACTTCTGAAAATACATTTACGTTAAATGAGTCTTTAACTACTGGAGATACTCTAACTGTTGAAGTTATTAGTGGAGGTAAGTTGGCATATTCATGCTACCGTTATCCATATTATATAGATTCTAATAAAGAAGGAAAAACAACATTTACATTACCAAGAACTTATTATGTTGGAGATAATAATTTAAAAGTATATTTAGATGGAGTATTATTAAGAGAAGGTGAAGGTGAAGATTATGTAGAGGTTAACTCTAATACTGTTGAAATGAATTATGCTCCTTCATTAGGTAGTACTTTAGAATTTGAAAATACTAGTTTTGCTGTTGACATTTTTGATATTATTAGAAAAGATGAACTTATTAGTTCTACTAATAGTAATTTAGATAAAGTAACTTTTAATACTTCACAAGAATATCCTATGGGAGAATTTCTTTTAAGGGTTTATTTAAATGGAGTATTATTAAGAGAAGGAGCCGGTGAAGATTATACAGAGGTTGATAATACTACTTTCCAAATGAATTATGCTTTATCTGAAGGAGATATAATTGAATATGAAATTGTAACTTATTAAAAAATATTTAATTTTTTTGGTTAACTTTTATATTATAATTATAAAGATAGTAAAGGAGGATTATTTTGCAAGTAATTCCACCAAATCAATTACCTGAAGAAGTTAAACAAATAGAATTACAAAATGGTGATGTTGCTACACTTCATCAAGCAATTGAAACTAGGGTTCCTGAGGTTAATCCTGATGAAGATATTATTGTTTATAGATATAAAGTTCCCTGTCCTGTATGTAATGATGAAGTGTTAGCGCACAGTTATGATGGTAAATATTTTAGTAATATTCAAGTTAATTGTAGATATTGTGGTGTATTTTTTAAACCAGTTGTAAAAAGATTTTAAAGTTTTATTATATCTCAAAGAATTATTTTTATATATTAAATGACTAAGAAAATAATAAATTAAGGAGTGTGTTTATATGAAAATAGTTAATGTTACAGTTGTAGATGATAATGGTGATGAACAAGTTTTGGATGTTAATGATGGGTTTGCATTATTAGCATGTCAAGAAAGTGGAGAAGATAGAGTTTTAACACAAACTACTAGTAATCCAGCAATTATGTTACAAGCTGCTAGAATGGTATTAAATGAACAAGAATAAATATAAAAATAATCCCTCACAATTATTGTGGGGGTTTTAATTTGTTAAAAAAATATATAGATTTTTATAATATATACATATAATAATATAAAAGGAGTGAAATAATGTTTATAGTTACAACTTTTGAAAAAATGGATAAAGTTAATTCTCCTTTAAAAAGTGAAAAAAAACAATGGGATCTTGGTAGTATTAGAACTATTGGGATGTTTGAAAAATTTGAAGATGCTGAGAAAATTGTTAAAAATAATCATTGTGATATTTGTGAAACTATTTATAATTTTGCAATAGTTGAAAAAATTCAAACTAATCAATTATAACCTTATTTTATTTTTAGAAAATTATATAAAGTAAAAAATATAATGAAAGAAAAAAATGGTGAAAAATATTATAATCCTGATTTAACATATGAGGAAATTGATATTCCTAATGATTTTATTAAATCTTTAATAGCACCAATAGGATAATAAAAATAGATCTTTATTTATTTTTTTATATTAAATTAATAAAAATTATTGAAATAAAATATAGGGGGAAATTAAAATGGGTAAATGTACTTGGTGTAATTGTCCTGATGAAGAACATGATTATTATGTAGAATGTCCTTTAATTGATGGTAAATTATTATGTGATGTATGTTGTAAATATAATATTATGGCTGATGATGCTGTTGATTTTGTTAAGGGAGTTACTAATAAAGATATTACTAGAGGAGAAATAATTGATACTTGTAGAAATTGTGTAAAGAAAATAAAAGAAGTGACTAAGAATGGTTAATAAATATAATTTTGATGATTTAAATAATATAAATAGTATTAATCAAAATAATGATTATAATAAAATAAAAGATATTGATATGGAAATATCAGTTGAATTGGGTAAAACTACAATGTCCATTGATAATATACTTAATTTACAAAAAAAATCAGTAATTGAATTAGATAAACTAATTGGTGATGATGTTGAAATTAAAGCTAATGATAAAATTATAGCTAAAGGTGAAGTAGTAACATTTGATGATAAATTTGGAGTAAGAATTACTAAAATTTTAAAGGGTGACTCTTATGTCTACTAGTTATATTGATTGTGCTGGAATTCAAGATGCTATTTTAAATATTATTAAACAATATAAAAGTATTTATGATTTTAATTTTGATATTAATCAAGATTTTATATCAGATACAACTAATATTGAAATTAAATTAAAAATAAGAGAATCAGAATATACAATGGATGTAATGAATTTAGGTAAGATAAATGAAAGAATATTTTCTAAATTAAAAAATATTTATAAATTTAATATTAAAATAATTATAGATTTTAAAAAGAAAAATGATTTTAAATATAAAACAGTTATATGGGAGTATCATTAAGATACTCTTTTTTTATTTAAATGTTAAAAAAAATATTTGCTATATTTATAATATTATATAGATAAAACTAATAAACCAATAGGAGGATCAAATAATATATGTTTGCAAATGTAAATAAATATTATCCTAAATTTGATGATTATGAAATTAATTTTAATAAAGTAAAAGAAGAAATAGATAAGCATTTTGAAAGGCACGATGATTGTGATGATATAGTTATTATTAATCAATTAGATTATATGATTAGTATTAAAGATAATGGTAAAGTAATATTCTTTTATGAGGATAATGTTGAATATGATATAATTAAAGAAAATGTTTTAAAAATTAAAAAATGTTTTACAAAATATAATTCTGAATTTAATTACAAGAAAAACCCATAAGGAGGAATTTAATTAATGACAAAAAAATTTAAAGATATGAAGAATAATAAAACAACGATTGAAATTGAAATTAAAATTGAAGGTGATCCAATAACAGTAGCTTTTGAAAAAGATCCAAATAAAAAATTTATTAAAATTAATTTTTTAGAAGCATTAGAAGATATAGTTGATACTAAAATGCTAGAAAAATCACAAATAATAAAAAATAACCAACAATTAAAAATTACTTATGATAGAAAATATTGTTAACTAAAGAGGAGGATTATAATGAAGATTCAAAGTTTATCAATTGATGTTCCAGCATCTTGTCCAAATGATTGTCGTTTTTGTGTTGCACATATGCATCGTGAAGATTATATAAATCACATTGAAGATAATCATAGATTTAGACATCTTTATAAAGATGACTATAAAAAAAGATTATTATTTGCTAAAGATAATGGATGTAATACTATTGTTCTCACAGGTAATGGAGAGCCTTTAGCAAATCGTAATTTTCTTCAAAATTTTGCTGAATGGAATTCTAATTTACCTGACCCTTTTTATTGGATAGAATTACAAACATCAGGTGTTTTATTAGATGATGAATATTTAAGATTTTTAAGAAATGAAATAGGGGTTAGTACTATTAGTTTATCTTTATCAAGCATTTTTAATAGTGATAAAAACGCAGAATATAATCAAACACCACAAAAATTAAAAGTTGATATTGATGAAATATGTAGTGAAATTAAAAGGTATGATTTTAATTTAAGGCTTTCACTAAATATGACTGATGTATATAATAACGTTCCTGTTAAAGAAATTTTTAATAGAGCTAAAGAATTAAAAGCTGATCAAATTACTTTTCGAGAATTATATATATCTAATAAAAATAGTAATTGCAAACAAAATAAATGGATAAAAAAACATCGTTGTAATCCTGAAAAAATTGTTGAAATTGAAAAGTATATTGAAGATAATGGTATTGAATTACAAATTCTTCCTTTTGGTGCTATTAAATATTCTGTTCATAATATATCTACTGTATTAGATATTGATTGTATGTCAACTCAAGTAAAAGATGTGGTAAAATATTTAATATTAAGACCTAATGGTAAATTATATAGTTCTTGGGCAGATAAAGGTAGTTTAATTTTTTAATAAAAAGGAGAGAAAAAAATGATAGAAAGAATAGATAGTGGAGATATTGATGATGGAGGGGTTAAAGAAAATGACTTAGATAAAGAAATTATAAAAAATGATCATATTAATATTAATGCTAATATTGATATAGATAAAATTAATATACCTAAAGGATTATATTTGGAAAATGTTTCAATAATAAAATATGGTTTTGCTTCAGCAATAGATGGTTATTCTTATATTTCAAATAGATATTTACCATACCCTTTAGAAGTAAGTAAAATACATTTTGCTGTGGAACCGAAAAATAATTGTCGAAATGTAAGGGTTTATGATAATCTTAATTTATTTAATAATTTAAGGGAAACTTTTAATGGATTTGATTATAGTAATATGATAACTTCTCAACCTAATAATCCTAATGCTACAGTTGGAATAGATAATAAATTAAATAATTTCTCATTACCAAATGAAAGTGATACATATAATATAGTAATTTCAATTTATAATTCAAATGGTGAAATTGTAACTTCGGTAGGAACTATAGTTGATCATAGTTATAATAATTTAAAAAATAGAAAGTATACAATAGATATTTCACCTCTAATATTAATGCCTGATATTTATTATTTTTTAATAAATATAACTGATAAAAGTTTTAAACTTGTATGTTCAAAGGATAAAAAATTAGATTTATTACCTAATACAGGTGTTTATCCTACTGTTGATTTAAATGTTCCTAATCAATTAGATTTCACTTTAATAGAAGATTTTTATGTAAAACAACCTTGGATATTATTAACTAATTAGAAGGTGATAAAATGGATGATAATCAAATTAAAAAACAATTAAAAGAAAATAATCAGTTATTAGAAAAATTATTACAAAAACAAGATACTTTATTAAAAACTTTAAATAATCAACAAAGTATTATTACTAATATGGGAAATATTATTGATAGACAGTCTCAGTTATTAAATCAAATGCATAGACAATCACAACAAAATTCTAAAAAAATATCTGATATGGAAATTATGAATAGTAATATAAGTAATACTATCAATGATTTAAATCAATTTAATAATACTTTTCAAAGACAATTACAAGTTATTGAGCAAAAAATTGATAATATAAAAATTTATAAAGTACCAGAAGGACAACAACAATATTTTTAAGATAAGGAGGAAAAATAATGGCAGGGTGGGGAGAATTAATTTTTGGATCAATGTATAGTGGTAAATCTGAGGAATTAATTAGAAGATTAAAAAGAGCTCAATATGGTGGTCAACAATATAAATTATTTAAACCAGAATTAGATAATAGATATAGTAATAATAAAGTTGTTACTCATGAAAATAATGATATTACACAAAATGTAAATGATGTTTTAGAATCACATTTAGATAGTAAAGTAAAGAAACATTTAGTACAAAGAATAACTGAAAATTTATCAGGATCATTAGTAGCACATTCAGTAAAAAATGCTGAGGAAATTTTAGATTTAACTAGGGATAATATTGATGTTGTTGGCATAGATGAAGTTCAATTTTTTGATGAAGATTTAATTAAAGTAATTGATAAACTAATAAAAAAAGATATTAGAGTAATTATGGCTGGATTAGATTTATACTCTTCTGAAGAACCTTTTGGTATTGTTCCTAAATTAGCTTGTAAAACAAAATATGTTGATAAATTACATGCTGTATGTGTTGATTGTGGAGAAAATGCTTACATTTCTCATAAAATTGATAATAATAATGATAATAAAAAATCTAATATAGATGTGGGAAGTACTGGAAAATATATTCCATTATGTAAAACATGTAGAGAAAAGAGATTAAAAAATGAAAAGACTACTTAAAAATTGTTCAACAAAATGGTATCATTTAACTAATAATTCTAATTTTAACCCTTCACAATCATATAATAATAACCAACAAGAATTTGGTTCAGGATTATATATTACTCCTGAACATGATGTAAAAACATGGGATAATTTATTAAATAGAGAATGGGCATTTCCAATAGATATTTCTCAATTAAATATTATTAATGAAAGTGATTTTCCTTCAAAACATAAAATGGTTAATGACATATTAGATTCAGGATATACTAAAAAAGATGTAAAAAATATGCAACCTAGTAATACTTTTAATAGAGATCCAATGGATATTGCTACTAAAAGATTATGGGCCCAAATAAATGGATATGATGCTGTAAAACCTTTTTTAGATAAACAAGAAGGAGAACAAATAGTAATCTTTAATTTATCTAAAATATCTATTGATGACCCTTTAAAAACTGATGAAGTTAGAAAAAATATTAAGGAGTGATTAAATGAATATTGGTTTTATAGGTTATAGTGCAAGTAAATTTGATAGTGATAAAGCTTATAAAATTATTAGAAATATTTTTAAAAATAAAATTGACCCTTTAGATAAGGATATAAAAATAGTTTCAGGAGCTACGAATTTAGGAATTCCTAAAATAGTATATGAAATTGCAGATAAAAAAAATTATTATACTATTGGAATAATGTGTTCTAAGGGGTTTAATTATGAAATGTTTGATGTTAATAAATTATATGTCGAAGGTAATGAATGGGGAGAAGAAAGTGAATTATTTTTAGATACCATCGATATTCTTTTTAAAGTTGGTGGCGGAGAACAATCTAAAAAAGAATTAAATAAAGCTAAAAAAAGAGGAATTAAAACATTTGAATATGATTTATAATAACCACATTTGTGGTTATTTTTTTATTTTTTATTAAAAAAATATTTACAAAATAAAATTTACATGATATAATATTATTGTAACATAAAAAGGAGGAGATAATATGAAATTTGATGATTTAATTAATAATGTTATTGAATATCCTAACGAAGAATTATTAAATGGAATTGAAAATAATACTATGTATCGTTATGTATCAAATTTCTTTGTTAATGGAATAATTAATTATGTAGATATTTATTATGCAATTACTATTAAAAGGTATGTAGGTGGGTGTAAATTAAATTTTGATACTACCATAACTAATGAATTGGACCAACAAGGAAGATACCATACTGAATATAATAAATTATCAGATGATGTTTTAGTTTTAGCAGGAACTGAAAATGAATTGTGGATGTTTTGGTCAGATCGTGATGTAAGTGATTGTAAAATTTTTAGGACTAATAAAGATATTACAAAAGAACAATTTAAGAAATTATTTATTAATTGGATTAAAGAAAAAGGCTATGATCATTATTATGAATTACCCATTCCAAATGGATGGTGTAAAATATAATATATAATAATAAGGTATAAACTATAAAATAACCATTTAAGATCACCCAATAAAGGGTGGTCTTTTTTTATTATAGGGAGGTTATTTAAAAAAAATTTAAATTTTAGTAATAAATTAGTAATAATTAAGAAACAATCGAATAGATATATACTAAATAAGGTAAAAAAATGAAAAGAGGTGTTAAAAAAGTGTTTTGTGAAGATTGTTTGGTTAATGTTATTATTCCTAAGTTAAAAGATAATGATTTGCTTATCATGGAATACTTATACAATCATGGAATTACACTTCCCCAAACAAGTAAAATGCAAGATGAAATCATTGAAGAAACTGGATTATCAAATTTTAAAGGATGGAAAGCTGTATATAGTTTAAGATGTTATAATTTAGTTAAAAAAATTCAAAAAGGCCGTGCAAATTATTATTACCTAACAAAAGATGGTAAAAGAGCATTGAGCATTTTTTCTGAGCAAATTGCTAATGAGCATGCTGAACAAGAGGTTTAATAATTTATTTTAATAAATCATTTAAGGAGGAAGATAATATGCTTAAATTTGGAATGTTGTGCTTAGGTCAAGGTGGAGGAAATATTGGTGAATATGCTTATACGAAGAACTTTGAGGTGGTAGTAGCTAATACTGCTAAAGTGGATTTAAAACAGTTAAAGTATATTCCTGAAAATGATCGTATTCATTTAGGTGGACATGGTGCTGGTAGAGATAGACAAGTTGGTGTTGATGCTTTTATTGAAAATGCTGAAGAAATTTATGAAAAATGCCTTAATAAGTTTGAAGATTGTGATGCTGTATTTGCCGTTGGAACTGGTGGAGGTGGTACTGGATCAGGAGCATTACCTGCAGCACTTGAAATGTTATCTAGTACATTTAAATATGTAGGCTGTATAATTGGATTACCAGCTAAAAATGAAGCACCTAGGGCCCAAATGAACACTGTAGAATGCTTTTCAGAATTATCTCAATTAAATGAATTAGGATCAGTATTTATTGTAGATAATGAGGAAACAAAAAAGATGAACCCTAATACTTCACGGAGAGATATTTATCGACTTACTAATCGCCGACTTATAGATTGTCTTAACGAACTTAATCAATTAACGGATAAAATGTCTTATGTTGACAATTTTGATGCTAATGATTTATTAAGTATTATTCAAGAACGTGGCTATACTCATATCACTAAAACTAGTTATTATCCTACCAATAGTGAAAATAAATATAATATTTCTGAGAAAATTAGAAAAAGTTGGGAAAAAAGCTATCAACCTAAATTTGATCTTAGCACTGTTGTAAAAGGAGCTTTAATTGGGATAATCCCTGAAGAAATATCTATTGAAGTTGAAAGTGATTTAATCTTTAAGGATAATGGTCTCCCTTATGATTTCAAAGATATATATTTTCGTCCTAATCCTAATGAATTAGAAAAAAAGGCTGGCAAATCTAAAAATACCTTTTATACTTTATTGTCTGGATTAAAGTTTCCTCAGTCTAGATTGGATCAAATTAAAAATGATATTAATAAGGTTGAAGATAAGTTAGTTAATAATTATAAAAATTCAGTAAACCAAAAAATTAAAAGTCAAAGTTATAATAGTAAATTTTCCCAAAGTGGATCCCCAATGTCTCATAAATTAAACAATTTAAGATCAAATAATAATAATGATGATGGAAAAAAGAAAAAAATGAACGTAATGGATCAACTATCAAAATATCGTGAAAAATAAAGTAGAAAAGGGGGTATAATCCCCCTTTTTACTTAATAAGTATTAAATAAATATTGGCTAAAAATTAACAACGGAGGTTGTATTATGAATCAGAAAAAAATAATTATAATTTTATTATTATTGTGTTTATTTGTAAATTGTTCAATTGCATTAGGTAATAATGGAAATAATAAAAAAACTAATAATAAACAACAATCTAAAATCAGTATTCCTGATTCTGTTCCAGATGAATATATTGATGAATATATTAGACAGTCTAAAGCCCTTAGAAAAGCAATTGATTATCTTGATTTTATTGTTGAGTTAATTCGTTTAGCTGCCGCTGCTTATTTAGGACTACATGTAACAATTATAGGTTATCAAATTTACCGTTTAGATAATGGAATAGAACATTCTAAACAAAATTTTAAAAAAGCTGCTTATGGCTTATTCTTTGTATTTTGGGGCCAAGCATTGGCAAATTGGTTTATGGCAAAATTATTTGATATACTTTTTGGATAGGAGGCGGCAGTAATGCTTAACAATTGGGATGAGTTATTATATGAAATCTCAACTATTCTTTTTGGATTATGTTGTGGGCTAATGGGGTTTGTTGTAACTTATTATTTATTAGGTTGGATAGGTGATTTTATCATAAAAGTAATTTTAAGGGGGTTACTAACATGATTTTTAATATTTTAAGAATTACTTTCTCTTTTACAGTGGGAGTTTATTGTTTTCAATTTGCAATTAAAAAATTTCATAATTTTTTTAGAAGTAATAGGGATGAACACTATAAAATTTATTAAAGAGAGGGGTTAAATATGCCTGATAAAGCATTAAAATTATTAGAAAAAATATCAGGAGTGTTAGATAAATTTTGGACATTTATTACTAACATTCCTGAAAAAGCTTATGATTCTTTAGCTTATATTATGAAAGAAATGGTTGATTTATTAATTAAATTTCCTAGAATTACATCATTTCCTGAAATTATTGAAGTGTGGCAAGTAGTATTAGTATTATCACTATCTATGTTAGGATTAGTATTTATTTATATAGCAGTGCGTAATAGAATATCTTTGAATAGTAATATTATTAGATCAATTGAAATCAAACAAGTTATTGCTAGAACTTTTTATATGGGCTTTTTCATTATTTTGAGTAGAACCTTTGTAGATTGGCTTATTATGTTAAACAATGTATTAATTAATGTATTAATGCATCATTTTGATATTCGAAAAGTAATAGATCACATTGGTAATTCTCATTTTGGGAAAGATATAATAGCAACCGCAATAATAGGGTATCAAATATACCTAGTTGTGTGGATTATGATTCAATATTGGTTAAGAGTTACGGAAGTATTAGTGATGTATGTTTCTAGCCCTGTTATGTATTTATTATGGGTTAATCCAGAGTGGGGAGGGTACTTATCTAGCTGGTTAAAACGAATTAGCTCATTAATTTTTACACAATTAGCTCAAATACTAATATTAATTATTCATGGGCATTTAGTTTTTAAATTTTTTGTTTCAGGATCAATTTCAAGTTTAGCTTTAGGGGTAGCTGGATTAATTTTAATGAAAAAAACTCCAGCCTTTTTTAAAATGTTTATTGCCCAAACAAATTCATTGCAAATTATGACGGGGACTTATGATAAAATTTCTAATTCTAATACTGTTAAAAAAATTAAAAATAAAATGTCAGGGGGTAATGATGACGATGAGTAAAGATAAATTATCAACTTGGATTCCGCGAAATTTAAATGAGGAAGATAAAATTGATTTAGGTTTTGGTATTAAATTAACTTGGTCCAATTTACCTTTAATTCTAGGAGGAGGAACAATGGGGTATCTTTTATCTACAAAATACAATGATTTCTTAATGAAAACAGCAATTATTTTAATGTGTGTAGTTCCTCCTTATGTATTTTGGAAAATAGCTCTTAATGAACAGAATCCAATTGATGTAATGTGGAATATGATAATTTTTATAAGAAAATTATTAAGGGGGTAATAATATGGTGACGGTTAATACTAATATTCATAATGGTAATCAAATTGGTATAATAGAAATTGAACCAACTAATATTTTAATGAAAGATGAAGATTATAAAATTCAAATAATGGAAAATTTCAAAAAACTAGTAAATTCAATTAATACTTCAATTCAAATATTGTGTAGCAGTGATAATTTTAGTAGTAATAAATTTAGTATTGAAGGGTATGACGAATATAATACTTTAATTAATAATAAAATTAATAACGTTGTAAAAAAGAAATTTAAAATAATAGTAAATAATGATGATGAGAGTATATTGAGAAATAATTTAAAGACTATTAAAAGACATTTAAAATCTTGTAGCATACAATGTAGCGATTATAAAATTACTACTTATGATAATATTTGTAGTGATGAATTAAATGTGGACTATATGCAAATTAATGATCAATATGTTAAAACGTTTTATGTAACTGATTATCCTCATAGTTGTTCTTTTGGGTGGTTAAAAGATATATATAATAGTGAATTAAATGTAGATATTAGTTTCTTTATTCATCCTGTATCAAAATCTGATGCTGAAGAATATTTAACAAAAAAATTAAATCAAAACACCTCTAATTCTTCATTAGAAGATGAAAAAGATGTAGTAAATGATAAATATGATGAACGAATTAATAGTGCCATTAAAATGAGAAAACAATTAAGAAAAAACAAATGTAAATTCTTTTTTACATCCTTTTATATAACATTAAAGGCTGATAATATCAACCAATTAAACCGCGAGAGTGAATATCTGAGGACATTAATGTCAGGTTTAAATGTTAATATTAAAAATAGTTATTTACGCCAAGAGGATGCATATAAGTGCACTAGAGCCTTTGGGAGAGATGTATTAGAAAAATATTATAATTTAACTACTAAACAATTAGGGTGCTTTTTTCCATTTACCAATTCAAATATTATTGATAAGAAAGGAATATTGGTTGGGGATAATATTGTGAACTCCAGTTTGGTTTTTTTAGATCCTTTTAAATACGATTCTTATTTAATGTTTATCATTGGAAAAGTAGGTGGGGGAAAGAGTTATTTATCAAAATTATTATGTTTAAGATTACTACAAAAAGGAGTAAAAATTGATATTTTTGATAAAGAGGGGGAATATTTACAATTAAAAGAACTAACCAATTCACCAAATTTACGGGTTCATAATTATAATAATTATTCTGATTACCTTCCTATGTTAGAAAGATATGTGTATGATATGGATAATAATAATGAATTACAAAAAAGGATGTTATTTATAGATGAATTTTGGCAATTTGTTGATAACACTAATAAAGAATTTTTAGAGTATGTTAAATATATTACTCTTACTTCACGAAAAAAACATCAAGCATTATGTGCTATTAGCCAAGAAATAGAACATTTATTAGAAACCCCAGAAACTTATACTATTATAAAACAAGCAAGTATTAAAGCTCTTATGAAGTCAGAACCAAGTGAGGCTAGAATGATAAAAGAGGAATTAAATTTAACTGAGTCTGAGGTTAATTTTTTAATTTCCGCTGATAATGAAGGTTTATTATTAGCTGATAATAAACAGGTTCAATTTAAAGCTTTATCTACAGATAAAGAAGATAAAATTATTACTACTGATCCTTCACAAATTTTACAATTAAGAGAGGAGGGTAAACGTGGGATTATTTAATAATTTTAAACAACAAAAAGGAGAAAAATTTAATTCAGAGTGTTTTAAAATTAATTTTGATATTAACCGAAAATCAATTGAAGAATACCAAATGATGTTAAGTAATATCTATGGTTTACAGTTTATTAATAAACATGAATATACCCCTAAATTTACTTTTGGAATTATTGTTGAAGAAGATCAATATGATTTTTATGCTGTTTGTCCTGAGGAATATAGTAATATCATTAAAGAACAACATAAGATAATACACCCACATATTAGATATTCTTCTTTTAATGACCCTCTGAAACAATTTGAAAATTATTTAAGTAATGGTAAAATGCATTATATTAGTGGATACAGGTTAATGTTAAATGATAATACTGATAAATCGATACAAACACCTAACAAATCAAGATTTTTATTAAATATTATATCAAATATGATGGATGATAAATATAATGATAAAAGTATTTTTGAGATTACTTTTAAACCTATAAATAATAACAATAATATTAATAATAATAAAATATTAAATACATTAGATACAACTGTAAAAGGATTAAGTTATGCTATGGATTTTTTCTTTAATAGTAATTTAAGTGATCCTTATAAGAATAAAGAGAAAACAAAGATTAAAGATAATAAAAAAGATAACAGCAATAAATTTACTGCAAAATTTAATGTTGATATAAAAATTATATGTAAATCTAAAAGTAAACAAAGATCTTTAGATAAAGTTAAAAGTGTTAGTGCATCATTTTCTAATCTTAATAAAAATTCTAAATTTAATGCTATTAAGTTAAAACATGATGATATTATTAATCGTCAATATAATCATAAAAATATATTAACTGTTGAAGAAATTTCTCAATTTATGCATTTGCCTCATGATATAGGTGAAGAAAATTATACTAGACTATATGATGATAGAGTACCAAGCAAAGGAATAGTATATGGTGATAGCAATGGTAAAGATGTAGCTTTTCCAATGGAAAAAATTAGCCCTGAAAATTATAGTAAAAAGTATAAAGAAATAGAAAAATATATTGATGATTTTTCTAAACCATTAGTAATTACAGGGCGTCAAGGTAATGGTAAATCAGAATGGATAGTAAATTTAGCAATAGCTGTAGCAAAATGTGGGATTTCAGTAATCATAGTAGACCCTAAAGTAGATACTCAAAAAAGATTTATAGAGAGTTTACCTAAAAGTGAAATGGATAGGTTAGATTATTTAAATTATGGTGATTTAAGGCATCCTCCAGCTATGAATTTATTTCGACAAAGAAAAGATAATGATCCTATAGAAAATTCATTAATTACATCATCTTTTATTGCTTTAATGAAAAAACACTCACGCCACTGGGGATTTAAAATGCAAAGAATGCTCCAAAGAGCTTGTGAGGCTGTATTATTAAATCAAACAAGTACATTAAATGAATTAGATTTACTTTTAAATGATCCATTATTTAGAGAGCATATTATAGAAGTAATGGAAGGTAAACTAAATGATAATGATCAAAAAAATAAAGCCCATATAAGAAAATTATTAAGATATTGGAAAAAATTTCATAATGATGATCAAAAGGATATTGATAAAAAAATCGAACCAGCTATGAATGTTATTGGACCATTTATAGATAATCAAATTATTAAGACAATAGTTGGCCAAGAAGAATGTTATGATTTTAGAGAAGCTGCTGATAATGGGAGAATAACTATTGTAAATATTCCAGAAGGTTCGTTAGAAGAAAATACTAAAATATTATCATCAATTATCAATAAAAGAATTTGGTTAGATATGCAATCACGAGCTGATAGTGAATTAAAGGATCGTTATCCAACATTTTGGGTTATGGATGAAGCTCATGAAATTTTAGATGAGGAATTTACTGGTATATTAACAAAGGCACGTGCATATCGATTAGGAGTGGCATTAATTACACAAGGATTAACTAATTTTAGAAGTAGGGGAATGGATAATATGAAAGACTTAATAGAAACTAATTGTCAAAAGAAAATAACTTTTAATATATCATCGTCTGAAAGTAGGCAATTAGCTGAAGAATTTGCTCCTTTGACTCTTAAGGATTTATCTAATTGTCCTAAATATCATTTTTATGCTAAAACATTTTTAAAATCAGGGGAAATATCTGACCCATTTTTTGTTCACGCACCTTTACCAGCTAACAAAGAAAGGGATTATAATAAGTTTATTGAAAATCATAAAAAGGGGAGAAAAACAATGGAGGAAATTGAAATAGAGATTGAAGAGAGGATGGATCATATTAGAACAATGAATAAATTAAAGCAATAATTAGTAACCAGCTTAGTGGCTGGTTATTTTTTTTTTAAAAAAAAATAGAAATAGTGTTATATTATTTAATATAAAAATTATATATTTTATAGAAGATAACATGATGTTGTGCTCTCTCAATAAAAATAGACAAAATATCAAAAGAAGGAGAGATTGATGTGTATAGAATTAAGACTAAAGAGAATTTAAATTTATTAATTCAAGATATTGGGGTTACCTTAAAAGCTGACACAGATACTTGGAGATATATTAATGAGGATGTGTTAGATAATTCCACAGATTTTAAGAATATTAAACATTTAGTTAATATAGAACAGATAGATAGCCGGAAAGAAGAAGATATTCCTACTAATGATGAAGAAAATGAGGATGTTACTGAAGTAAATGAAGGGGCTTATGTAATTGATGGTGATTCACCGAAAAACCCTGATGATGCTTTTGTAGCAAACCCTAATGAAGAAGGAAATCCCGTTACTGATGATACAATTGAAGAAAATGATGAAACTGATAATATTGATAATAAAGAGACTGATAAAGATACAACTAAAGAAGAAAATAATGATAGTGAAGAAAATTAATAGGAGGTTAATCATATGTCTAAAAGATTAGGGTGGTTAGAAGAGTTTGCTCAACAGCAAGCTAAAAAAATGCAAAAACAAGCTAGTGTTGAAAATAAAGAAGCTACGACTGTAAAAGAAGGAGATAAAATTATTGTTGATACTGATGTAGCACCTAAAGCTGATCAGGATGATGAAATAACTTATCAAAATAATCCATATAAAGTAGTGGATGCTGATTTTGAAGATGATCATGGTCCTGGTTTAGTATTAAGAGCATTATCTATCGAGGCTGATGAGGATGAAGATGATGATGTAGAAATTGAAGTTGAAGATGATGACGTTGATATAGATGATGTTGATTTCGGTGATTTAGAAGATGATCTTGATGAATTAGATAATTATGAAACTGAAGAAGTTGAAGTTGATGATACTGAAGATATTGAAATTGATGAATTAGGTCCTGAGGAAGATAATGAATTTTTAGACGAAGATTTAGAAGTAGTTGATGAAGAACCTGGTGATGATTTAGGTTTGGATGAAGACAATGAATTTATCGATGAAGATTTAGAAGTTATTGATGAAGGGCCTACTGGTGACCAATTAGAAGATAATTGGACTGGTGATGTTGGTGAAGGTAAAGAAGATGCTCAAGAATATGCCCGAAATAATCCTGGCCACCAATATCATATTGAAACTCAAGATAGAGATGTTAAGGATTTCAATGATGCTGCTGATAAAACTCAACAGCAAATTGAAGAAGAAAGAAATACTGATCGAACTACAGTAGATGGATATTATTCTCATAATAATATTTTAAATGATATTGTAGAAGAAGCTATAGATACTGAACAAGAAACTAGTAAAATGGTAAATAAAACAATGGAAGAACCAAGTGAAGTTAATCAAGAACCAATAGGGCAAGATCCAGAAGATGAAGTTAAAACTGACAAAGGTTTAAATATTAGAAATACTGTTTTAGATAATATATTAAATTAAAAGGTATTTAAAAATAAATCGGTAAAATTATAAAATAAAATTTGTAGGGAGGATTTTAATAATGAAAAAAAGAGCTAAATTAAATAAAAAAGTATTAAGTTTAGGTAAGAAAGTTGCAAAGGCTGTTGAATTAGAAACTGAGGAGATTTTACAGGATGCTGAGGAACTTATTAAAAAACACGTTCCAGCACGATATGTAAAAAAAGCATTAGCAAAATTAGAAAATAAAATTGATTCTGAAGGTATAGAGGCTTTATTTGATAAAGCAGTAACACGTGAAGCTCTTAGAAAAACAGCAGATAAAACTGCTTCTGCTGAAGAAATTAATGAGGCACTTGATACATTTGCTGACGCTATTGTAGCGGAAATGGAAGAAGTATTAGAACATGCTGATAATTATATGACTAATAAAGTTAAAACAGCTAAAAGTGAGAAACTCCAATATGAAATTGAATCAAAATTAAAGAAAACAGTTGAGGCTAAATTAAAAGAAAAAGGTATTTATTCTAAATTTTCTAGAGTTGTTGAAAAGCCTAAAACTAAAAATACAGAAGCACAAAAGAAAGAAGCTAATTCTTTCTTAGAAAAAATGAAACAATTATAATATAAAATTAATTTTTAATCAGAACAGGGGACCAAATTATTGGTCCTCTGTTTTTTATTTTATAATTGATATTTAATTAGGAGGTGTATTTAATGGATAAATTAAATAATTTATATCATAGAGGAGACAGCGTATTTTTATATATTAAATTTAAACCACAAAATGATAATGAGAATATAGAAACTATAGAAAATGCTGAAGTAAGAATATTACAAGATCAAGGTGAAACTATTAAAGAAATATTAAAATGGACAAAAATGGATAATCTTAGTGAAGATGAATATTATTATAATTATCAAATACCTTATGATGGCGATATTGGTGAATACCAAGTAATATATAATGGTAATGTAAATGGTAAAACTGCTCATATAGTAAAAACATTTCATGTAATTCCTAATTCTGAAAAATATGAAAATGCTATTAAATTATATGGTTATGCTTATGATTTTAGAACTGATAATCCTTTGGTTGATGTATCATTAAAATTAAAAAATAGAAATAATAATGAAATTGTTTATCAAAGTTTAACTAATCAAGATGGATATTGGGAGGCTTATGTTTATCCTAATGAATATGAATTTATTTTTAGCAAAGAAGGGTTTGATGATAGAAAAGTAGCTGCTCAAATTGGAAATGAATCTAATGAAATTCAATTTAATAATATTAGTTTAAAACCAATTAATGCTGAAAAAAAAGGGAATGGAATGTATGAAATATCTGATCAATATGTTACTAAAAAAGGAACTCCTTTAAGTGGATTAAAAGTAGAAATTGCTAATATTTTTGATCCTAAAACTATCATAGCTAAAGATGCTACTGATGATAATGGTGAATGGATTTGCTATTTAGATCCAGGTGATTATTTAATTAATGTTCAAGGAGAATCAATGGGGATTACATTTGATAAAACAATTAAAGTTAAAATAGATGATGAAGGTGAATATGATTTTGTTGATTTATCTAATAATGTTGCAGTTGCAAGTAATTCTGAGTATATAGGTCGAGGAGATGGAGAAATAACAGTAACTGATAAAGTTCAAAATAAACAGGGTGATGGAATTATTGATGTTCAAATAAATGCTTTTAATAAAGGGGATAAATTAATAGAGGAAAATATTATTGCTCGTGATTATACAAACACTAATGGTGAATGGACATTAAAATTAGACCCAGGTAAATATATAATAGAATTTTATCATCCTAATTTCAAAACAATTACCAATGAACGCATAGTAGAATAGTTTTTTTGATATATTTAAAAGTTAATTGATTGCTTATTAAAAAGTATATAAAAAATAGAAGTACAATTGATTAATATCCTAAAAAATAAAGAGGTGAATTGTATATGGCAATTTTTAGAGGTAATAAAATTAGAGGTGGACAGATACAAGATAAAACAGTTGATGGTGCTAAAATAATTAATGATGCATTAACTGATACTCATATTGCAAGTGATGCAGCAATTAGTGAGAGTAAGTTAGATATTGATTGGCATGCTCATACTGAGGTTTTACAGGATAAAAAAGTTGTTGATTATGTACAGGCTGATAATTTAACAGTAGAAGGTCAAGTAATTAATTTAGAAACATTAATACCAGAAATTAGTGATGTTCCTAATGTTACATCAGATGGAACTGATGAAGGTATTATTGTTGATAATCCTAAAAATGTAATAAGATATGGAAGAAGTTCTGATGGAGAACCTATTATGACTCAAATCGATGGTGTTGACTATGAGGTTAAAGGTAAAGTAACTTATAATTCAACTAATGGAAATTATAATTTAGAATTCTACACTAATTCTGGAACTGATGGAGCAGAAGTTGCATATGATCTTAGCTCAGTTCATAATAAAACTGGTGCTAGTTTAACAGATAGTGGTGATGGTTTAACATTTAATTTCCCTGATGATGAATTACAAAGTGGAACAGTAACATTATATGATAATGGTGTTGAGGTAACTTCTGGATTTACTATTGATCATGCTAATGGTACTGTAACATTTGATACTTCTCCTGGTACACCTGTTACTGCTGATTATGATTATGCTGGACCAGTAGATATTGATATTCAATATGCTCGTAGATTTAACTTAAATACAATTGGAGAAATGTTTGCTGCTAATGAAAAATTTGTTCACAATGCAGCTGATATTACTTCTACTCTTAATATTGAACAGGTTGCTAAAGACTTATATGGGTCTACTTATTCTTTAGATAGGGATGGAGATGCTAATTTAAGTACTTCATTAGCTGATCAAATTGCTAATGAAACATCTCGAGCTCAATCAGCAGAACAAGCAAATGCTCAAGCAATTTCTGATGAAGAAAGTGCACGTCAGAATGCTGATGCCAATTTACAAAACCAATTAGATACATTAAATGGTGATGCTACTGTTACGGGTTCTGTTGATAGTAAGATTAAGAGTCAAGTATTAGATCCTTTATCTTCAGATGCAGCTGGTAATGGAGCAGCAATGGTTGCAATTGAACCTGTTTCTGGAATGGACACTGCCACTACTGTTCAAGATGCAATTGAATACTTAAAGAATAATGGATCAGATGCAGTAACTACTTTAGAAGGCGATTTAAGTTCTACTGAAGCAGATAATAGTGGTGCTACTTTAGTTGGTGTAGATGGATCATTTGGGTATGATGGTGGAACTACTGTAGAGGCTGTTTTACAAGATCATGAAACTAGATTAGATGTAATTGAAGGAGATGCTTCTACTGAAGGATCTATTGATAATAAGATTAAAACTCAAGTTACTGATCCTTTAGCTGACGATAATGCAGACGGATCTGGTCAAGCTGGTGCTACTTTAGTTGCAGTTGATGCTAATGAAGCATTTAATGGGGCTAATGTAGAGGCAGTATTAGTTGATCATGAAAGTAGAATTACTGATCTAGAAAATGGATTAGGAAATGGTACTGATAGATCAGAAACAACTAATGGATATTTCACTGCTGTTTCATTTGATACTATTGATGCTAGATTAGAAGATAGTGAATCTATTGTAGATGCTGAATTAGATAGAATTGATGATCGATATAATACAGATAAAAATAGAGCAGCTACAACAAATGGAGTATTTGCCGCAGCTGATAAAGCTACATTAGATGCAAGATTTGAAGATATTGAAAATGAAGTTGATGCTAAGAGTAATGAAATAGAAACAGCTCGTGGAAGTGCTGATGATTTAAATGGTAGATTATCTGTTTCTTTAAATGATGATGGTACATTAGTAAATGGAGAACAAATTCACTCTCACAAAAAGTATACTTATACTATGACAAGTAATCAAACACAAGTTATTTTACCAAATGGAGAGTACTTTAATATTAGTGGTGCTACTGGATCTGGATCAGTTGCAACAGATACAGTTCAGGTATATGTAAATGGTATTTTACAAGCTAATGGAATTAACTTTACAGAGCTTGAAGATACTGAAGATACTACTAAAGGTGTTGGAGTAGACTTTGGTACTGAAGAATTAGTAAGTGGAGATGTTGTAGTAATTGAATGGGTTGAAAATAACGAACAATAATAATAAATAATAAAAATATTTAATCAATCCCCTGTGGCATCACAGGGGATTATTTAATTCTAATTAAATAATTAAAATATTTTCTATATATACTAGGATTAATCCTAGTATATTTTTATGTACTATTCTATTTTTAACTTCATAAGGAAATGAATATTAAAAAATTAAAAATATATTTAAAATATTGAATCAATAAAACATAGGAGGTGTTTTTATAAATGATTAATTATGGTTTAAGTTTTAATGGAACAAGTAGTTTTATAGATTTAGGTGATATTAATACTCCATCTAATACTAATAATGTAGTAGTAATTAAAGCAAGAGTTAAATTTAATTCTTTAATTGGGCACCAAGCAATTTTTAATGATGGTGGATATAAACAGGGTATTGAATTTGGTTTATATAATGGAGAATTACATTTAGCAGTTGAAAATAGTGATAGTCATAGAAGTATTGGTTATGATGTTTCAAATTTAAAATCTAACAAATGGTATGAATTAGAAGGGATAGCAGATGGATCAAGTGGACAAATGTATCTTAAGGTTGATGGTAATGTAGTTAAGTCTGATATATCATTAAATTCTTTTACTAGTTTTGATGGGACTGATGGAACTAAAATAGGATATACAAATCAATCACCTTCAGCAAATGATTATGCATATGATTCATATTTTAATGGAATAATAGACGAAATTCAAATTTGGAAGGAATATAGTTTAGATGATCCAATGAATAAAATAGATGGTACTGAAGAAGGGTTATTTACAGCATGGAAATTAAATGAAAATAGCGGTACTCAAATAAATAGTATTAATAATAATTATTCTGGAACCTTAACAGATTGTACTTGGGTTAAAATAAGTGAAAGTAAATTTTTAATTCAAGATGGAAATGATATAAAAACTTATGATTTTAATAATTCCCAATGGAATACTTTAGGAACTAATACAACAAAAGGAATGTTTATTAATAATGGAATGGATAGTTTAATTAATATAACTTTTAATGAATTATCACAATTAACTTCAAATACTCCTAAAATTTTAAGTTGGTCTAATGATTTAACATCAACAAAACAAAATATTATGAAAGGTACCCCTAGTGAACAAACTATAATACCTACTGGTGATATTAATATTGAACATGTTGATAGTTTTAATGAGGTTTCAATAGAAGGATTTACAGTTTATTCAGGAGATTTAGGTGATCTTACTGGAGACACAAGAAAAGAAACAGAAACTTTTAATTGTTCTAATTATAATGGAGTAGAAATATCCTTTTATATGAGTAATTCATCTATGGATGATGGTGATGAATATGGTCATTTACTTTGGTATACTGGTACCGAATGGAAAATAATCAAGGAAATACAAAACACAAGTGGAAATTATAATGTAGATATTCCAAGTGAATGGTTAAGTAATAATAATAAAATACAAATGGATTTAATTGCAGGAGGGAGTGGAGTTATACATTCTGATGGAAATGGTAATGCTGATTATCTTACGGTTAATGATATTGAAGTTAAAGCCCATGATGATTCTTCTAAAATAGCAATTTCAAATGATCAAGGTGTTAATTGGTATACTTATAATTTTAATACTAATAAATGGGAAGTAATTGATATTAGTAATATTAATACTGATGGAATATTAGCTTATAAAATAATAAATATACCAAATAATAAATTAAATGAGTTATTACAAGATTATGATATTATAAGATTAGCTTATTATATAAATGAAGATAGTATAATTGATAATTTACTTATTGATGCTAATATTAAAGGTACTTGGAATAGTACAATACCAGGGGAGGATTATGATTATCAATATACTTATAGTGACCAATTGAAAATTAAATTATTTAATGATGGAGCGTATAAAATTAATTATTAGGAGGTGTAATTTTAAATGGGAAATATTAGAATTAACAAGGAAATTTTAGAATATAATAATATAATTTATATAAATAGCAAAAATGGAAGTGATTTAAATGGAAATGGGTCCAGTGGTAAACCTTATAAAACAATTTCTAAAGCTATCTTTAACATTTCTGAAGGTGATGCAATTTTTATTAATGAAGGTGAATATTCATGTAATTTTTTTAAACTTGCCTTTATTGATGCTTATGGGGTTGATTTTATAGGGGAAGGAATAGAAAGTAAAATTTATATTACCAGTAATTTTAATTTTCAAAATTATTATTCTAGAAATGAAATGGGAATTAAAAATGATTTTTATAACTTAAATTTTATTATTGAAATAAATTATGATATGTTAGTTGATACTAGTGATATTGGGAGTGATGAAATTTTAGAGGTTGGATTTTATAATTGTGGATTTCAAGATTATACAGGAACTGGTGATATTTTTGCTTGGAATAGAGGAATAGAACATACTTTAAATAAATGTGAATATATTAATTGTTCTTTTGATATTACTCAAGATTTACTCCTTGGTAATTTAGATTATCAAGCAAATGAATTTTTAATTAAAAATTGTGTTAATACTTATCATCAATATACTAGTAAAGATAAACCTAATATTATTACCTCTTTAACGGATATAACACTTGATTCTGAATATAATATGTTATCATTAGGATGGGAAAATAAAGGGACTGGAATCAACCCTGATGGTTCTCAGGCACATTTAGGTATATATGGAGGGTTATTTTCTTGGTATGATTGGTTTGAATATCATTATTTAGTTCAAGATGGAAGTAATATAAAAACTTATGACTTTAATAATTCACAATGGAATGTTTTAGGAACTAATATAAGAAAAGATATGTTTATTAATAATGGATTAAAAAAAGAGGATTTAAATAATTTAATAAAATTAAAATCTAATAATTATACTATAAGTGATACTAGTCCAATTAATGAAGGAAAAGTTTTTTCATATCAATTAGATAGATCACAATTTAATTATATTAATAATATTGATATAAATAATATATTAAATGAAAGAATAATAGATTTTGAGGATGGTAATTTAAATGATTGGGTTATATTAAGTGATTATTTAAAAATATATGATTCTCAATCATATGAAGGTAATTATTCAATTGGAGCTGAGAAAGATAGTTTACCAGTTGAAGATTTAGGATATATTATTCCTAATGGATTAAAAGATGGATGCCAATTAGATGAGTTTGAGTATTATTATAAAGAAGTATCAAGTAGTCATGGAGGAGGTATTTCTTTAATTAATAGTAATGGTAATAGAGAATTATATGCTGGGACTGATAATCCTCAATGGGAAGTTATTCATCAAAATGGAACTACACAAGTTGGAACTGGGGGTACTTATGGAACATGGATGAAAGTAAATATTAATTTTGATTGGGATAATAAAACTTTTACAATCACATATACAAGAACGAGTGATAATATGTCTAGTTCCCAAACATTTGATTTAATTAATGGAAAAGATATAGAAAAAATAGTAATTAGTAATTATAATGGATCTTCAACAGGATCAGGTACTGATTTTAATATGTGGATTGACAACATTAAAGTAGTTGGATCATTTAAAAATATATTAATTAATGATAATGGAGATATAAAAACTTATAACTTTGATAATCACCAATGGGAGTTTATTACAACTAAAGGAAATGAAAGTAAATCTGATTTTATTAATAAAGGGATTAAACATAATATTCCATTTAATAAAATTAAACAATTAAATTCTAATCCAGAAATATTATGTTGGATATTGGATGATAACATTAATGAAATAGAATTAAATATTGATGATAATATTAATAAATTTAATTTATTAAACAATAATCCAAAAATATTATCTTGGAGTACTAAATTAAATAATACTCAATTAGAAATAAATGCTTTATCTAATGACCAATTAATATTATCTAATGATAATATTAATCTTAATGATGTAAATGATATAAATTATTTTAATTTGAGTATTGAAAAAGACTATATTAATGATATAAGAATTATTATTTCCATAGATAATGGAAGCACATGGAAATATTTAAATTCAGATAGTTGGTTAAACATTAATCCAATTAAACAAGAGGTAAAAGAAAAAGGTATAAAAATTGAAGAGTTTAATAATATTTCAAAACAACAATGGGGAAATTTACTTCAAGATTCTAATGGTATTAGATTTGGTTATTATATTAATCAAAATAGTAATAATACTAATGCTAAAATTGGTTCATTAACTTTACAAGGTAATTTAGAAGGTTATTGGAAACATGCTTTAAAAGGTACAGAATATGATTATAAATATAGTTTTAATAATAAAATTACTATAAATATAATGAGTGATGGATCATATAAGATAAATTATTAATAATATTCACATACTAATATAATAAAAAAAGTAATATATTTTTTAATAAAAAGGGAGGTGTTTTAAGTGCCAAGAACAAAAATTAATGGAGATCAAATTCAAGATTCCAATATTAAAAATAATCATATTTCAAATGAAGGAATTGATGCTGAAAAAGTAGTAATTAAAGAGGTAATTGATGATACTACTTCTATTAGTTCAATGGAGGCAATGATTAATGAATTAGAAAATAAAATTAATAATACTTCAACTACAACAGGTTCATTACAAATGAATCAAATAACAAAATTAGGAGTTACTGCTTCTTCTAGTGAGCCTAAGGAAATTATATTAGATATTCCTCAAACTTTTAATTTTGATCGACCACCTATTGAAGTTTTAAAATTTGTTTCAGGAAATGATAATATCCTTAAAACCTTAATTGATTTTGATAATTCTGATGAAGATGATTTTGAAAATAATAATTTTGTTGAATTTGATGGAACTATGCATTTAAAAACAAAATTCAAAAAAAATATGATAGATCAAGGGGAATTAGTTAATTATACTTCAGATTTAAATAATGGTATAATAACTTTTAATTCAGCTAATGAAAACTCAATAAATGGGGAAACATTATTAAATACTGGCGATGATTTAACATTTGAAACAGCTAATAATAATATTAAAGATGGTAGTATAATAGTTTATGAAGATGGTGTTGATATTACTTCTGATATTTCTTCGGTTGATTTACAAAATGGTAATATTACATTTAACAATACTCATACCGGGGTAATTACAGCTGATTATACTTGGGTAGAATATAATGAGTATCAAGTTATTAATGAACAACCTACAACATCAGATAATATTAATTATCAACTTCAAAATTCTTCAATTAAAGATGGTAGTGTAATAATATATAAAAATGGCAACAAAGTGACAGGTAAGTTATGGAGTCAAACAATAGATTTAACAAATTATAAAACTATTAATGAAATTAATATATTATAAGAGAGGGATTTCCTCTCTTTTTTTTATGATATATATGTTAAATAATTATATTAAAAAAATAGAAGATATAAGAAAGGTGGGATAAAATGTATTATTTGATTAAAAATATATCTGATAGTAATATTGTAATTGGGAAAGAAGTATTAAAACCAGATGAAGAAACAAAAGTATTTAATATTGATAATTTAGGAAAAATTATAAAGAAGAAATATGTTAAAATAAAAGAAATAAAAGAAAATAATGAGAAAAATATACCAAAAAAAATAGAAAATAATAAAAAAGAAAATATTAGTAATAAAAAAAATATTGATAAAGGTGATTTTATTACTGAACCTTTAGAAAAAGAATTAATAGAAAGTTTTTTTAATTTTTATTTAAATGATAAAGAAGTAGAAGGTGATTTAGAATTATTAAAATGGTTTTATAAAAAAATAGGTTTTACAAAAGATATAGATAAAGAAACGTTATCATTATTAGATGAAGCAAATACATATGAAGAATTAACGGTTATTTTATTAAATCATATTTATCCTAAGTTATTAAAAATATATAAAACAAAATAATAATATAATTTGATATGAATACTAGGATTAAACCCTAGTATTTTTTTTTATAGATAATATTTTTATAAAAAATGGAGGTGTATTAACTTGGATTTTGAAGTTAAAAGTAAAATTAATCAAAATTTAGATCAATATAATTCAGTATTATATGTAGACTCAGAAAATGGATTGGATGTAAATAATGGGACTGAAAGTAATCCATATAAAACAATTCAAACTGCACTTAATAATGCTAACAATGGGGATGTATTAATATTAAAAGGAAGTTTTGAAGGTGCTGTAGATAATGATGGGTTTGTTAATATTGGAAAATCTATAGATATTATAGGTAAAGATTTACCTCTTATCAAATCTACTGACCATAATACTATTCAATTATCTGCTAGTGATTTAAATGTTAATATTTATAACTGTAGGATTGAAAATTATGGTGATACAGGTACTAATTATGATGATAGCTATGCTTTAATGATTAATTGTGAAAGTGTTGATAATATTAAATTAAATTTCTACAATTGTGTTATTAAGCCTAGAGGTAGACAATTCATATCTATTAGAACAGGTGCTAATAATGTTATTTTCAATAATTGTATATTAGATTATAACGAATATACTTTTACTGGCACATATAGTATTGTAGAATCAAGCATTGCAAAAGTGTTGTTTAATAATTGTGTTGAAATTGGTAATTTTACAAGTAGTGTTTATAAAGATAAATTTGATAATGAAAATATTATATTTAAAGAAGATATCTATACAGGAGAAAGTAGAGAATATATAACTTATCAAAATTGTATTATTGAGCCAAATATATCGGTAGATTCTAATTATAATATCAACCAACCTGAATGGTTAGTTGATAAAGATCATATGAATGATAAATTTTTAGTTTGGGAAGAAATGACTAATAATATTCCTACAGGGGTAATTGATGCTTATTATAATGAAGACAGAGGTAATGTAATAGCTTATTGTGGTAGTGAAACTTATGAATATATTGATGGTAATTGGGAATTAGTTATTAAAGATGTTGATGCAACACCTAATTTATCATCTTATAATACTGTAATTTATGTAGATACAAATAATGGTGATGATACTAATGGTGATGGAAGTGAAAGTAATCCATATGCTACCCTTGATAAAGGTATAAATAATATTAGTAGTGATAATGTTGTTAAATTAAATGAAGGAAATTATACTTATGGAATTGGTTCCTTATCAAAAAATGTAACAATAATTGGTGAAGGTTTAAGTACATCTGTTGATGTAATTAACAAAATATCTGGAAGTGGAACAATTAATACTTATAATATGTATATAAAACAAGATGGTGAAGGTGGAATAAGTGATATAGATAACTTTTATGGTTATAATTGTTTCTTTGAATCATTAGACCATGCACCTTTTAGAACTTTAGGAAATAGTATATATGTTTATATTGAAAACTGTTCAATATATACAAATTATACAGGTTCAACATCTGGAGTAAATGATAGTGCATTTTATGGAGAAGAAATTATAGCAGATGTGAAAAACTGTGCTATTTTCAATCCTAGCTTTAAAGGAGAAAGTGCACAAACTATATCAGTAACAACTTCGTTAACAGGTGTTACTTTTGATTCTGATTATAATATTACATCAGATGGTTAGCAAAATACAGGTACAGGTACTAACCCTGATGACTCTACAGCTCACATAGGAGTTTATGGTGGTACTTATGCCTGGGATTGGAAAGAACCTATTGATTATCCTAGTAAAGAAGTGTTTGATGGTAGTTCAAATACAACTTTAACTGACTATAACCAATCTATAGATGATAACTATATTTATACTGATACAGGTGTTTATGACAAATCAAACTTTAGTCAAATTGCTACTTTTTCTGAACCTTCGTATACAATTAGTGCTGTATATAATGATGACAACTATATTTATCTAGGTGAAAGTGACTATAGTTCAAACACATATCAGGTTCATGTTTATAGTAAGTCAGACTATTCTCAAGTAACTACTTTATCCTTAACTGATAATATTATTGGGATTGTAACAGGTATAGATTATGTTTATGTTCTAGATGGTTTAAATTCTGGACATACTACTATATTTAATAAGTCTGATTGGAGTCAAAATACGACTATAGAAGTTACTCCTACAAAGGGTAAATCTATAGATAGTGATAGTTCTTATGTATATGTAGGAGATGCAGTAGGAAATATAGGTATATTAGAAAAATCAAGCTTATCATTAACTGCTAGTTCTCCAATCCAACCAGGAAGTAATGATATATATGCTTTAGATGTTACAAATAATTATATATATGCAGGTGGAGATGATTATGAGTTATATATAATAGATAAATCAGATTATTCAACAATTCAAACACTTACTGATTTTTCTAATGCAATACACGATATAGATATTAGTGCTAATTATATTTATGCAGGTGGAAGTAGTGCTCAATTGTTTATTTATGATTTGTCTGATTATTCATTGTTTAATACAGATATAATAACACCTGATACAATAGATGTAATAGATACTGATAGCAACTATGTTTATGTTGCCTCAAATGAAATTGGTATCTATAACAACTTTATTAATGCTCCTTTAAAATCTAAAACATCTAGTAATGTATTATCATTAGGAACTTATGATAATACTAATCTAGTACAAGAAACTTGGGAATTAGACTTAACTGCTCCAGCTTGGAATAAGCTATCACCATCAATACAACCTTCTGCAAGGGAAGATCATGAGTTTGAAGATGGATTATTATTTGGAGGGTTTGATGATACTAACTACCTAAATGATACTTGGCAATGGGATGATACTAACACTACTTGGACACAATTAAGTCCATTTACTACTCCACCTGCTAGAGCTAATTTTGCTATGACTAAAGCAGATGATGGTAACTGGTATATTTATGGTGGAGAGAATAGTAATGGAGTGTTAAATGACTTATGGAAGTTTGATGGTAGTGATTGGAATGAAGTTAATGCTGAAACTAGTTTAGTTGGTAGAGAAGGTTTTGCTCAAGCCGATACTACAACATATACAGGACATGCTGTTTTTATAGATGATGAAAAATTATATCTTGGTTCAGATAATAATTATTTGTACATCTTTGATAAAAATAATTTAAGTTCAGAAACTCATTTTTCTGATACAAGTTACTCTATAAAATCAGTTTATGTTGACAATAATTATATTTATGTTGGTAGTTAATATGAATTTATGATTTATAACAAAAGTGACTACTCATTAAATACTAAAATAACTGATTTGGGTAATTATATATATGGATTAACTGCTGATGATTCTTACATTTATGTTGGAACATCAAATGGTGACTTTTATATATATAACAAATCAGATTTTACCATTAATACATCATTAACTCCTGCTAGTGTAGTATATTCTATCTCTTATGATGAGAATTATATTTACTTAGGTTGTGCAGATAATGATAATGTTTATATTTACAACAAGTCGGACTTTACTCTTAATACCCAACTAAGTGAACCAGATGATGCAGTTTGGTCTGTTGATAATGATGAAAACTATGTATATGCATCATCTCAAGATAACAATGTTTATGTATATAATAAGTCTGACTTTACACTTAATACAATTCTAACTGACTCAACTGTTCTTGTTAGAAGTTTGTGTGTTGATAATGAGTACTTGTACTCTGGTAATGATAATGGTAAAGTGTTTATATATGACAAATCAGATTTTTCATTATTTACAACTATAACAGATTATAGTTCTTACATAGAGGATATTTATTCTAGTGGAACTGAATTATCATTCGTAGGTTTTTCTATGAGTTCAATACCTATTTACACTGCACCAATGTCTGGTAGAAAAGATTCTGTTTTATACCCTAACTTAACAGTGTTTGGTGGTAAGACTGGTGACGTTTATCATAACGACCTCTACAAAATAGATAATGGAACAGCTACTAAACTAGGTGATTTCTCACATCTACCAGAAACAAGAAGTAATTCAGTAGTAGCTGGTGATTTAATTTTTGGAGGACAAGATAACTCTACAGTTTATAATGATCTCTGGAATTTAAAAGAAATAGAAGTAGGAGTTTATGGTGGAGAATATAGATGGTTATATGAAATAATTAAATACCTTTTAGATAATAATGGAAATATAAAAACATTGGATAATAATAGTTTAATAAATTTAAATTCAAAAAGTGAGGATAGTTTTAAAAATAATGGAATATCAGATTTATCTAATTTAAAAACTACTGTTTCTAACAATAAAACAGAATTAAATCAAAATATTTTAGGAAATGGTATGGAATTTAATCATGATATTAATTTTAATAATTTAGAAAATATAAATAATATTACTTTAAATTAAAGATTTTATAAAAATAAATATATGATTATATTTAAATACTAGGGTTAAGTCCTAGTATTTTTTTTATAAATAATATTTTATAAAAAGAGGTGAAATAAATTGTCTTTATATACAAGTAAAGAAACATTAATGGAATATATTAGAATGGATATTCCTGATGGGAATCATACATTTCAAACTAATGCTAATAATGAATTAGTAGATATTGATGTAGAATTTGTTAATTATTATGATAATGTTACATGGACAGGTGTAGATAATGTAGGAAACACCACTACTGACTCTAGAATGTTAATATTAAAATTTCATGGAGATTTAATAATTGAATCAGATGCTAGGTTAAAACCTCAAGTAAGAAAAAAAGGAATGTTTGTATATGTTAATGGAACACTAGAAAATAATGGAACTATTTCAATGACTGCTAGGGGTGCTAATGCAGAAGGACAAAATGTTTACATTTGTAAAGATGAAAATGATAATCTGCAATACATTCCAGCTACTGGTGGTGGTGGTGGAAATAGAGCATATGGTTATGCTGGGGAATCTTCTGTAAATGTAAAAGGTAATAACGGAAATGATGGTAATAATAGAACTACTGGTGGTGGTGGTAGTGGTGGTGTTTATGCTAGCGGTGGATCAGTGCATCCAGGAGAAGGTGCTTATTCTGGTGCTGGAGCTCATGGTACTTCATATTCTGGTGGTTCTGGTGGTGGTGCTGTATCTTTAAATGGAGGACATAGTAATTGGTATGGTGATAATGGTTCACCTAATGGTGGCGCTGGTGGTAGAGGTGATACTTATCAAAAAAGAGACCATTGGCCAACAAGGCGTGCTGGTGGTGGTGCTGGTAATCCAGGAGGTATGGGTGAAGAAAATTATGATGATGACCCTAGTTACCAAGGTGACAATGGGCAGGTGGATTGTTAATTTTAACGGGTAATTTCATTTGTAATAATGGAAATATAAATTCTGAGGGTTGTGATGGTGGATATTATGGTGGTGGTGCTTCTGGAGGAGGTAATATTAATATTTTCTATAATAATTATCAAAATAATGGAAACATTAGTTCTAAAGGGGGAACAGGGGGTTTTCCATCAGAAAGACAAGGTGGTGATGGGGGTAATGGTTCCATAATTACAACTCCTATTCAATTATTTACTTATAAATACCTTCTAAACGACAATGGAGATATTAAAACATATAATAATGGTTGGAGCACATTAGGAACATCAATCTCAGAAATTATGTTTAAAAACAATGGAATGAATAATATTGCTGTTAGAGAAAACGTTAGTATTTCAGAAAGTATGACTAGCAATAATGTATTAGATAATGGTATGGAATTTAATCATAATATCAATTTTGATACCTTAGAAAATATAACTACTTTAACTTTAAATTAAAAAATTTATAAAATTAAATATATGGTTAAATTTAAATACTAGGATTAAGTCCTAGTATTTTTTTTATAGGTGATAAAATAATTAAGGAGGTGCTTGTTATGCCTAAAACAACAATTAATGGTGATCAGATTCGAGATGCAAATATTAATGATAATCATATTGCTCAAGATGGTATTAATGCTCAAAGAATTATATTTTCTAATGGAGAAAGTATTCCAATGTCAGAACTTATGACACAAGTCAAAGATAAAGTATATGAACAAGAGGTTCAACAAATAACAAAATTAAATGTTACAGCTAGTAGTACAACTCCTAAAGTGATTGAATTGGATTTAAATCAAACTTTAGATTTCAAAAGAAAACCTATTGATGTATTAAAATTAACTTCTGGAGTAGCAGATACAACTAAAACTTTAATGGATTTTTCTAATGGTGAGGCTGATGATTTTCAAACTAATAATAATATTACTTTTGATGGAAAAATGTATCCTAAAACTGAATATACTGAAACTCCAGTTGACGAAGGATTATTAAAAAATTATACAACTGATCTTCAAAATGGTAATATTACTTTTGATAATGCTAAAACTGATACTGATACTGTAGAAGCTGATTATATTTATTTTGATAGTAATAATAATGAGGTTCAAATTAATCAGGAAAGTTTAACTACTAGTGATTATCAAACTTATAATTTTGTTAATGCTCCTATTAAAGAAGGAAGTATTGTTTTATATGTAAATGGTACTAAAAAAGATTATGGAAAAGTGTATTCTAAACAAGTTGATTTAACTAATGTTAAATCTTTAGAAAATATTGAATTAATATAAATAAAATAGAGGTGATTATAAATGGCATTTACTGTATCAAAACATTTATTTAAAACAGCAGAAGGTATTAAAACATATAATTTTAATACTCACAATTGGGAAGTGGTATGTAGTGTAGGAAATGAAACTCAAACAATTTTTGAAAATCAAGGGGTAGATGATATAACACAAATCCCTATTGAAAAATTACATGAGTTATCAGAATCAGATGAATTATTAACCTGGGTAGATGATACTAATAAAACTAGTTTAGAAATTACTGTAGAAGGAACCAAAAATTATTTAAGAGAGTTAGATAATCCTAAAATATTAGCTTGGGCAGATGATACAGATAATACTAAACAAGTTAAAACTACTGCTGCCCCTTATGGTCAATTGGTATTACCTAATGATGATTTATTAATTAGTGATGTAGATTCTTTTGATTCCTTCTCTGTAACATCAAATATTAGTGGGAATGGTATAATTCGTATAATTGTTTCTGTTGATTCTGGGGCAACCTGGAAGGTATATAATGGTGGATGGCAAGATATTACAACAGATAAATATGTAGTTAAAGATGGTGGAATGAATATATCTACTTTTAATGGATTAACAAGTACTGATTGGAACAACTTAAGAGGTACATCAGATACAATTAGATTTGGATATTATTTAGAAGTTGATAATTCTAGTGATATAGCAGAAACTGATGTATTAGAAATGCAAGCAGATATGAAAGGTACTTGGAAAAAATGTAATCCAAATGATTATGATTATGAATATGCTTATAATAATAAAATTGTTGTAAAATTATTAGTAGATGGTTCATATAAAATAAATTATTAAATTTAATATAAAAATAATGGGTACCTATCATAGTACTCATTATTTTATAAATAGAGGTGATATGATGTTAAGCCAACATACTGTAGGGATAAATGAGGATGGAACTGTAGTAGGTTGTGGAAATGATTATTATAATCAAGTATCAGGAACATCTAATTGGGCTAATATTAAACAAGTTGCTTGTGGTAAAAATCACACAATAGGATTAAAAGAAGATGGAACTGTAATAGGTTGTGGTCAAAATAATTATAATTCAGTTTCTGATGTATCTAATTGGAGTAATATTAAACAAATAAGTTGTGGAATTTGGCAGAGTTTTGGATTAAAAGAAGATGGTACGGTTATAGGATGTGGGTATGATAATTATAATTCAGTTTCTGGTGTATCTAATTGGAGTGGTATTAAACAAATAGTTGGAGGTAAATTTCATACAATAGGATTAAAAAAAGATGGTACAGTTGTAGGTTGTGGGCAAGATAGTGATAATCAAGTGTCAGGAACATTTAATTGGACTAATATTAAACAGATTACTTGTGGTGATTATCATACTGTAGGGCTTAAAGAAGATGGTATTATAATTGGATGTGGAAGGGATGGTAATAATCAAATATCGGGAACATCAAATTGGAGTAATATTAAACAAATAACTTGTGGTAAATATTTCACAATAGGATTAAAAGAAGATAGAACTGCAGTTGGATGTGGAAATGATACTGATAATAGATCATCAGGGGTTAATAATTGGAATATAAATAAATTAATGTCTAATTATAAAACTATTTTAATTATATTAAAATATCTTTTAAGTGATAATGATAATATTAAAACATTAGATAACGGTAGTTTAATAGATTTAAATTCAATAACAGAAAGTAATTTTAAAGATAATGGAATATCAGATTTATCCAATTTAAAAGCAACTATTTCTAACAATAAATTAGAATTAAATAATAATATTTTAGGAAATGGTATGAAATTTAATCATAATATAAGTTTTAGTACTTTAGAAAATGTTAGTAATATTATTTTAAACTAAAGAGGTGGTTTAAATGGAACAAATAAAAATTAATAATGAGGTTTTAGAATATAATAATATAATCTATGTAGATAGTGTTAATGGTAATGATACTAATGGTGATGGTAATAAAAGTAATCCTTATGCTAGTATTAATTATGCTATACAACAAGCCTCTTCAGGTGATGCAATTTATTTAGTTAATGGTACATTCTACCCTCCTATGACAGAATTAGATTCAAGTCGAAGAAGCGCTGGAATTCATGATTTAAACGGTACAAAAAATTTAACATTTATTGGAAACCCATCTAACTCAAAAATTATTATAGATGGTGGAGCTGCTTCCAGTAGA